CCTTATGCTTTGAACAAAAGTATGATTGACGTTGTTAAACAAAATTTAAAAACCCTTGTGTTAACAGATAAGGGAGAAAGAATAATGATCCCAGAGTTTGGCGTTGGATTAAATAAATTTTTGTTTGAAAATTTTAATCAAACAACTAAAATGCAAATTCAATCTGAAGTTGTTACTCAAGTAAGGCGATACATGCCGTTTATTAACATAGATTTTGTAGAGGTTCTTGAAGATCCAAATAATTTAAACAACATGATAGTGCAGATACAATTTTCAGTTCCAGCACTAAATACAAGAGACACATTAGTTTTGGGAGTATAATAAATGCCAAAGACGAGACCGCCTATTTCATATACAAGCAGAGACTTCGAGTCTATTAAGAAAGATTTATTAAATTATGTTAAGGTTTATTATCCAGATACATATAAAGATTTTAATGATTCTTCTTTTGGCGCTTTGATGATTGATTTGGTGGCATATGTTGGAGATATTTTATCATATTATGTAGATTATCAAGTAAATGAATCTTTCATCGAAACATCTTTGCAACAAAATAATGTTTTAAAAATAGCAAAACAACTTGGATATAAGTTACCAGGCTACCCATCTTCAACTGGCATTTGTTCTTTTTATGTTGCAGTCCCTGCTCAAAGCAATGGCGGACAACCAAACTTAGATCTCGTACCTATTTTAAAAGAAGGGACAACTTTATCATCTGAATCTGGCGCTTCTTTTATACTTGCAGAAAATGTAGATTTTAATAAACAAGGCGTTGAGATTACCGTTGGAGAAATTAATACCAATGGAACTCCTATAAATTACGTTTATAAATCATACGGAAAAGTTGTTTCTGGAGAGACAAAAACAAAAGATTTTATAATGGGAGATTATGTTAAATTTTCTACAATAGATATAGGTGAAGAAAATGTTACAGAAATTATTTCCATAACAGATTCTGATGGTAACGAATATTACGAAGTAGATTATTTAACTCAAGATGTTATTTATAAAGCTGTTAAAAATACAGGAGCAGATTCTAATAATGTTCCGTATATTTTAAAACAATTTCAAACCTTTAGAAGATTTACTACAGAGTTTGATATAGATGGTAATTGCACAATTCAGTTTGGAGGCGGCTCTGAAGCTGACTTTGTTGAGAATAATTTTATTGATCCAACATCAGTTGTTTTAAATTTTTACGGCAAAAACTATGATACGGATTTATTATTTGATCCAAATCAAATAATAAAGAGTGAAAAACTAGGAATATCACCTGCAAATACAACTTTAACAATTAAATATAGAGTTAATCCAAGTTCAAATGCAAATGTTCCAATTGGATCTGTTAAAATTGTTACAAATCCAATAGTTGATTTTAGATCAAGCACTTATACAAAGGTAGAAGCGTTAACTTTGTTATCTCCTTTTGAATGTGACAATGAAGAAGCAATAGTTGGATATGTCGATGTTCCAACAGTAGAAGAACTAAGAATGAGATCTGCTGCTGCTTATTCTACACAGAATAGAGCAGTAACCAAACAGGATTATATAAACTTAATTTATAGAATGCCAGCTAAATACGGTTCAGTAAAAAGAGTAAACGTTATTCAGGATCCTGATTCTATAAAAAGAGATATTAATATTTATGTTGTTTCCGTAGACGAAAACAGTTCTCTTACAACTGCGACCACAGCTTTAAAACAAAATGTTAAAAATTGGATTTCAAATTATAAAATGATCAATGATGTTATTGATATTCTAGACGGATCAATAGTTAATATCGGGATTGAATTTGAAGTTGTAGTTGAATTGAATAAAGATGTAAATGCTACTTTGTCAGAATGTTTGAGCGTATTAAAAGAAAAATATAAACAAAAATTTGAGATGGGAGAGCCAATTTATTTAACCGATATTTATAAACTTTTAAATAATGTTAAAAACGTAGTAGATACAAAAAACGTAAAAATAGTAGAAAAATCATCAGCAGGATATAGCTCAACTCAATATTCTGTAGTAGATAATTTATCAAAAGATGGAAGATATTTATCTATACCACAGACTCATGTTTTTGAAATACAAGATTTAGATGCAGACATTAAGGGAGTAGCAGTATAATGAGCGTAAAGAGATATATTGCAAATTCGGACAATACAATAACAAATGCTTTTGATGCCACCCTTACTACAAGAGGCACAGGCTCAAATATGGGCGCGTCAGACATCCTTGAAGTTTTTAATATTTATGGGCAAACAAGTGGAGCGGCTGGTTATTCAACTGAAGAATCAAGAATCTTAATAAATTTTCCCGTTTCATCAATAATTTCAGACAGATCTTCTGGATATATTCCTGCAAGTGGTTCTGTAAACTTCGTTGTAAAGCTCTACAATGCTGAACACTCCTCAACTACCCCGACAGAATTTACGCTCGTTGTAGCGCCAATCTCGCGCTCCTGGACGGAGGGATTTGGTCTGGATATGGATGAGTATAAGGATCTTGGAATATCTAATTGGATTTCTGCTTCTTCTACTTCTGGATGGACAAAACAAGGAGGAGATTTCATTACAGGTTCTGGTGCTTCAACTGGTTCATATTATTTTGAAACCGGATTAGAAAATTTAGAAGTTGATGTAACCTCACAGGTTGAAAAATGGATTACCGGTTCAACTGGCTCTTACGGTCTTGGAGTATTTTTGACTTCAAGCTTGCTATCAGATACTCGTTCTTATTACACAAAGAAATTCTTTGGTAGAGGAAGCGAGTTCCAATTGTGGCGTCCACACATAGAAGCAAGATGGAATTCGCAAATTGCAGATGATCGTGGTAATTTTTATATTAGTAGTTCACTTTTGTCTACCGAAAATGTAAACACAGTTTATCTATACAATTATAGAAATGGTAAACCGACTAATATTCCGTCAATAGGAACAAATAATGTCTACGTAAAAATTTACGAAACTCTTGGCGGATCTGCTTCTGCCATGCCTATTGCCGGTGGTGTAAGTTCTGGGAATACTTCTGTAGTAACCGGTGGGTGGGTTTCTACTGGAGTTTATTCTGCTTCCTTTGCTTATACGGGTTCTGCTTCGACCATTTATGATGTATGGCAGAACCAAACTGGCACAACTTTATTTCATACTGGCACAATTTATCCGATAACTTATAATGCTTCAAGTGACTCTGGTATTACAGATTATGTGTTAAAAGTATCAAACGCTCAACAAAAATATTATCAAAATGATAAACCAAGACTAAGATTATTTGTTAGAGAAAAGAATTGGAATCCAACAATTTATACAGTTGCTTCGACAGAAATAGAACCAACCATAATTGAAAAAGCTTACTACCGTCTATTTAGAGTACAGGACAATTTTGAAGTTGTCCCCTATGGAACCGGAAGTACTCAGCATACTCTCCTATCTTTTGATGTAAGCGGAAACTACTTTGATTTTGATATGTCTATTCTAGAAAAAGGATATATGTATGGATTCAAATTTGCTTTTGATTTACAACAAAACGGACAAGTTGAAGAACAACCATACGCCTTTAAATTTAGAGTAGAAGAATGAGCTTAAAAGACTTCTTTAGCAAAAATAAATCTCAAGAAACTCCAACAAAACCATTGGTGCAAAAAAACATTAATGATTTTTCGGATTTATTGGAATCTGATAATTATGTTAAAGAATTTGATAAGAAAAACCAAAATCATTTATTAGATGTTGATTATAGTGATCCAAAAAACTTTGCAAAATTTGGATTGGCTAGAAAATATTATGAAAATATAGTTGGAAGAATTACAGACTATTTTCCTTATGACGGTTCAAAATATGAACAGTTAAAGTTTGAAAATGATTTAAACCCACTAGAAAGATATATTTATAGTTTTGAGTATCCAAGATCAACAGGTTATGTTGAATTTGGTAGAACATGGGCAGGAGCAAGTAACCTAAACAACGGTTTTGGTTCATCAAGCGCACCAGAATATATTAGTTTTTTTAATCAAACAAAAAGTAATATTTATGATCCAACAAATTTAAGAAGAGAAAATACTAGATTTATTTTTACATCTGGTAGTACTATTGAATTTTGGCTGAAGAAGAATTCTTTTACAAACACGTCCTCACAGACCAATAAAGAGTGTATCTTTTACACTAGAACAAGCGACTCAGATAAAAGAGTGGCAATTTATGTATCTGGTGGTTCTTCAAACACATCTTCGATATATACAGAATTTTATTCTGGTACTTCAACATCACAGTTTTCTATAGGATTTAATACTGGTCTTACAACCATAGCTGATTCAAATTGGCATCATTATGCTTTTGTATATGGCACTTCTTCTAATGGTTATAGCATAGATTTTTATCTAGATGGAGCCTATAAAACAACGAGCACTCAATCAGCGACGATTGTAAATATTACAGGATCTTGCCTTGGTTATATTGGTGCTCTTGGTGGCAAATACAACTCTTCAACTGATTTAACTGGTTATGGAAAATTATCTGGATCTGTTGACGAATTTAGATTCTGGAACACAAAAAGAGACGCCCAACAAATAGGTTTAAATTATTTTAAGAATGTTGGCGGCGGGGCAAATACTGATGATGCTAATATAAATTTAGGTGTTTATTTTAAATTTAACGAAGGTATAGTAGGAGCGAATTCAACAGATTCAGTTGTATTAGATTATTCTGGACATTTATGTAATGGAACGTTTACTGGCTATTCTACTACTAGCCGCAATACAGGATCAGCAATAAGTACAGCTACGCAAAATATAGAAGTTGGCTCTCCAATAACTTATTACGATAATCCCAGCGTCCAGTCTTTTTTGACAGAAAAATTGTATTTAGCTGATTCTCATGATTATACAAATAATTTTAGTTTAAAAAATTTATTACCATCTTGGATAGTTGATGATGATTTACAAAATGGAGAAACATTACTAAATTTTACACAAGTAATCTCCAGTTATTTAGATACCCTTTATTTACAGATTGATAAATCAAAAGATATAAAGAACAAAGATTATTTACAATACAGCGGAAGTGAAGCTCCATTTAATGATTTATTGTTATCATCTGCGGGCTTTGAAACTCCAAATTTGTTTATAAGTCTTGACGAGCTATCTTCTGTAGTATCCCAAAATAATCAAAAAGAATATACAGTTTTAATTAATGATTTAAAAAACATTGTTTACAAGAATATCTATAACAATTTAGATGTTATTTATAAATCTAAAGGAACTGAGAAGTCTTTTAGAAACTTAATTAAATGTTTTGGCGCAGATGATGATCTATACAAACTTAACATTTATTCTAATAAAACAAATTATCAACTAACAAGTTCTTATGTAAATCGATCGATTAAGAAAGACGTATTAGATCAAACAAATTATAGATATAATCAGAATTCTAATTCTGTAATTTACTCTTATTATAACAGCTCCGATTCAAATACAACCTCTTGTATAACATCATCTGGTAACATTACTGGTGCTATTTGTTTTGAAAGTAATTTTTATTTTCCATCAAAACCAATAAACATTTATGAAACAGCAGCAGAGAAAAGTAATTTAAAAACCTATTCTTTGTTTGGAACAAGAGGCGCAAGTGATACATCCTCTTCTGTGACAAATGTTGCACAAGATAGCGCATCCTTTAGCGTTAGATATTGTGAAAGAGATGATAAAGCTTATTTCCAGCTTTACTCTGCTAAACATGGTATAGATCTAACATCAAGTTATTTTGATGAATTTTACAACAATAATCTTTGGAATATCTCGTTTCAGGTTTACCAAGAAAAAGTTTTAACAAATCCTGGATTCATCGTTAAGTTTTCTGGGTACTCTTACATCAATGATGATACTTTTAACAGTTTTGAACTAACTTCTTCCCTAAGTCAAGCAAGTGCTTCTGCTTTTTTCTCTTCTAATAAGAGAGTTTATGTTGGAGCAGAAAGAACAAATACAACAGGAACGATAAATTATTCTAGTAACCATAGAATTGCATCAACTATGGTTTGGATGGATCAGTTAAGTTCTTATGAACTAAAAGAGCATTCAAAAAATGCAAATAATGTTGGTAGAAAGAACGTTAGTCAGAATGCTTTGATAGGTAATAGTACTTACATACCAAAAGCAGAAACACTTATACTTCACTGGGATTATTCTACTATAACTTCTAGTGATGCATCTGGTAATGTTTTTTACATAAATGACTTAACTTCTGGTTCTGTTTCTGCACCATACGCAACTGGCTACTTGTCGAATTTTAAATCAAAAGTTTATACAGCCGCAGGGTATGGATTTGAACCATCAGTCACAATTAAATCAAAAGAAATGATTTATGGACAAGAACAACAAGACCCAGAAAATATACTTTCAAGTAATTTGGTTAACATTTTAGAAAGTAATGATGATTATTATACAAAACAAGATAGACCAGAAAAGTTTTTCTTTGCAATTGAAACAAGCATGTATGACATTATTTCTAAAAACATGTTAAATTTCTTTGGATCAATAGTAGAATTTAATAATCTTATTGCCGATCCGTTAGCGGAGTATAGATTTGAGTATAAAGATTTAGACTTTTTTAGAAGAATCTTTTTTGAAAAAATACAAAATACGATAGATTTAGAAAGATACGTTGAAGTGTACAAATGGATTGACGATGCATTAGATGGAATTTTAGGAAATTTAATACCAGCATCTGCAAATGTTTCAGAAAAAGCAAGAACAATTATTGAAAATACAATTTTACAAAGAAATAAAGTAAAGAAACAAATTTATCCAAAATCATTTATTTATTATGTGAAAGATGCAAAAAATAATGCTGGGGATCAATATTTATATGTTGGCAAGGCAGATATAAATAATGGAGCGACGGGTAAAGAAGGCATAAAACCAATAGGTTCTTTAATTAAATCTTAAGAGAGTGAAGTATGAGCCAAAGCACAAGAAACAAAATAAAATATAATGTAGTTTCTCAGGACGAAGAAAAGATAAAAGGCGATGCCTTTAAATCCCGCTCTTATCTTTACACTTCAGAAACTAATCCTTTAGATACTTTTTACAAATATTATGCCAACAGAAACGATACTAATTTATTTACTAGTGGAACTAATACAGAAACAAGAACACAAGTTCATGATTCTGTGTATACAGATTATAATAAAGACCAAGTTAATGTTGTTAAACTAAAAGAGTCTTTAACAAGTTTTTCGTATACTCAAGGATACAATACTGATGAGCAAAAGATATATGGTTATGTTAATGAATTATTGCAAAGAGATCCAACTCAAGTAATAACGTTTACAGAACAGCAAAGTGCAGACTTGGTTGCAAAAACAGGAATGTACATAAGAAATATAAAAGTTTATGGATCTAATGTTGGATTAAAAAATTCCTACATGCCCGTGACAATAATTGCTCCATCTGACTTTAATGGTTATAGAAGTGTGTTATCAAGTTCTGGTGTTACAAAGGCTTATGACATAACTAAAATACATAATGAAGGAGATATAAAATCTACATTACAAGGTCCGTTTACTACTCAACATGTTGGTGGATATGCGCATAGACATGTTGCCATAAATACTGGCAGTGATAATCAGTTTAATAGACCAGAAATGTTCTCTATTTCTGCTTCTGGGACTTCAATAAGTTTTACAAGTCCTCTTGGCTCCACTCCAAATTATAATAAACTAGCAGTTCGTTTTTCTAGAGAAGGTGGAGCTAGAAGAGTTGTAAGCACAAAAAGAATTAAGACAACTGATCCAAGAATTGCCGGAAATTACTCAAAAAATTATGAAGTGTTTCAGGCGACAAATAGAAATGAAAACAATCTCTGGTTTAGATCTTATCCAACTGCAAGTTTCCCTCTTATTGATAGCCCGTTCATTTCCGGCGCTCAAGATTTTCAAGTACAAGATTTTACTCTTGGTGACGGTACAAATAGTGAAATGATTATTGCTCAAACTTTCGGAGCGCCAGGCGGTCCAGAGACAAGAGCAGCGCAAAATCTAGATCCAACATCAAGACAATTTTCTCCGTATAATACAGTTAACTATAGAAATCCTTCTGCTCGTTATTACCTAAATAAGAAATTTTTAGTTGATCATGCTGAGTACGGAAATTATACAACCGCTGGTTATGGCTTGACAGCTTCATTCCACGGAATTCAAAGAAATACAAACTATAATATTACATCTTCTGGTGGTATTGTTAAAAAATACGACAATGCTTTTATAAGAAGAGAAATACCGGCTTCTCCTAGAGGGTACAGTTGGATAAATTCAAGATTTGGAACTGGGTCGTTTGATAACAATGTTTTTGTAAAAGATTATTCAAATCCTGGGATAACATTCTTAAGTAAGTCCTTAGATAGAAGCGTCTATTTTGAAACTTATGGATTTAACACAACACAAGATGAAATGGTTAAAAGTTCGAGTTTTTCTGCTTATTCAACCACATTTACAGCCAGTAGTGCAACTTCATTAAATACTTATTTGATTTCTAGAAATAAGCTTATGGGGTTTGGCACACAAAGACAGCTTTCAAATTATTACAACCCAATTAGATTAAAAACAAGAAAACAAGTAAGTTCAGTAGTTTCTGGGATTGGTTATTCTGGTGCTGATTTCGAAATTATAAAATCAAATTATGTGGGAAACATTGATGATAAAAAACAATTTGTTTATTATCAACAATCTCCTATTAATTCTAAATACAGAAATATAGTTGTAGAATACAATTTAAGTGATGGTAATAAAGAAAACATTTCTTTACCATTTGCATCAAATTATTCTTATTTAGGAGATTTTTACAACATTTCTTTAGATAGATTAGATACTCTTTATAAAGATGAAAGAAACATAAGATACGCAGATAAGAGCGGTTCTTTGTTTTATAAGTTATTAGAAGTTGATAAAGAAAAAATTCAAAACAACATAACAAATTCAAAAATAAATAAAATTTATTATAAAGAAAAACTTTGGCCAAAAACAGAGAATTCTTATAGAAACATAGCAACAGGAAGAAGTTTGCTAAGTGTTTTATATACGTGGAATAGTAATTTTAATAATCGCTCAAGAGCGTCAACACAAATTTTTGGTTGGGATCCAGGAAAGGATAGTTCTGCAGGGCAACTTAACTATCCAGCAAGTGGCAAAGAGTATGCTAGCGTTTGGCCTATGGATACTTATACTTATCAAAGCGGAACTGTATTTATAGAAAAATCTGGTGTTTTGATGCATTTAGACAATCCAACATTTATTTCAAATAGTTATGCTGGCATTAATTTCACTGGTTCTTATTTATTTCCCCCTTATGGCACCGAAATGCTTGGGACATGTTTATTTGGAAGAAATTTTAATACCAATAGACCACAAAACACTATACAGGATTCTGTTAGTGTACCTTATTATGATAGCTACAAAACTGTAGCTTATGACGTAAAATATAATTTTAAAAATTATGCCGTTTTTTCTTCTTATAATCCAACAGTTGTGTTAGGAAATTATTATAATGAAGGAACAACTCCACCAGTTAATTATGAATATATAGATTCTTATAATTTAATTGTTTCATTATCAACAGAATATGATCCATTAGGCTTTAATATCGATTATTCTACTGGCCAAATAACTTTAAGTCAATTTTACGCAGACCGACGTAACTATACAGATTTTATAGACGTATTGCCTGATTTTAATAAAAATGAAGATTTAAAAATTTCTAAAATTAAATTTAATTTAAATACTGTTAAAAAATTTGTACCATTATCAGAATTTTACCCGTCAGAACAATTAAGCAAAGTTTTACCAAAGAATTTTTATAAATATTTTATTAAAAATGGTGTATCAATAACTGATGCAGCCACTGGGGCTTTTATATTTTCCGGATCTTATAGCGGAACATACTATTGGGTTAAACCAGCGTTACAACCATTGTTTTATCCTGGAATTACTTTTAATTCAATAAAATCTGGTATTGCAATGCCGTTTAATGTTGTTACGACAGATTTAAGTACAACAGGTGCAAATGCAATAACAGGTAATTTAAATGGAAATTATTATACAAAAATTCCATTTGAGGCAGCATTAGATCCAAGTAAATTTGCAGATGTAAAGATCTATGATGCAGATCCGGATATACAATTTGCTAATAGTGCTTCTGCAACATTACAAAAAGGTTTCCAAAAAGATTCTGCTTATAAAGAGCTAGCTAATAATCTTTATTCAGAAATAGTTGAATTTTTTATAAAAGATGAAAAACTACCATCGTTAAGTTCTACCCCAGAACAGTTTTGGTATTTCTCAGATTTAACAAAAGATTACTCTATGAGACTTGTAATAAATAAGACTCCTAATTTTACAACCTATTCTTCTTTAGAAAATTTTGGACCAAGACCATATATTTTCCACAATCCACCTTGGATAACAACAAGTGGGGATGCTACTTTGCAAACAATTACTGGCTCTTCGTTTAATTCTGATTTAAACTTAGCTCCTTCTTCTTCTTGGAAAAATGCTTCTTATGCTGCAGCAACAATTACGTTTAAGCCCTCTTTGATTACCGCTTCTGCTGGCGTACAGATTGTCGCGGGTAAAGGTGCTCAATTTACTTTTAATGAAATTAAGAGATACAGTACAGTAACCTATGAAAGCTCTTTCGTAACATCATCTACCGTCGCTAATAAGGCAGTAAATCTAGGAGATTGTGTAGAAATTTTTGGATTTTCAGAGACTAATAAAACTTGGACTCCGTATGTTAAATGGACAAATCCAACTGCTAATTTAAATTTTTCCGGAACAATGGCAAAACTAACCAATTCTTCTGGCTATGATTCAGGTGGGACAACTCCTGGAGATGCAATAAGAGGAGTTTGGCATCAGTTAGGTGTTGATGTTGATGATACAACGGGTTTGTTTTTTCAAGCAACAGATAATTCAAACACATTAACAGGCTCTTTGCTAGACATAGTTGGATTTAATCCGAAAGAAAGAATTAGAATTGGCGAAGTTGCCACATCAAAAACATTTGAAGAGGCATTGGTGATAGTTCCAGTTTATCTTGAAAATGAAATTGAAGAAAAACTTTTATATTTAAATTTAGATAAATTTGAAAAAAATTATGGCAAAGATCAAGATTTAATAAAAATGGATAATTTTAGCAAAAAATACATTATGCCTCCTCTTATGGATTTTATGAGAATAAGAAGAAATTCTAAGATTCCATTAAAATTACAAGATTATGGAAAAGTTTCTGCTCCATTTTTGTTCTTCTTTGAAGAATTTAAATCAGTTATAACAAGAAGTGATTTAATAAAAATTTGGCAAGGAATAATGCCAGACATAGCAAAAACTATGGAAATGGATAATAAAACAATTGAATTTGATCTAAAAAATAGCAATATTTTTTCTTATGATGATTTAGTAAAATTTGGCAATACATTGCCAAAGAATCTAAGATTCAAAGTATTTAAAGTAAGCTATAGAGCAGAAACTGATTACAAAAATGTTATCAACAGAACTTTGAACGATCCAATTAATGATAGTTATAAATTAGCTTACAATTGGCCTTATTCTAAAGCAGAGTTGATTGCTGGTGGTGAAGTAGAAGTTGAACTAGAATACGATAAGACAAATAATGTTGCTAAAGGATTTCATTTAGATAATCAAGGTAATGTTGTAAAAGATTCTGAAACTAACAAGTAGGAAAAAACATGGAATTTTTTAAACAAAATGAAGAAGTCATTGATCTAGTTTTAACTCCAAAAGGAAGAGAGTTGCTAGCAAAGGGAATGTTTACACCAGCTAGCTATTCTTTCCACGACATTGATGTAAAATATGAAAGCAACAATGGAGAACCCCAGAATGAGATAGCTTCAAGAATTAAAACTTCTGCTCGTTTAAAAGCTCCTTCTTATTATTCAAGTGGAGAAGATTATTATAGAGATGGCAAAACAGGACAAGTAATAAGAAAACATAATCTAGCTAATAGAATTGGTGATAAAATACTTGGTAATCAATACGCTCCAGCATGGAAAATAAAGTTTATTAATTCTCCGGATTTTCAAAACTATGTTTCAGGCAGTGCTTTGATAACTCCAAAATATTATACAACATATATTACTGCAAATACTTTTGAGAACATTATTGAAAACGAAGGGCTAGAAGAAGTAATACCTCAATTAAACATAACATCTTATTATCAAAAAGTTGAAGTTAAAAATTTTGTTGATAAAGATGGTAAAAAATATATAAAAACATTTATAGTAGAGGACAACGAGCTTCTAGCTGAAATTGAAGAAATAAATGCATTTGAAGAAAATGAAACAGATAATTATTTTATCGAAGTTTATTTAGAAGCGTCAGACGGCAAAGATAAGGGAAAATTAGTTCAACTTCTATTTAATAAAGAAATAAACAACGAATATTCAATAGAAAATTATTTAAATATTTCTTTTGATAATAATGCTGACTTTGAACAAAAGATGAAAACAGCAGATATTTACGGACCAGGAGGAAAGGAAACTCCTTCAAATTGCTAAACCATGAATTCTAAAAACTATCTTTCAAATATGTATGTATCTAGAAGTTTAGATGATAATCTATACATTTTTCTTTCTATCAACGAAAATCTTATGCTGAAAGATAGAGCAGAATTATATAAGCTCTTTACAGAGCAAGAGCTGTTAGATATTTTTAGTAAAGTTGTAACAAAGAAAATTTTATTGCAAGGATCTGATTTAAGAACTTATCCAATCGAATCCGTTGCAGAAATATCACAAATTAATATTTTAGATAATCAACAATTTACGACATATCTAATAAAATTAAAAAACAATCTTATAGAGTTTCCTGCTAGAATACTTTTTAACTATTCATTTAAGTTTAGATATTATAGATTTTTAGATGAAAAATTAAAAAATATAAATGCTAGAACTGAAATAGATATAGATAGAGATCTTAGAGTATTATACAACGAGATTGCAAATTATGATGAAGCATTGGTAAACTATGATAATTCAGAATTGATAAGACATACAGAAACCGTTTCAACGGGATACATAGACTTTAGAAATTATGACGAAGTAAAAGAAAGAGCAGCATTCACAAGCTCAGAAAGAGATAGTAAATCATTATTACAACAAATTTTATTTGATAGCAATGGCTATACTAAATTTGAGAAAATAATAATAGACAAACAAATTCAAAACATCTTTGATGCAGATAAACAAAAATTAGCAGAATATTATGGAAAGCTTGTTAATTCTATAAGTGATTATGATTATAAAAGATTTTTAAATCAATTGAGTATTTTTGTTAAAAATGAAGATAACTCTAAAAAAGTAGTCGATCCAGAATTGGTTAGAGCAAATACTGCAAATGCAAACACTTCTTCTGAAGAGGGATTGTTTAAAAAAGAAAATACCAGTCTCAAAACAGATGAAGCAAAAGACAGTGCTAATTTATTCCTATCTTTTATTTTAAATGATGGAATCATAAAGCCAACAACAGAAGAAGAAAATAATGATTATAGATCTTTCTTAATTGATTCTTTTGAATATCCAACTTACTTTTTTAAACATGTTTTAAAATTTAAAATAGAATATTTAGTTTCAATAGATCCAAATTCTATGCATGAAACATGGGAACAAATAACCCAAGAAAATATTAATTCTGTTACTAATTTCAATTCTATTTTCTGCAGAATAAGTTTAAAAAATAAAAAATACTTTGATAAAGTGGCTTATGAGTATTTTGTATTAGAGGCATAAAAATGGCGTTTAACAATATCAATTATTCAGGATCAACAGTGTACGGAAACTACAAAAAAGTTTTTGATACATTTACAACCAACAACTATACAAATGATCCTTATAAAAAAATTGATGACTTTATGACGCCAATTTTACAAAAAGAATCATCTATTTTTGTTTTTGGTCAAGAAATACCAGTATTTAAAAAAGTTGGAGATATTAAACAAAACTTTGATAATGTTATACAAAACATAGGAAATAATAATAATACTTATTATCAAAGTATTTTGCCTTATTTTTTTATGAATTATGTTTGTTCTGATGAAACTTCGCAGATAAAAAATATAAATAAAAAAACTGAAGAGTTGAAAGTTCCTATTGATTATTTTGTAGATGGTAGATTATTTGGAATTAAAAAAAGATTTGATTCTATAAAAAATGGATTTCCTCTTACAGAATCCGATGGGTGGGATTTTTTTAATTCTTTTACATATAGTTTTTTAGATGAGAGTTTTATTTCAAACACAAATGATTTAAATAAAGTTGTTGAAAATATCTTTTATAATACTTTATTTAAATATTTTAATGTAGATGGTTATTATGGGTTTACTATTAATAATTCTAATAGTCTTGTATATACAAAAAAAGGAGCTACTGTAACAACCAAAAACGGGCAAACAGTTTATGTTCCAGGAATTGGCGAAGCTCCAAATTATTTGAATATATCGGTTGATTCTTTCCAAAAAATAAAAAACAAAGTTTCCATAAAATCCAGTGCTATTAGAACAAATTACTCTTCTACATTATTGCCACCAAAGCAAATAGAATTTGAGGATACAAAAGAAGAATTTCTTTCTGGTATTTTATTAAATAAACCATCTGTGATACCTATTGATTCCTTCTTTTATTATAAAAACCGTGCTTTATTGACTTCTTTATCAGAAGAAACATCTTCTAAAATTGTTAAAAATTATATTAATTCTGTTGCAGGTTATTTTAATTTAGTTCATTACATTTTAAAAAATGCCATCATAGATTTTGAATATTATGAAAAACTTTCGAACAGTGAAGAAAATATTTTTGACAATGCAACCAATAAATTAATTTCAGATTTATCAAAAGAATATAAAGATGATCTCATGTTAAAGAGGTTAAAGATTTATACAAAAGAATTATTAATAAATTTATTAAATTTAGTAGGAGATGAAAATTCGGTAAATAATCTTTCTAATACTTTCTTAGATTTTCTTGAAGAAAATGAACCACAAATAGTTGGCAATTATAATAGAGAAGAATTATTTAATATCTTCAAGCAACTAAATCAAGCTGCTTATGATACTTTCAAAGAACCAACGCCACAAAAAATGCTCCCAAGCAATAATGGGAAAGTAAAAACAAGTCTAGTAGTTTCTAACATTACATTTAATGATCAAGTTGTTCACTCGAATGATTTAATTTTGCAAAGAGTTTATGTTTATAGAACTAATGAAAAGCCTTCAACTTACGAAGATATTTTGCAAGATGAGAAATTATATAAAATTTTAGATTTAGAACTGGATACTACAAAATTAATTCCTAAAACAATTGAAGATAATGTAACTTTAATAGATGATATACAGGCAAATACAAAATATTATTATTGTTTTCTATCTGAAAGAGATTACGATGTTTATCAAGAAGTATTAAAGTTATATGAAGGATCTAGAATAGTTAAACACTTTTCTTCTCCAACAAAAGTTCTAGAGTTAGAGATGATCTCAACAGATAATTCTACATATCTAGATTATAGTTTTTATACGCCAGAGCAAAAAGAGTTTTATAATAAAACTAAAAATTTCTTGTCAAAAATAAAAGTATCTGCATCAGATTTACAAAAAACCTATGATCCAGAACTAGAAAGGTTTGTTCCTCCAAAAGGCTCTATGCAATTATGGGACAATACAGTTAAGCGGGTCGATTCTTATGATCTTGGTAAAGGTTTAACCGTAAAATTAAGATTATCTTCACCAAAAACTAATAAGAAAATTGATTTAAATTTACGATATTTTCTTAATGATTTTCCAAATTTTCTTGATAAAAACCAAGTAATTACCATAGACGATTTAAATGTAGCATTCGGAAATAAAAAAATCAAAGAAGTTTATTCACATTTAATGCCAGAAATTTTATCTTCAATTAGCGATCCAAGTAAAAAAGAATTTGTTGATATAAAATATAACTTCAAAAGTTTAAAATATAACATTCAACTTCCGATGTTATATCTTACTGTTGGAATTAAAAACCCAACCTATCCAACTTATATTACTAAATTAAAAAATAATATTACAGTTTTTGTCGGAAATAGTGACAGAAAATATGTTCCAATTTATTTTAATTCTTTGCCGCAAATATCTTACAGTGAAGCAGAAAAAATATTTAATAATCCGGAAGAAACAAAATATTTAGTAAAAAATTATTCATTAGATAATATACCTGGATTTTATGATGATCTTAGAAAAAAAGATAGTTTACCAACCGATTATTTAAAATTCTTAAAGGTTGTTTTTAATATTACTGATGAATTTGGTAGCACATATTCTAAAGACATTGAGTATTCAATTAATAATATTATACCAGTTAGTATAAATTTATCTGACAATATTAATGTAATTAATGAAGGTAGCTCCGTAAGCTTTATACTTAAAACGATTGGATTACCAGACGGCACACAATTATTTTGGGATCTAGAGGGTAATAATATAGATGATCTAGATTTTGAATCAGCTGAATATTCTAATGGATTGAACAGTACATTTAGAGCGGTATTTGGAGTAGACCAGGTTACAGAAGGAAAAGTTACTATTTTCAATAACTCTGCTTTATTAAAAATAACAACTTCAAAGGACTTAAGAACTGATGGGCAAAAAACATTCTTTGTTAATGTAAGGTCAGCTCCAGCAAATGTATTAGGCGGAGGAGACATAATAGCAGTAAGCCCATCTGTAACTGTAAATGATACTTCAATTAAGTTGCCTGTATTTTCTTTTGTATCAAATAGCATAAATACCTCAAACAGCTTAAATGAAGGTGAAACTTTAGATTTAATAATACAAAGTAAAGATGTCAACTCTCAGGATGAATATTATTGGGAAGTTGTTGGAAAAAGTGGCAACTTAAACGCAAGTGATTTTGTTGATGGAATAACTGCTGGAAAATTATTGTTTAATGAAATTAAAAGCGCTTATTTGAAAATAAACATAAAACAAGATCTTTTAACGGAAGGTCCGGAAACTTTTGTAATAAACATTAGAAAAACAGCGGCTTCAGATATTCTATCAACATCTAAGGTTTATACAATAAATGATACATCCACATCACAAAGAACTTACAAAATAACGCCAGATCTCTTCTCAATAAATGAAGGAGATGTATTTAGTTGTTTCGTTTATACCTCAAACGTTCCAGTAGGTACTACCTTATTTTGGGATTTATCAGGAACAAATATAACTTCTGGAGATTTCACGCAAATCAATGGAACATTAACAATTAACAGTGGAGATTTGACTTCTGGAAGAGGTGGTTTTAATACTACTGCTCTAAAAGATTCAATAACAGAAGGCATTGAATCTTTTAGGGTAAATATTAGAGAAACCCTTAATGGATCAATTGTTGCAGCAGTTGGACCAATAACTTTAAACGATACTTCTTTGACTCCAACTTTGTCAGCGAACGCATTAATTTTAAAAAGTAAATTAGCAAACCTTGGTATAACTTTAAATAATGATTTAACTGCAAACATTAAATCACAAGAATTAGGTAGTGGAGTATGGGGTGGTGGATTTAAATATGACGCCGTTAAAGGTACTTTCGTTAGTACTCCATACTATACAGTAGACAGTGACTTTAGACTTGCAGTGTTACATGCAGGCTTAGTTTCATCTGCCAATACAACTGTTAAAGTAAAATTTACAGATCTTGGAGATAAAGCATTCTTCTACGGAAGTGAAAAACTTTACTATGATACCGTACAAAATATTACCAAAAAGATTACAACCTCTAGTTGGGGTGCAGCATATGCAGCGTTTAGCATTTCTCTAGCATAGTAGAGAAATTAATTTTTGAACAACTATTTAATAGAGACAAAGGAGTCAAACAATGGCATTTTTAGATAATTCAGGTGACATAATCCTTGATGCGGTTTTAACAGAATTAGGAAGAAAAAAATTAGCAGAAGGTAATGGAAATTTTAAAGTAACAAAATTTGCAGTAGCTGATGATGAAATTGATTATAGTTTATTCAATATTAACAATCCAAGCGGTTCTGCTTATTATGATTTAAACATTAATTTAACCCCAGCACTAGAACCTACAACAAATTCAAATTCCGGATTACAATTCAAACTTAAAACCTATGCAAACCCAAACATTCTTTATTTGCCTGTATTAAAATTAAATCAAAGCCAATTTATTGATTCTGTAACTAAATCAATTTTAAATTCAACATTTAACGCATTTGTTGTTTTAGTAAATGATACAGCAATTGCTAGTGTAGGAACCAGCATTACTACAATTGATGGCTTAATTGACGGACGCAGAAACATTGCCACAGGAACTGGCGCTGCTGCTGGCGGAACAAGAGCTGTTGCACGAAATGTAAGAGTTTCTCAAGGCTTTGATTCAACAAATGGCAACGTTCAAAAAGAATTGGCAGATCTAGAAGATAATGAATTTGATGTTTATGCAAATAGATTATTCTTGGAAGTTATCGACTCAAATGGAGCTTTTTCTGCAAGTCCAATTGTAAGTTCAACGGCATTTAATAGAAATCAGGCTTATAATTTGTATACAGTAAATTCTTCTAATAATCCTAACTTCTTCAAGACAGTTAATGTATACAACAATGGGTCAACAACTTCAGCTCCAGCAACAAGCTTGAACGCCACATACATTAGTCAAGTAGGAAAAGATTTGGCATTTAGCTTGAGAATTTCTGATTTCTTAGCTTCAAATCCTTCGTATTATTTTACTACTTACGGAAGAACACAAGCAACTACAATTTCTGGTCTAAATTCCAGTACAGCTTTGCACATCTTCTCTTCTTTAAGAGTTGTTGGAGCTAACATTGGGCATTCAATTGACATTCCAGTAGTATTAATTTACCAACCATAACGGAGTTAAATAATGAGTTATAAATTTTTTGCAGAGAACGACATTCAATCAGCCAAAGAAAGTTTGTCTGAATACATCCCAATTACTGGAACAATTCTTTCTGGTACATACGGAACTTGGCCAAATGATACAAACGTAAAGAAATTTACAGCGACTCATGGTTTGTTTGAATCTGTCTATGATTATCCTTACCTAAGCTCTTCTGCAAATCACATTTTTGACTTAACTGCTGGTGTAAGAAGTGGAAGTTTTACTGTGGTTTCTGGAACAACAAATAAGAATAGAATCTATACTCAAATGGCACAAACTCTATTAGGGTTTGACGTAACAGGAACAGTAAAAAACTTTACAGTTAATACTTCCTCTACAATAATAGATAAAGCTATTTTTATTCCTATCTCAAGACTTTTAATTAAAGATGAGATTAGATATGCAACTGTTCAAATTTCTCATGGTACTTCTTCTTACGCTTCTCCTTTTGGTGGCGGACTAAGAACAATAACTGACACAGGAGCTTCCGCAACAACTGTTTACTCTGATTCCCCAGCTGGAGAATATTATTATCTAACTTCTGGAGGTACAACCTACGGAACAGTATTCTACCAAGCAGGTGTATTAGTTTTGAATGCGGCTACACTAGATACCAGTAATTGGATCTCTAGCAGTTACATAACAACTGGAACAGGTTCTACTGATCAAGGATTCTCTTCTGCCTCAATTACAGAAATTGCAGACTCGTTTAGAAGACTAGTCGGTAATATCCAATTCAGCAACAATACTCAATTATATTCTACTGTATATAACTGCAGAATTGATGCTAATGAATTTAATTTTAGCTCAAATCCAACTTATGTAAGTTCTAGTAAGATTGTTGTAAAGAACAACCCAACAGACAAAAACTATTCTTACGTAACAACAATTGGCTTGTATTCTGATAACGATGAACTACTTGCAGTCGCTAAGTTAAGTGAACCTCTAAGAAATACTGACGCAGTTAATTATACACTTTCTGTTAGACTAGATTACTAATATGAAAAAATTTGGCAAAAATGATGTATTTTATAATACTCTATCTGCAAATCCATCTTACAAGGTCGTCTTTTATAACGGCAATGTAACTGTTAACGATCAATTGTCTGAAGGTAATAAGGTAAGTTCCTCTATCACGATGTTAGAGAGGAACACAATTTATACTGCATCATTATCAGAAAACTTTACTAAAAATAATTTTTTCTATTCCGCTTCTTTTTCTATTAGTGGTACTTTTTCTTATACTCCACAAGTACAAAGAAATTTTATTGCTTATCAGCCTGGTGGAGCCTTTTACGAACATTATACGTTGTATAATACAGTTAAAAAACTTTATGCATTAAATAATATATTCATAAAATATTCTTTAGATAACAACAATGCAAGCACGGCAAAATATTTAAACACGTCTTTGGTTCAAGCTGGTAGCTTAAAGAACATCTATCCTTCTGGGTACTCAGACTATTTTTTGAAGCCATTAATGGACATAAATTTTATAGAAATACCATCGGCTTATTACGGTATTAAATTACAGCCAGGGATGTTAAATTTAAAAATTTATGTTACCGGAACCTTGGTTGCCGAAGCTAGTGACTCTCAAAAAAATACAAAGATATATCAAACTTATTCTTCTTATAATTCTTCTTTAGTTGGAACAGAAATTGGAACTGTTCTTTACGACGAAGGAATTATTATCTTAACAGGAAGTTCAAAATTAGCAAATACAAGCGAGTTTTACGTTCAGCCCGTTTCTGATCCCAAGTATAGTGTAGATTATACTTATACTGCTATTTCTGATAATTTAAAATGGATTTATTTTGGTGCACATCAAAAGACGACGACTGATGCAGGAAGCAATACTCCGATTGTTTCTGCATCATATGAATTAAACTTTCAAGGCTCAACAGAAAGAAGCACTATAACAATGTTCTGTTCTGCCGAAAAGAATGATTTCACCTGGAGCAACAACAGAACGTTTATAAGCGGTGGACAACTTAATTCTTTAGTTCTTGGGCAAACAAGCTCAATAGTGGTTAACGGCACAACTTACAATGCTCCAACTGGAAGTTATTTTGTTCCATCCAATGGACAATACTTTGAAAACGACCAGTTAGTAATAAAAAACACTATTTCAAGTTCTTTTACCAATTATAATTCTCCTTATAAATCTCAAGTGTTTATAAGCGAAGTCGGAGTTTATAATGAAGAAGGCGACTTAATAGCCATAGCAAAATTAGCAAATCCGGTAAGAAAGACACCAGAATTAGATTATACAATAAAACTTAAACTTGATATTTAATCTGATACAATTTAATCATGATTTTAGGACTTGATATCTCAACAACAATTACTGCGTTTACTATCTTGGACGAAGATGGTAAGATCGTCTTGTGTGAAGCGGTAAGATTAGAAAAACTTAAAGACATTTTTATTAAAGCTTCAAATATTAAAAAGTATGTTGATAATCTTAATAAAACATACGACATTAAAGCAATCTATGTAGAAGAACCTCTTATGTCTTTCTCCGCTGGTATGTCTTCTGCTAAAACAATTTCAACATTAATGAGATTCAATGGTATTGTTTCCTGGATTTGTTGTGATGTAATTGGTTTAGATCCTCAATTTATTTCTGCTGCTACGGCTCGTAGAATGTATGGCGTGAAAATGGAGAAAGGAAGAAAAGCAAAAGAAGTTGTGTTTGAAGCTGTACTTGACCAAGAACCAGACTTTAAGGTAGAATTGACCGCACACGGGAACCCTGTTCCGGGTTCTATGGATAGAAGCGATAGTTTTATTATCGCTAAGGCCGGTTATTTACAATGGAAATCACTGAAAAGCTAAATATTGTTGATTCTTTCCTTGGTGAACATCATAAAGTAGGAAATGAATATCTTTATTATTGTCCGTTCTGTAAACACCATAAAAAGAAACTCTCTGTAAATTTTACGAAAAGCAAGTACAAGTGTTGGGTCTGCGATGTTGCAGGCAATATTCGCAAACTTGTGCGTAAAAAAGGCACCTTTGAGATGTTCCAGAGATGGAAAATGCTCGATGGAGAGGTTGATCTTGATACAAACCTAGACGATCTATTTGCAGACACTCCAGAGGCTCGTGAAGAGGTTTTCTCTTTACCAGAGAAGTTCGTGACGCTCACAAATAAAACGACGCTCCTAGCGCACGCTAAATCATTAAACTATCTTAAGAAGCGTGGTGTAACTCAAGAAGACATACTTTATTGGAAGATTGGTTTCTGCTTTGACGGAGAATACAAAGACAGAATAATTTTTCCATCGTTCAACTCTAATGGTGATCTAAACTACTTCATTGGTAGAACTATTACTGGCGATAAGTTTGCTAAGTTTAAGCAACCGCCGTCTTCTAAAGATATAATCTTTAATGAACTATACATAGATTTTGACAGCGATATTATTCTTGTCGAAGGAATCTTTGACGCAATCAAAGCAGGGCACAACGCAATTCCAATGCTTGGTTCAACTTTGAGAGAGGAAAGTAAATTGTTCCAGAAGATCGTCGGCTATGATACAACTGTGTATATGGCGTTAGATCCAGATGCGACGAAGAAAGAAAGTGAGATTATACGAAAGCTTATCAATTATGGTGTTGAGGTCTATAAGATAGATATTCTACCTTATAAAGACGCAGGAGAAATGACAAAAGAACAATTCCAGAAGAGAAAGGCTTGTGCCAGATTGATGACCTATGATACATTACTACAACAAGAATTAGAGGTTGCATGAAATTCGCCCATTTAGCAGATATTCACATTAAAAATCTAAAACACCACAACATTTACGAAAACATCTTTGGACAAATGTATAATGCTCTTGAAAAAGAGAAAGTAGACGCAATCATTTGTTGCGGAGACGTTGCACATACAAAAACAAACATCTCACCAGAATTTGTTGAGATGACAACAAAACTATTCAACAATCTTTCAGACATAGCTCCTCTATACATTATTCTTGGTAATCACGATGGTAATTTAAATAATGCTGATCGCCAAGATGCAATTAGTCCAATTGTTCAAGCTATTAATAGTCCAAGAGTTAAGCTTCTAAAAGATTCTGGTGAGTTCCATCTTAATGATAAATTCTGTCTGAATGTTTTATCGATCTTTGATCGAGATAATTGGATTAAACCAACTAGCGCAGAAAAGATTAACATTGCATTGTATCACGGAGCAATTCAAGGCTCCAAGACTGATACTGGCTGGGCAATGAAGAATACAGATGATAATCTGTCAATCTTTGATGATTTTGATTATGGTTTTCTTGGAGACATTCATAAGCATCAATTCTTAAATGACAAGGTGGCTTATTGCGGTTCAACCATTCAACAGAACTTTGGAGAGGAGACAGAGAAAGGAATTCTTATTTGGGACATCAAGGATAAAAATAAGTTCTCTGTAAAACCAATAATCTTTAATAATCCAGCTCCTTTCATAACTGTTGAATACGATGGATCTTTTCCTGTTATCCAGGTTGGTTCACACGTTCGTTTAGTATTGGATAAGTATTATGACCAAGAGCAGATCAATAAACTTAAAACAGACATACTAAAAAATTATTCACCTAAGTCTATTACTGTTGTCAATAAGCACGCCAAAGAGGTTGAGAATGAGATAGAGAAGGGTGATAAGACAAAATTAAATCTCCGAGATAATAATGTTCAGCAACAGCTAATCAAAGAGTTCTTAGCTTCCGAAAACCTTACAGAAGAACAGATGCAGCAAGTATTAGACATTAATACTAAGTTCAATCTTGATGCAGAAGTATCTGATAATGTTGCAAGAAATGTTAAATGGAGTCTTGATAATTTTGAGTGGGATAATCTCTTTAATTATAAAGATGGTAACAAGATAGATTTTTATGAATTAAGCGGAATTGTTGGAATCTTTGGAAAGAATTATTCTGGTAAGTCCAGCATAATCGACAGCCTTCTTTACACCTTGTTTAACACAACTTCTAAGAACATTCGTAAGAATTTTGATGTAGTTAATGAGCGTAAGAAAGAAGGTAATGGAAGCGCCTACATTAGTTTAAGTGAGAATGAAATTCTCTCGATAACAAGAAAGACAGAAAAAATTACTAAGAAATCAAAAGGGAAGATAATAGAAGAAGGCAAAACAGAATTAGATTTCGAGATTTTTGCGGGAGCAAGCGTTATGCCATTTAATGGCAACGATAGAATGGAGACAGACAAGAACATTCGCAAAGAGATCGGAACTTATGAAGACTTCTGTAATACTTGTCTGTCAACTCAACACGGCTCATTAGACTTTATTAATGAAGGGTCAACAAAAAGAAAGGAAGTCCTTGCTAACTTTCTTGATTTACAGATCTTTGAAAATAAACATAAGCCAGCTAACCAGTATGCCAATGAACTTAAAACCTTGATTAAGAAAACTGACAAAGATTACTCAAAAATACTTGGCGACATACACATAAAGCATCATTTAGCGATTGATAAATTATACGAAGAAGCCAAGAATGTAGAAGCTTTAAAAGCAGAGCAACAAGTTTTACAAGATAAAATTACAAAGCTGACCGCTGACCTTGCAAAGGTAGAAGAGCCAATTGACATCGAGAAAGCTTGGTTGACTCACGGAGAATTAAACTTTCAGCTTTCTCTGACAAAAATAGCTATTGAGAAAAAATCAGCTGAATTAAAAACTCACGAAGAAACCATTGAAAAGATTAATCAAGTCGTAGAGAAACTTAATGTAGAAGAACTTAAAGTAAAACAGGAAGCTTCTAAAAAGATTCTAAAAGAGATTGATTCTCTTCTCTCCGAGAAGAAGATGAAAAACAATTCTCTTTCAATCTATAGAAAGTCTGCCGAGCTTATTGATTTAGCTGCTTGCGGCAAAGACCAATTTAAAGAATGCTCATTTAAGAAGAGCGCACTGGAATCCCTAACAGAAATCTCAATAGTAGAGTTGGCTCTTAAAACGATCGAAGAACAAGAAGCAGCTTTAAGAGGTGATCTATTAAAGTTAGAGATAGACAAAGTTAACGAATACCTTGATAAACTTACAAAGCTTAAAGATAAATCTAATGAAGCATCCAGCAAAATCTCCTCTCTCTTAAAAGAGATAGTTAAGTTGCAAAATACCAAGTCAGAGGTTGAGACAGAACTTGTGGAGAATGAAAAAATAATTAATCGTTATGAATCAAACAAAGATTTATACGACAACATTAACGAATTGAAAAAAGACCTTGTTAATCTCGTTAAGAAAAAGAATTCTACACAAGAATCTTTAAAGACAGCGGAAAACGATCATACAAAAGCAGTAGGAAACTTAGCGTCATTAGAGCAACAAATTGATACATACGAGAAAGAAATAGAGGAACTTAATAAACTAAAAGCAGAACATTCATCTTATGAGTTATTTCTAAAATGCACACATAATAGCGGTATTCCGTTTGAATTAATTAAAAGAACTCTGCCAATAATCAACGAAGAAATAAACGGTCTTTTGGCAAACATTGTCGAGTTTGAAGCTTACTTTGCAAATGAAGAAGGTAGATTAGAAATTTACATTCAGCATCCTAATTCTTCTCCGAGAGCGATTGAAAACTGCTCAGGAGCAGAAAAGTCCTTGGTTGCTATGGCGATTAGATTAGCTCTGATTAAATGTGGCAGCTTGCCAGTAAGCAACGTATTTATTCTTGATGAGCCAGCTACATCTTTGGATGCGGAACATATGGACAGTTTTATCAAAGTTTTAGAAATGATTAAATCTCAATTTAAAACTGTATTATTAATCACTCACTTAGATACATTAAAAGACTCAGTGGATAAAATTATCGAGATTCAGAAGGATGAAGAGGGATTTGCATACATTAACTAACTATTTATAACACCGAAAGGTTAGGAGGTATATCATGGCAAAGAAGCAAGAAAAACCAGTAAAGAAAGACGAGAAGAAAAAGAAATAATTTCTTCTAATAATTCGGAGGCGTCAAGATTAAAACCTTGACGCCTTTTTATTTTATGATACTATTTATTGTATAATCTCAGGAGGATTAATTATGTCAGATCAAAAGCCAAAAGGACACGGACCAGCAAAAGTTGCTCCATTCACACAAAGCCCAGGTGGAAAAGGTCATAACTGGCCAAAAGCCGGTGATCCAAACACCAAAGGCTGGAACGAGAAAGTCCACAAAGGTGGCGCTCCAAAGCCAAAATAAGAGGTAGTTATGCCTTTTGATCCAAAACAGATCTCGGCACTAGAAAAAGCCGTTGAAGATAAATACGGTGAAAAAGCTGTATTAGACCCTTCTTCTCTTTGGACACCCGAGAAAGAAAAAACCTACCTTGATCAGGTTAAGGCAGTTGAGAATTTTTATCGTCAACAACCTTATGAAAACCAAGTTGATCAGGGTGGTTTTATTCTCAGGGAAAAACTACTTAATAAGAGGAACTTTAAAAATTGTTCTTACTGCGGAGATCAAGTATATAAAGCAGCAGACGAAATGTATATGACAAAGTTTAATTGTTGTTTTAATTGCTACGTCTTACACCTAGAAGGAAGAGAAACAAAATGGCAGAAATAGTAAACAACGAGGTCCAAAATGATATTTACGAAATTGTCCGTGGGATTGGTCAAGCGATGTCTCTGGCTTATGATGGACCAACCTACAACGAAGACATTGACAACAAAGTTGGCTTACGAAGAGAAGAAGGCAATTACTTAGTAGACAAAAGAATTATGGATGGTTTTCACGTTAAAGTCGGTGGTAGAAAGCTGACTATTAATTACCACGCAGAAATTCCGCTCAACGAGATTCATAGGATGGGAGCTGGAAAGTTTGAAGACGAAATCGAAAGCACTATTGAAAAATGTCTTGCATTCGTCAAAAAACAATTTAAGGCTACAACAAAGAAAAGTCTTGCAACAAAAGAAGCCAAGAAAACATTAAAGAACGGAAAAACAGTTAAGGATTTCGACGTTTTAATTCAGCCAATTTCTCGTTTTAGAACGTCTGTAACGGCACATAAATGCTACGAACTTACTGGTATTCCCGAGCCAGAAGAGTATAAGAGTCAGATTGTTGCTGATTACGAAAAGTATCACAAGAGCCTCTTTAAGAACAAGAAGAAGGCAGAAGAAGCTCCTAAGCGAGTTGCATGAGTGTCCAATTAACTAAGAAGGAAGTTGTTAAAGAAATAATTAAATGTGGGAAAGACCCCATTTATTTTATCAATAACTTTGTCAAAATTTCTCATCCAGTCCAAGGACTTATTAGTTTTAAACTTTATCCATTCCAAGAAGATTGTATAAAACAATTTCAAGATTATAGATTTAACATCGTACTCAAAGCTCGCCAGATGGGTCTTTCGACTGCAACTGCGGGCTTTATTCTTTGGATGGTATTATTCCATAGGGAAAAGACTGTCTTATCTGTTGCCACGCAATTAAACGTTGCCGTTGGTATGGTTAAGAAGGTTAAGTTAATGTATAACAATCTTCCTGATTGGATGAAGATTGCTAAGGTTAAGAATGACAACAAAAGCACTCTTGAATTAAATAATGGCTCTTGGGTTAAGGCAGCATCAACAACTGGCGACTCTGGTCGTTCCGAAGCTCTTTCTTTGCTCATTGTTGACGAAGCTGGCATCATTCAAGGTATGGATGAAATGTGGGCTGGTATTTATCCTACAATTGCCACTGGTGGTCGCTGTATCGCCGTATCAACTCCAAAAGGCGTTGGTAACTGGTTTCACAAGACTTATACAGATGCGGAGACAGGAAAGAACAACTTTAATCCTATTAAGCTAAACTGGGACGCCCACCCAGACAGAGACCAAAAATGGTGGGAAGAAAATACTAAAAACCTTAGTGCGAAGGACATTGCACAAGAATACGAATGCTCTTTTAATTTTTCTGGAAACACAATTGTTGACGGTGTAATTCTACAAGAGATGAAAGATGGAACATCAAAACCAATAAGAAGAGGTGGTTTTGATGGAAATCTATGGATTTGGAAAGAACCAGAACCAGGAAGAAGGTACTTACTTTCTGCCGACGTTGCCCGTGGAGATGCGGAAGATAATTCTGCATTTAACATTTACGATGTTGATTCTATGGAACAAGTGGCAGAATACCAAGGCAAGTTAGCCCCAGAAGCATACGCAGAATTATTATTTGAGACATCAAAAGATTATGGTTTTTGTTTAACGGTTGTAGAGAATAACTCATTTGGTTACGGAGTGTTAGAAAAACTCAAATCAATGAGACATCCAGCTATTTACCACCACAAAAAATCAAGTTATGATTTTATTGAGCCGATGACAGCATTGTATGATTCAAGTGCCGTTCCTGGTTTCAATACAAACGTTAAGATGCGCCCCCTTGCTATTGCAAAGATGGAAGAATTTTTAAGAAACAAGATAATAAAAATCAATTCTGAAAGACTAATTAATGAGTTAGAAACATTTGTTTGGAACAACGGAAAAGCGGAGGCAATTAAAGGTAGTAATGACGATTTAGTAATGTCCTGTGCAATTGCCTGCTGGGTAAGAGAAGGGGCCTTAATAATTTCTCAAAGAGATGTACAATACCGTCAAGCATTTATCAGCGGAATAAATACTGGCGGAAGAACATTTGAGTCATCAATACCTGGAATGCCTGAACACGCAAAAGCCGAAAATCGCAAGAAGTGGGCTGAAGCATACAACAACGCAAGAGAGTTCTCTTGGTTAATGAAGTGAGAATAAAAAATGGCAAATAAAGCAGATCAGAGAAACAATCCAAAAAATAGTGCGTCTCCTTTATTTAAGAGATTAACAAAGTTGTTCTCTGGTCCTATCATTAATTTTAGAGCACAAAAACCAACAAGAGAAAGAAAGTTTCAATTAGACAAGTATGCAAGCAAGTTTAATTCTCTACAAGGCTTATCATACAAGAAAAATGTTTATAACCCGTTTGATTCACTTCGTTCTGGGAACATGGCTATTCAAAGCCGTGCAGAAAGATATGTTGACTTTGAGCAAATGGAATTTTATCCAGAGTTGGCATCTGCTCTTGATGTTTATGCAGATGAAATGACGACCTTTACAGAGGTTTCAAAGCTATTAAAGATTGATTGCCACAACGAAGAAATCAAGAACATTATTGATACTTTATTCTACAAAACACTAAACATTGAATCAAATCTCTTTAACTGGGCAAGAACAATGTGTAAGTATGGAGATTTCTTTTTGTATCTTGATACAGACGAAGTTCTTGGTGTTAAAGCAGCGATTGGCCTTCCTTCGCAGGAAGTTGAGAGATTAGAAGGTCAAGATCAAACAAACCCTAATTATCTACAATTCCAATGGAATGCTGGCGGTTTGACGTTTGAAAATTGGCAGATTGCTCACTTTCGTGTATTAGGAAATGATAAGTATGCTCCATACGGCACATCAGTATTAGATCCAGCAAGAAGAATTTGGCGTCAGTTAATTCTCGTAGAAGATGCGATGATGGCAGCAAGAGTTATTCGCGCACCAGACAGAAAAGTATTTGAGATCGACGTTTCAGGCATTCCTCCAGAAGATGTTGAGCAATATATGCAGCGCGTTATTACACAGCTTAAAAGACATCAAGTTGTAGATGATACAACAGGACAAGTAGATCTTCGCTATAATCCTCTAAGCGTTGAGGAAGATTATTACCTTCCTGTCCGCGCTGGTTCTGTATCTAAGATTACTCCACTTGCCGGTCAAAAAGGTATTGATTCAATTGAAGATATTAAATACTTAAAGAATAAGTTATTTGCCGCAATTAAAATCCCAGGAGCTTATCTTTCACAATCTGAGTCAGATAAAGAAGATAAGTCTACACTTGCTCAAAAAGACATTCGTTTTGCAAGAACAGTTCAAAGACTGCAAAGAGCAATGCTTTCAGAAATGGAAAAGATTGGCATCGTGCATCTTTATACTCTTGGGTTCAGAGGTGATGACTTAATTTCTTTTAAACTCTCTCTAAATAATCCTTCTCGTATTGCAATGATGCAAGAATTAGAGGGATTGAGCCAAAAACTAGACGTTGCATCTAAAGCACTTGGTGCAAACTTCTTTTCTCGTCAATATGTTTCAAAAAATATATTCGGTATGTCTGATGAAGATTTTGAGAAGATTGAAAGACAACGTTTCTATGATAAGAGAGTTGATGCTGCAATTGAAGCATCTGCACAAGATATGCCGTCAGCAGGTGATATGAGTGGAATGGGCGGTCCATCGCTTTCGGCTGAACCTACAGGTGGTATAGAAGGCGGACTAGGTGGAGGACCAGGAACATTAGGGGCAGCAATAACTCCGCCTCCACCAGAAGGAGGAGAAGCTGGAGCCGCACCAGCTGGCGGAGAAGCAGCTCCAGCTCCAGAAGCAGCTCCAGCCCCTGGGGAAGAAGGTGGTTCACCACTTTTGGCAGCACCACCGCCAGAAGCCCCAGCTAAAAGAGATAGTGTTGTAAAAAGAGATAAACAAGATAAACCTGTAAAGATTGAATACGCTGATGGTTCTTACTTAACTCTTAGTTCTAAAGGTAAAAAATATAAACCAACTGATGATGACAAAAGAGAAGATCGTGGACCATTTACAAGACACGTTAAGTCTTTATGGGGAAGTCAAGCTTACGGTAAGAATTCTAAAAGAAATGCCTTTGGATTCGGTTATGTTACATCAGATCGTTTAGCAAAAGGTATTGCAGAGTCAATCGATACTAATTATAATAAGTCAGCCGAGGATCAATTAAATAAACTTGACCGGGATTTAGAAACCATAATGGAAGAGTAAAAAATGAAAATAAGCCACAATAAAAAAAGAAATACATTGTTTTTATACGAAGCTCTTGTAAGAGAATATACAAAAGCAAAATTAGATAATGATCCAAGAAAATTACAAGAAATTCGTAATTTATTTGTGGAATATTTTTCAGAAGGAAAAGTTCTCAAAGAAGAATTAAAGATCTACAAAGCTGTTCTTGAAACAAAGAATGTAGATAAAGAATTGGCAGAAAGAATTTTATCAGAAGCAAAAAGAATGTATGCTGGTCTTGGAATGGATAAAGTATTCCAACAACAGAGTTCTTTAATCGCAAAAGTTAATCGTTCACTGACTCCTAAATTTTTTGCAAACTATGTTCCAAACTATAAAGATATTGCAACTCTTCAACAAATTTTTGGAGACAAAGCTTCCATTCCAGCAAGAATGCTAATGGAAAGACAAGCAATTGAAAAAATGACAGTTGGCGAACAAACGTTGGATCAAATTAATGAGAAAATTGATAAGTATGTTGTTCACAGCTATTTAAACGCTTTTAATAAGAAATACTCCGATCTATTAGAAAACCAAAAATCTTTGTTAAAGAAATATATGACAGCAACAGAGGATGATAATACCGATTTTGTTGTCTTTCTAAACGAAGAACTACAAAACATCTCTTCTAAATTAAACTCCGCTCATAGCGTCGCGGAGGTAAAAGAAGATAAAGAAATTTTAAAGAAGCTTGTTGAGGTTAAAAAGAGATTTAACGCTCTCAAAGACGAAGAAATTGACGAGAAGTATCTACAAAAGATCCTTAAATTCCAAAAGCTCGTCAACGAATTAGAGAACTAAAATATGGCAATAACTATTAAAATAACAGGTAAAGAAGTTGCAGCTGCTGGTGTTAATCCAGAAGACATTGGAACACCTATGGGCGCAGATGAGGAGCCAAAGAAAGAAGAAATTAAAATTATCTTTGGACCAAGATTCATAAAAGTTAAGCTTAATATAAGAAAAACATTGGATAACAACATTGTTATTTATGACCATCCTTTGATTGACATAGTTATTATTCCATCAAAAAATAAAATATTTACAATTCCAAAAGACAATGTAACATCTGATACGTATCCTGCTCAAAATAGATACTTTAAATTTTTAGATAGAAAAGGTGTCTTAATTAAGGGAACAATTAGAAGTGGAGCGATTATTAATTCGTTAGAGTCATTTTATCCTCCAAACGACAAGATTGACGTTATGCAAGTCATAATTCTTCTTACAAAGAGATTTATGGAAAAAGAAATGGAGTTCATTGACATTTCCAAGAATTATGAAGAAAACGTTGAAGATATGTTTGTAAATCCAGAAGAAGAAGATACAACCGAACTTGGTGAAGTTCCACAAAAACCAAGAAAAGGACACGTAAACATTTATCAAACTGCTTATGGTATTCTTTATAGGGTGTAGGAGGAATTAATTGGTTCGAACAACAATAGAGGATAAATGCTTCAACTAATTTATTTTATTCTTATTGCTTATGGCTTAACCCAAATACTTTGTTATGGTGCAATTTTAAAATTCATTAGACCTACAAAAGGATGGTTTGGAGAATTATTCCAATGTCCTATGTGTATGGGATTTTGGGTAGGAATGTTTTTATGTGGAGTTTCTCCATATACCGAACTATTTAGTTTTGAGCAGTCTATAATAAATTTTATGTTATTGGGATTTTTAAGCTCTGGAACTAGCTACATATTAAATATGGGAGTAAGCGATGATGGCTTTAATTTTAAAATCAAATCAGGGGCACAATCTCTGGACAAACAAGTGGATGAAAAGACCACCAACTAATTGCAAAGGAGGTTGCTGACTATGAAAATATCATACGAAAGACTAAATCAGATTATTGAAGAAGAAGTTACTAGGTTTAAGAGCCTGAATGAAGATACTCCATTGGCCAAAGATCCTGCTGTGGTTGCACTAGATTTAGAAATGGATAGAATTAAAAGCATGGCTAAAACTAGAGAAGAGACAGTTAGATTGACTGGTTTGTTAAAGGCAATAAAATAATGAATAAATACGTTTTAACAGAATTTCTTGAACTTGATAATGATTCTTCTCTTTTAACAGAAGATGATAAGAGAATGATTGAAGCTGGCGATGTCATTCTTGCTGGTCGTCTGCAAAGGGCAGATGCTAAGAATGGCAACGGCAGAGTTTATCCAAAGAGAACACTTCAAAGAGAAGTAGAAAACTATAAAAAACTTGTTCAAGAAAAAAGAGCACTTGGCGAGTTAGACCACCCAGACTCCTCTGTTATCGAATTAAAAAATGCTTCTCACATCGTAACACACATTGAGATGAGAAATGATGAAGTTATTGGAAAGCTTCGCCTATTAGATACTCCTGCTGGTAGAATTGCAAAGGATCTTATTAGGGGCGGAGTTAAGCTTGGCGTTTCTTCTCGCGGTCTTGGTTCGACAAAGGACCAAGGCGGAACAACAATGGTACAAGATGACTTTCAGTTAATCTGCTTTGATCTTGTTTCGGAACCATCAACAACTGGTGCTTTCTTATTTAAGGAACACAAAGAACCAAATATCTTTACCAAATCAGATAAGATTTTTAGAGCAATGAATGACATTCTAATTGAGGATTAAATGACAAAGAGCGAAATGAAAAAAATTATGAAGCCTCTTGTTAAAGAATGTTTACAAGAGATGTTGCTAGAAGAAGGGCTGTTGTCCAGTCTTATTAACGAAGTTAATAAAGGCAATAAACAAATCTTTTCTGAATCAACCAGAAGAGATCCAGAAGTTACTTCTCCAAAAAAACAGCCACAACAACCACAATCAAAACCACAAATAAACGAAGTAAGAAAAAAACTTGCTGATTCTATTGGTAAAGGTGCATACGCCAGCGTATTTGAAGGCTTAGAGCCAGCACCAGGTCCAGATAATCGTTCCGTTGATGACGGAGATCCAGGAATGGATTTATCCATTCTTAACAACATCCCAGGATTAAAGGGATTTAAATGAGGAAGTATGGCAAACAAGAGATGCAATGTCGAAGTTAAACTAAGACAAGGTGAACACCCAGAAAGAATGGTTAAAAGATTTCTTAACAAAGTTAAGAAAGAAAAGATTGTAGAAGAGATTCAAAATAGAAAATATTATGAAACTCCAACTGCAAAAAGATCGAGAATGAAGAATCGTAGGAAAAAAGTTATAGCTAAACTTCGCAGAGAAAGAGAAGCAAAAGACATGCCAAAAGAAAAGAAAGAGTAAACTATTTATTGTAACTTAAGGAGTTAATTATTATGGCAAATGAAACAATGCAATGGCCAAATCCTGGATTGGGGTCAGTGGGTTCTTATCAATTAGGTGGGATTCCTTTTGTTACTTCTAGCTTAACAGTACCAGCAAGTAATGCAGCAATATTGAAGGTTCAGTTCCCATATGTAACTAAATTTGTAACAATTGTTAATACTGGTTCTGTCTCTGGTGCTCCAGCTATTAGAGTCGGCTTTAGCGCTCTTGGAACTACTAATACTTCAAATTATTTTTCACTAGCTTTTGGAGAATCTTATACTGGCGAATGGAGAATTGAAGATTTATTCTTAATTTCAAATACAACAGTGCAAAGTTCTGCTTCAATTATAGCAGGATTAACTCCAATTCCAAGAGGAGTTCCTTCCTTTGTTGCTACTGGTAATAACTGGTCTGGTTCATTGGGAGTTGGATAATGAAAAGTAGATTTGGTAAAAAAGGAAATTCTCTGTCTATTGGCGGAATTAAGAAAAAAAATCATTAGGGAATAAATATACTATTTATTATACCATAAATGGAGAAATTATAAATGAGTTCAATGTTAGAACAAGCAATTTTAGACGCAAAAGAATTAAAGGAAGCTGCAATTAAAAATGCACAACAATCTTTAATTGAAAAATATTCTGGAGAATTTGAAGGAGAAATTGAGAGGCTTTTAGAACAAGCCGCTCCTGCCGCTGATCCTGCTCCTGCTGCCGCTCCTATGCCTGGTATGCCAGTAACTCCTGGTTCTGCTCCTGTTGATCCAGAGAAAGCAAAAGCAGATGAAGATAATAAATCTTCTATTTTCACAAAGCTTGATTATGCTTTTAAGGATGGCGAAATGATTGCAGACAAAGCTTACCCAACTGGCGTTGTTGAAATTGATCTTGATTCTTTAACAGAATTTGAATTCAGCAAAAACAAAGAAACCCCAGAACAACTTGCTCTTCAAGAATTAAAGGTATTATCAAAGAAATCTAAACTTAATGAAGAATTAGAAGAAGAAATGAATGATGATGAAGACTTTGATGATGAATCAGAAACCTTCCCATACGATGACGAAGAAGAATCTGACGAAGATGATTTTGAAGATGACGACGAAGATTCTGAAGATGATGCCGAAGAACTTTCTGACCTAAATGATTTTAATGATGAAGGTGATGAAGAATTTGATGACGAGGATGAAGACGTTGATTTAGATGATGAAGAAGACATGGACGTTGACATCGAAGATGAAGACTTTGAAGATGATGAAGATCTCGGAGACGAAGATCTTTACGGCGCAGAAGACGATGTTGGATTCCACATTGATTATGATTCAGAAGAAGATGAAGATGAAGAAGACGACGAGGATTATAATCCAGACGCCGACGTAGAAGATTTTGATGATGAAGAGTATTATGATGACGAGCAAGACGAAGAAGACGAAGAAGAATCCGACGAAGAAGACGAAGAAGAATCCGACGAAGAAGACGATGACGAGGAAGAAGATTTAGAAGAAACAAAGAAATCTGATAAAAAAGAATTAACAGATGCTGAACTTATTAAAGAGTTAATAAAACAACTTGAAAACGCTCTTAATACAACACAGGAAAAACAACATCCAGGTTGGGCAACAAGATTAAAAACACTATTAGCAACAGCCAAAAGAGAAGATCTTAAAGAAGCTATTAAACTTGACTGGAAGAGATCAGGTCAAAGATCACCATTTACTGGTATGTTCAAAGAAGAAGCAGAACACGATTATATGTTAGAAGAACTACAAGCTCAGATTGAAGAATTAGAGCAAGAAGTAGATTCTCTAAAAGAATCAAACAAGAGATTAAAGAGTGGCTTAAAAGATTCTGTAAAATTAAATGAAACTTTGGTTAATAAAATCAAGAATTATGAAGAAAAATTACATGAGTCAAGAATATTGAATTATAAGCTACTATATACTAATAAGGCGCTATCAGATAGTTCCCTAAATGGACAGCAAAAAAATAAAATTGCTGAATCTATTGATGGTGCCAAGACAGCTGAAGAAGTAAAATTGCTTTATGAAACATTAAAAAGCACAATGCGGGATGGAACCAGTAGAAGTACACCCAAATCATTGAGCGAGGCAGTTGAAAGACGTTCTTCTTCACTTTTGCTAAGAGGCACTCGTGCGGAGCCTAAGAAGCAAGATGATATTGCTGAACGTATGAAACGGTTAGCAGGTTTATAATAACTTAACTTTATCAAAGGAGATAAAACAATGGCAAGTATAGTCGAAAGATTAACAGAAAATATTGTAGAAAGAAATCTCCTTCGTGAAGGCGCTGCCCTCTCAAAGAAATGGGAGAGAACAGGTCTACTCGAAGGAATCGATAGCGACGTAACAAGAACAACAATGTCACGTCTATTAGAAAATCAAGCAAAGGAACTACTCCGTGAAGCTTCCACAATGTCCGCTGGTGACGTTGAAGGTTTTGCTGCAGTTGCATTCCCAATTGTTAGACGCGTATTCGGTGGTCTAATTGCAAATGAACTCGTAGCAGTTCAACCAATGAGCCTACCATCCGGTCTAATCTTCTTCCTTGATTTTACATATAGCAATGATACAGCAAGTAAAACAAATGTAGGTGCAATTGGTGCTCAATCTATTTACGGTGGTAACGTTGTAGCTAGCCAAATCACTGGTGGTGTTAGCTTAACTGGTGTTGATAGCAATGGTGTTCAAAACCTAGAAAAAAGCTTCTACTCACTAAATAACGGCTTTTCATCTCCTACTGGATCAGGAGCGGGAAATGCTGCATTTGTTTGTATTGCATCTGGAACTGTTGGTGGCGGAGTTGGTGATGACGCTGCTCTTGTCAGCACATTAACTGGTCCTGCTGCAACAATTTTCCCAAATGCTACAACATTATCGCAATTAGTAGACTATGATGCAGATCTAGTAGGTCAAGCTGTTGCAGTATTTGTTGTAACAGGTAGCACACTTCCAGCAGCTGCAGCAAATCTTGATATGAAGAATATCATTACTTTCTCACCAACAGTTGGTTCTGATAGTCCACATAAATTATACCCAACAACTGGCTCAATAGTAAGAAGATTAACAAAGGGAGCTTTTGTCGGAAGTAATGGTCTTGTTTCTCTCAACTCCACTACAGCTGGCTTGTTATTCGTTGTTCAAGCAACAGGTTCAGCAACTGCTGCCAAAGCAATAGACTTGGCAACAATGGTTGCTCGTTCAGCTACACCGCTAGTAACATTTGCAGTCAGAGATGGAGTATCACCAGGTGGTAATACTTTGGGATCAATTGCTGAATCATTGTATCTTGAAGGTGCCGGTAGTGGTTCAAACTACACTCCAACTAGCGCAACTGGCTTTAATGCTACAATCCCAGAAATCGATATCAAAGTCGATAGCATCGCTGTAACAGCTCAAACCAAGAAACTCAAGGCCAAGTGGTCACCAGAATTAGGTCAAGACCTAAACGCTTACCACAACCTTGATGCTGAAGTTGAGCTAACAAGCATCCTATCTGAACACGTTGCTCTTGAAATTGATCAAGAAATCCTCAACGATCTCGTTAAGGGTGCAACAGCTGCAGTCAAGTACTGGAGCCGCAGACCAGGTAAGTTCGTCAACCGTGATTCAGGCGCAAGCATCACATCAGTCGGTGCTCCACCGGACTTCACAGGCAATGTCAGCATGTGGTATGAAACACTCATTGAAACAATTAATGACGTTTCAGCTCAAATCCACAGAAAGACAAGACGTGGTGGTGCGAACTTTCTTGTAACTTCACCTGAAGTTGCCAACATCCTAGAATTCACCTCTGGTTTCCGCGCTGATGTCAGCATGGAAGATCTAAAGGGCGGTTCAGTTGGCGCAGTCAAGGCTGGTAGCCTCAGCAAGAAGTGGGATCTCTATGTTGATCCATACTTCCCACGCAACCTAATCCTCGTTGGTCGTAGAGGCAAGGCATTCCTCGAAAGTGGTTATGTCTACGCTCCATACGTACCACTAATGATTACACCAACAATCTTTGGTACAGAAGACTTTGTACCAAGAAAGGGTCTAATGACTCGCTACGCCAAGAAGATGGTTCGTCCAGACATGTTTGGTCTAGTAGTTGTTGCCGACCTAATTGGTTAATCAACTAAGGGTTAATTAAGCAGAACCCCTGTCAGGGAAACTTGACAGGGGTTTTGTGTTTTTAGAAACTACTTATAACAATGTTTGTTATTTTTAAGCTGAGTTTCTGGATCAGCTTATTGCTCACTTGCAGAGCCAATGATCCGGAGATAAGCAACAAAATAATCGACTCTATTGAATATCAGGAATCAAGAGGAAATATATTCGTTAAAAGTAATACATACTGCACGGGCGTGATGCAAATCGATTATCGTTATTCACCAGTGCCAAGACAGCTTTTAAGAATTCCTTACATCAATAGAATCGTTGGCACAAGAGCCATTCGTTATTGGAAGCGAAGATCCGGCAATATGAAGCTGGCTCTTGCTGCATATAATTGTGGTAATGCTGGTTTAAAAGGCAAATGTGGAGTTGGCTATGCCAATTCTGTTCTGGGAAGAAATATCCAATTTAAAAGATTAAACATTCCGAGTTGTTCTATAATAGGTGGGTTCATTAATACTTATTTAGATAACAAGGACTATTTAGTTAAGTGGAGAAATAATTTATGGCATTACCCGTTCTTACCCCAGCATCGACAACGACAACTGTAAGATTATCTGCTTCTTCAACAGCAGCAGCAGTAGCAGCTACTTCATTACCGTTTAACATAGCAGAATATAGTACAGACCAATATTTTTTATCTGGAGCTGCAGAGCAAGTAGCCTATGTTTATAAGATGCTTGGTGGTGACGTATTAGATATTGAATTAACAAATCAAAATGTTTATGCAGCTTATCAAGCTGCCTGTATGGAATATTCTTATCTTGTAAACATTCATCAGGCAAAGAATTCTTTACCAAACATGCTTGGTGCAACGACAGGAACTTTTGATCATCTTGGACATTTATTATCTGGACCAACTGGAAGTAGTGTTGCACTAAAGTTCCCAAGATTCCAAGCACAATTACCAAGAAATGTTGCCAAAGGTTTTGGAGCTTCTGTTGGAGTCGGTGGCGATGTTCCTGTTTATTCAGCATCAATTAATTTAACCTCTAGTGTTCAAGATTATGATTTACAAACAGCAGCAGATACCGCATTAAGTGCGTCTGGGCACCCAGAACTAATGGGGAAGAGAGCAGTCGTAACTAGAGTTTACTATATTACTCCAAGAGCCATGTGGAGATTTTTTGCCTACTATGGCGGTATTAACGTTATTGGTAACATGACAACTTATGGTATGTATACTGATGACTCTACTTTTGAGGTTGTTCCAACGTGGCAGAATAAACTACAAGCTATGATGTATGAAGATTCAATCTATACAAGAACATCCCATCACTCTTATGAGATTGTAGATAACAAATTAAGGCTTTATCCAGTACCAGCAGCTACAGATGTATCAAAGATGTATTTTAGATTTTACATCGTTCCTGACGCTTGGCAGGCTGGTACAACAAACGATGGAATTGGTGGCGTCAATAACCTAAACACTCTACCTTTCGAGAACATACCATATACTAACATCAACAGCATAGGAAAGCAATGGATCAGAAGATATGCGCTAGCTTTATCAAAAGAAATGTTAAGTCAGATTCGTGGTAAGTTTGGCGGTAACGTTCCTTCTCCTGGTGTTACAATTACTCTAAATGCCACGGCATTAGCGTCAGAAGCAAAAGACGAAAAAGATAAACTAAGAGATGAACTTGTTAAGGTTCTTGACGAATTAACCTATGCCAAGATTACAGAAACACAAGCTGGTATAGCCAAGAATGCCGCTGAAACAATGAAGTATGCACCACTTCCAATCTTTGTAGGAAGCTTTTTGTTATGTTTAGCTTCTCAAATTCCGTTGGTTGCTAATATCTTGGGGTGCTAAATGAAAATAAGTGGAATTTATATAATAGAAAATTTATCAAACGGTAAACGCTATGTCGGTTCTAGTAAAGAAGTCCATAAACGGTGGCGGAAACATAGGGGTGATTTAAAAAATAATAGACACGGTAATTCGCATCTTCAAAGTTCTTGGAATAAGTATGGAGAAAATAATTTTAAATTCTTTATTTTAGAAGAATGCGAAGAAAATTTATTAATAGAAAGAGAAGAAAAAGCAATCAATGAATTAAAACCAGAATATAATAAAACAACTTTTTCTGGTGGAAGACAAATAAAATCTGAAAGTCACAAATTGAAATTAGCACTAGCTAATGTAGGCAAAAAAGCAACAGAAGAAACAAAATTAAAAATGTCTCTTAAAAGAAAGGGAATTAAATTTTCAGAAGAACACAAAAAGAGAATCTCGGAAAATAATTATAGAAAAGCGCACCCAGAAAGTCTAATGGGAGATAAAAATCCTTCCGCAAAATTAAGTTGGGAAAGTGTAAGACAGATTAGAAAATTATATGAAAGCGGAGAAACCTCTAAAGAAATTGCCACTAAATTTAATATTTGTTTAGCGTCTGTTAGCAACATAACAGCAGGAAGAAGTTGGAAAGAACAAAATACAAAGGATAATTTAAATGGCTAAAAGAAACCAGTTCACACAACCAGCAGCTCCTCCAGTTCCGATGTTTATCAATCAGCCTGAAAGGGATTTTAATAAGCAAGTTGTCTCAGAAGTTGCTGAAAGAGTAAGCGGTCAGCCAGTTCTATATTATCCTATCGATATTGATAGGACAGAGTTCCACCCTCTCTATGGTGAAGCAATTGTTAAAACATTTCTTCCGCCAGTTAGAGTTTATGCTTTCGTAGAGTTTTCTGGTAAGTATATAGAAACAAAAGTAGATAAATTTGGTTTGGAAAAGGATACAACAATGACTATCCATTTCCATAAGAGAAGATTGACAGAAGATCAAGATGTTTATGTTAGAGAAGGTGATTTTGTTTTACATAATAATATTCTTTATGAAATAGTCAAGTTATCAGAACCAGCTTCTCCATATGGTCAAACAGAAAATAGAGTTGAGATCACAGCAACCTGTATTAAGAGCAGAAAAGGATTATTCAACGCACAATGATTAGAATAATTTTTGAAAACAAAAAACTTCTTAACGAAGTTAATATGAAAAGAAAAGAGATGATTATGAAACCATCCCGATAGAAGAATCAAAGAAAAGAAAATCATTAAGAATTATATTTAACTAAGAAAGGTATATAAATGGATACATCATACAAACAACAAGATAATCCAACACCAGTTTCGACTTTTGAAACAATCGACATGGCTTTATATAATTGGGTTAATGAAACGGTTGATGTTCATGCCACAACAAACGAAGGAATAAGAAAAGTTCCAGTTGATTGGTTTTCAAGAGAAAGAGCTTTTCAAATTAAAGAACAAAAAGATAATAGAGATAATAACGGGTTTCTTGATTTTCCACAAATACAAGTTCAAAGATCTTCATTTGCTTTAGCAGATGCCAATAAAAGACCAGTCCCAGGAGTGTTCCGTGCAGCCTATGATTATAAAGATGGACAACTTGGTATTTGGAAAAAAGTTCAACAAGATAAAACAAAGAACTTTGCAAACGCAAGAGCGCAAAGATTATTTGGAGATCCAAATTTCAAATCACAAAATACAGAAATAGTTAATCAATATGTATTTATTCCTTATCCATCTTATTACGAAATAAAATATGAGATTGCTTTAAAGGCTCTTTACATGCAACAATTAAATGAAATGATAGCACCATTTCAAAGGACTAATACAGTAAACAATTCTAATGTTCAAACAATAAAGTATGGCGGCTTTAAGTATGAATTGTTTACCACAACAGACAATGGATTTACTAGCAACTCTCCAGAAGTCGGAGAAAATGAAAAAATTTATGAATCAAAACTTTCAGTAACTGTTTTAGGGTTTACAACAACAAGCGAGATAAATCAAAAGACACCAAACATAGTTTACCGAGAAGGTCCAGCAAAAATTAGAATACAAAGAGAAAGAGTAATAATGGGAGACATAAATAATTTAGGTGACCCAGATACTCCTTTTAGAGAATGATTTTGAGATTCTTAAAACTATTTATTAGGAGCTATTCATAGGAGAATGATGAATGTCAGTAAAGAAATTTAAATTTGTTTCACCTGGGGTATTTTTAAGAGAAATAGATCAATCACAAATTCCTGCACAACCACAACCAATTGGACCAACCATTATTGGTCGTTCAAAAAGAGGTCCGGCATTAAGACCTGTAACAGTGAATTCATATTCTGAATTTGTTGAGTTATTTGGCGAGCCTGTTGCTGGTGGCGGTGCTACTGGTGATGGATGGAGAGATGGAAATTATGATGCTCCAACTTATGCTGCTTATGCTGCACAAGCTTGGTTGGCAAACAGTGAAACAGTTAATTTCGTAAGACTACTTGGTGTTCAAGACGATCAAGCCAGCGGAACAACAAACAATGCTGGTTTTTCTGGATGGAAAGTAAATGATCCATCTGCTGGCGCTCCTGCTGGCGCTCATGGTTTGTTTGTGTTCCCAAGCTCTTCAGCAGCAGCTACAAATATTTCTGGAACATTAGCCGCAATTTGGTATTGTACAGGTTCAGTTCCTATTTTATCTGGTACAGTTGCTGGTGCTTCATTACTAACACAATCTAACGGTGTTATGATTAAAGCCGATTCTGGTAAATTTACCGTTTATGTTTCTGGCTCAACACAAACAGATGCAAATAAAAAAGTTCAATTTTCTTTTGATTCTACTTCTGGAAACTTTATTAGAAAAGTATTCAATACAAGCCCAAGAAACTGTGATACGGGTATTGCTGGTCCAAGCAGCCCTGCTGGTTTGTGGTTAGGAGAAACATTTGAAAACCAATTCTTACTAAATGCAGAATCATTTGGCTCAAATGGAACAGCAAACACTGCATCTACAAATTCATCTGATTTTTATGCAATGGTTCTTCCTTTGAATTATTATAGCAATCACCTTGGTGAAACACCAGATACACATGCAGCAAGAACAGGATGGTATTTTAGACAATCACCTGTTCAGGGCGCTGCTGATACCAGCTACGCTGCTACATCAATGACAAAATTGTTTAGATTTATCGCAATTGATGGCGGCGACTGGGCAAGATCAAATGTTAAAATTGAAATTTCAAATATCAAACCGCCAGTAAATGATCTAATCAAGTATGGATCGTTTGATGTTGTCGTTAGAAGAATTGACGATGTTGATAACAACAGAAAACAACTAGAATCATTTACTGCTTGCTCTTTAGATCCGACCTCTCCTGATTTTATTTCAAGAAAGATTGGTGATGTATCATACACTTATGATTCGGTTACACAAAAATTAATAAGACAAGGAACAAACGAAAATGTTTCTAAATACATTAGAGTAGATTTACATCCAGATTTTTATCAAACATTATCACCAGATGCATTACCTTTCGGAGTATTTGGTCCTCTAAAACCAATTACCTTAAGTGGCACATTTACTACTACAGTAGACGGTGGTGCTACAGGACTTGTAGCTGCAAACGGCTTCAGCATGGCATCCGCCACTAATTCTACGGGTTCTCTAACTTCGATGACAGCTATCAAGCTTGCATTCCCAGAGACACTTGTAAGAAGCACGACTTCCGAAGATGGTTTATCAAGCTATAAGCAAGCTTCATTTGGATTTAAATCCACAAGAACAACAGCTTCTTTTGTTTATGATACATCAAACGTAGATACACTAAGATTACCTGCTGGTTCTACAGCTTTGAGTGAATTTGTATCCGGTATCGCTTCTAGCGCAACAGAATACTCTTGGTATTTCACTCTAGATGAACTAGTAAAAACAGGTACATCATCAAGTATTTCGTTTACAAATACACCAGGTTCTAGAACAGGTGGTTCTGCTTATACTGCAACAACAGGAAAAACTTATATTGATCTATTAAACACAGAACAAATCAGTTCTTTCTGTTCCCCGTTACAAGGCGGCACTGACGGATTTAACGTATTCGAGAAAGAACCACTAAGAAACCTAGCAATCAGCGCTGGTTCTACTGCTCAATCTAGCTATGTTTACAATACATACAAGAGAGCAATCGATACAATCAAGGATCCAGAATTCATTGAAACAAACATTGTTTCTGTCCCTGGACTAGTTTATGAGCCTTTGACTCTATATTTAATGCAATTAGCTGAGAACAGAGGAGACTGTTTAGCAGTCGTTGACCTCTCCGCTGGTTCAATAAACCAACCTACTTACATCTCTTCCTATGAAAAGACTTTAAGTACAGAGGCAGCAAGAATTCAAGATGTTGATACAACTGTTCTACAAATCAAGAACAGAAACCTCAACTCAAGCTACGGTGCAGCTTACTATCCTTGGGTTCAAATTTCTGATGATACAACAGGACAGATTGTTAACATTCCTCCTTCTGTTGTTGCTCTAGGTGCAATGTCTTACACAGACAACGTACAAGCTCCTTGGTTCGCTCCAGCTGGCTTTAATCGTGGTGGATTATCACTAGGGAACTCTGGTCTAACAGTAGTTAACTCTGTATACAGATTAAACTCTCAAGACAGAGATAAACTATACGATGTAAGCATCAATCCAATTGCTTCATTTCCAGCCGAAGGACTAGTTATCTTCGGACAGAAGACTCTACAAGCCACTAAGAGTGCTCTTGATAGAATCAACGTTCGTAGACTACTTCTATACGTTAAGAGAGGAATCTCAATCATTTCCAAAGATGTTCTCTTTGAGCCAAATGTTGAGGCAACTTGGAACAAGTTTGTTGGTAGAGCCGATCCGTTCTTGGCAGAAGTTAAGTCTAGATTTGGTGTTACAGACTTCAGAATTGTTCTGGACTCTACAACAACAACTCCTGACTTAATTGATCAAAACATCATGTATGCAAAGATCTTTATTAAGCCAGCAAGAGCAATTGAATACATCGCAGTTGACTTCTTTATCACAAATACAGGCGCATCATTCGCAGATTAATAGGAGATTAATTTATGGCTAAACAGGCACCAGCAATTCCAATTTGGGCAGCAGACTCATCTGGGCTAGACCCAAAAAGAGCACATCGGTTTATTTTGAACTTAGCAGATGTTCCTGCCTATTTCGTTAAGACATCCGGTGTTCCTCAATTGACAATTGCAAACTCTGCAAAACATCAATTTCTTGGACATACATTCAAGTTTCCAGGGTCTGCAACTTGGAATGATTCACTAGACGTTGTTCTCGTAGATACAATTGATTATAACATGGCTCAAAAATTTGCAGATTATATTAGAACAGCTGGCTATGTCTATCCATCTCAGTGGAATGAAAGTTCATCTGATCCACAGTTCTTTAGAAAAACAATTTCTAAAGCTAAGTTTCCATTTAAGCAAATGAGATTGGACAGAATTGATGCAGATGGCGTTATGTATGAATCTTGGGTTTTAAATAACTGTTTTATCAATAAAGTACAATTTGGTGATCATGGTTATGATAAAGAAGACTTAATGAATGTCACAGTAAGTATTACATACGACTGGGCTGAACTTAGAGATTCAAAGGGTAATGTACCTGCTTATCCGAAGTAAAAACAAATGGCAGCTATTTTTGGTAAAGAACATTTAAAAGATGGAACTCAAGCCGCTTTATCTGACAGATTTATGTTGGAGATAGAGGGGCTTGATTTTGCTTTAGTAGAAAGTGTTTCAAGACCAGGTTATAAAATAGAAACAGAAGCATTTCAGCTAATGGAATATAAATTTAATTTTCCAAAAAGAGTAGAGTATGATAATACAATTGATTTAGTAATCATTGAGTTGTTAGATCCAGAGATTAGTTTGACTCAAATGGAAAATGTAATGTCACGATTATTAAATAATAATTTTTATACAACCCCATCAGGTATAAGAGAACCAAAAAATCCTTTTATTGGACAACCAAAAGCCGTAGGGGGAGTTGGAGTAATTAATCAAGGTTCTACAAATAATACTTTTAATTTATCTAAAGAAGCTTTAACGGATGCATTATCTATGGGCACAAGATCTTCTGTTGTAATTCATACTTTAGATGCCGATGGTAGAAAATACGAAAGCATGAGATTAAGCGGTGCTATGGTAACGAATGTAAAATTTAGTGGTCTAAAATATTCTTCATCAGACATAAATAAAATAACTTTAACTTTAACATTTGATTATGTTGATTTTGGAAGAAATGGTAACTATAATTATGGTGGAACTTATGATAAATTTAGAGGAACGTTCCCACAACTAGATAGCGTTTTAAGAGATGCTGTAAATAAAAAATTAAAACCAAAAACAAAATAAAGAGGTATAAATGAGAAATTCAGATAAGTTTGGACAGTCACAAACTGTTCCTAATAATTTTTCTAGTGGGTATCAAACTCCTACAGAAATAGTAGAACTACCATCAAGAGGAAAATTATATTCCGATGATCATCCGCTAAAAGACGCTGAAACAGTAGAAATTAAATTTATGACAACCAAAGAAGAAGATTTACTTATTTCTCCTTCTCTAAATGAAAAAGGCGTAGCTCTTGATAGAGTTATTGAAAGTTTAATTATAAATACAAGAGTTGATGCTGCTACATTAATTCCTGGTGATAAGAATGCAATTCTTATGGCTGCTAGAAAAAGTGCTTATGGCAGTGAGTATTCTTTCTCTGTTGTTTGTCCAAGTTGTTTAACAGAAAATCAAATACAAGAATCATTGGACAATGTTAAAATAAAAGAAATTGTTGAAGACGAGTCTGCAAAATATTTAGAGAGTAGCAATATTTTAATCGTTTTACCCAAAAGCAAAGCCTCTGTTGAAGTAAAGATATTAAACTCAGAAGACGAGAAAGTAATAGAGGAAACAACAAAGAAGAGAATTAAAAATAATCTTCCAGCAGAGGAATTAATAACAAGATATAGAAGAATGATTGTTTCAATAGATGGATCATCAGATGCGGCATATATTAATAATTTTATAATTAATAACCTTGGAATTGCAGATTCGAGATTTTTGAGAAAAAGATTTATGGAAATGGTGCCAGATATTTCATTTAATTATTCACATAATTGTTTAAAGTGTGACAGGATTTTAGAAGGAGGGGTTCCCATTGGAACCGACTTTTTTTGGCCAAAATTTTAATTTTATTAAATTAAGCGCTGAATTTGTCAATAACTCATATGAACAAATATTTATGATGACTTATTATATGAATTGGACTTTTTTTGATGCCTACTCTCTTCCTGTCAAATTAAGAAACTGGTTTTTTGATAAGTGGATGGATAAGAAAAAATCTGAAAACGAAGTAGTTAATGAATGAGGTATTAATGAATGGCAGTAGAAACTAGTTTATCTGCAGAAGTAACTGCTTTAGGAAATGCACTTGGAAGAATTATACCAGGGGCTTCCGAAGCAGTTACTTTATTTAAAGATTTATCGTCTGGTGCGCAAGGGGTTTATAATGCGGTAGCAAAAAATGTTGATACCGTTGAGTCCTATAGAATTCAATTAACCAAAGCCTCAGGTGCTACATCTGAATTTGCAGAGCAAATAAGAAAACAAACATATGCTTTAAATGAATACGGCGTTTCATATAAAAAGGTTGTAGAAGCAAACGTTGCAATCGCAGAAAGTTATTCTAAAGCGACATTTTCTTCTGCCAAAACCAGACAAAATTTTGAAGAAGAAAGAGAGACGTTACAAAAGTTAGTAACTGTAAATGAAAAATTTGGAGTAGGACAAAGAGAAACGATTGATTTGGCAAATAAATTAACCAATTCAGTTTTTAATAATATTGGTGGTGTAGTTAAATTTTCTGATACTTTATTGAAATTTTCTAAAGAAACAGGACAACCATTTTCAAATACACTACGCGAATTTGGAACCTACTCAGAAAGATTTGTTACTGCCATAAGTTCTGACGCTGCTATAAAATCTTTTACTACATTAGAGCTTTTAGCTAGAAGAGCTGGATCTTCTGTAAGTGCTCTTGTTGGTAGTATTTCAAAGTTTGATGATATCGACGAAGCTTTCTCATCGGGCGGACAAATTAACAGAGTTCTATCTTATTTCGGTGGAAGCCTTGATACATTAGCAATGGCAAGTGCCAGCGAAGAAGAAAAAGCGCAGATGCTTTTACAATCAATTAGCAGTATCTCAGAGCAGTTTAATGCTCAGATGACAGATCCTAATGCGAGAAGAAGCGTACTAAAAGAATTAACAAAACAAACTGGTTTAGATATAAATACCATAACTGGTCTTCTAAATAAAAACAATGATTTATCTAAAGATTTACAATCAATAATAAGAACACCAACTGTTACCGGTATTGGTCCCGAGATACCCGCAGAAGAGAAGAAGAGAATGGCTATGGCTGTCACTTCTCAAGCAGAGGTAGATGAAATTAAAAAAGAAAATTTATATATTGGTCCTTTAACTTTTGCTCTAGAAAAATTTCAGGCAAATCAAAAATCTATGATAGTAGAAACAAGTAGACTTGTGGCTGGAGAAGTAGATAAAGGCTTTTCAAAATTATTAAAAACAGGAGATGTTCCTGGCATGTTGACCAGCTTTGCTTCTGCAATTGATTTAACAACAAAGGCATTTACCAAACAAGGTGGGTTTGAACAATTTCAAACAGCGCTTAATCGCGGTTTAGTTCCAGCAGTTGATTCGGTAGCTGCTACTTTCAAGAAAAATTTAACTACTCTAGATTCAGATAAATATCAAGAAAATTTAAATAAACATGCAGAGAAACTTCAGCAAATTGATAAAACTAGAAGAGAAGAAGATAGCAAAAGACACGCTAAAGCTGCTGAAGATGGGGTAATAAAAGGTATGGCAACTGCTAGATCAAATGAAAAACCAAAAGAAGTTTCTATCAATGTTAGACTAATTGACAAAGAGGGTAGACAAGTTGGCGTAAGTAATTTAATCGCACAAGTGTAGTGGAGAAAAAAGATGGCAAACGATATAAAAGATAAATTAGGTCTTAAACCAGCTGACATGATACAGTTAGTTAATGAAGACCCAAGATCAAAGACTTCGTTCTTCTCAGAAACTGCATTAAAAGTGCAGTATCCTATGTACAATTTGTTTATTGAATTTCCAACTATTAAAAATAAAAATTATAATAGAGTAATGTTCCCAGCATACATTAGCGAAGCAATAACTGATACATTTACGCCAACTTATTCTGATGCTGGTAGTGTGTTTGGTAGAATGGATCCTATTCCAATCTATTCAAAAACAACAAGATCAATAAAGGTTGCATTTAACATACCAGCAAATAGTATTAATGATGCCAGAGAAATAAGAAAAAAATTAGATATAATGGCAAAAAACATGTATCCTACTTTTGAAAAAGCTTCTGGCTCTAATTCAAGACTTATCATAAGAAAACCACCTTTAATACGTATTAAATTTGGTAATATTATATGTAATCCACTAGATGAATATAGTGGTCTTCTTGGAATTTTAAAAGGAGGTTTATCAATAAGCAACGACCTCGCCAGTGGAGTTTTTACAGAATGGCCAGGACAGGAAATTTATGCAAAGAAATATTCACTAAGTTTAAACATGGATGTATTACATGAGTTTACACCAGGATTTGTTTTAGTCGGAAAAGATGAAGCACCTTTTCAAGAAGGAAAAATGGTTTTTCCAGGTGTTTCTTTTAATGATAGCACGAAACCTAGCACAACTGCAAAAAATCAACAAGATAGAATCAAAGAAGCAGAAAAAAAACTATTTGGTTAATTGGAGTTTAAAAAATGTCTTTATCTAGATACAAAGAAATGCAAATAATAAGAAATGTAGATGATGATTATAAATTAATTTTTTCTTCTAGATTTCCTTATAATGGTATAGCTCAATATAACACAGAGAATTTAAGATACCCAACATTAACAGAAAGACTAGGCATGAAAGTACAAACAGAAACCTGGGGTTTTGGGTCTAGATTATATAAATATTCTTATATTTATTATGGAGATCCATCTTATTGGTGGGTCATAGCATGGTATAATAAGATAGGAACAGAAAACGAATTAACTTTTGGTAACGTTATTGAAATACCGCAACCACTAGATTATGTACTAACAACATACGGTTTATAAAATGGCAAACACAGAAGAGTTTAATTTATTTTTTCCTTTTAACGAGCTAAACCCAGAAGGGTGGCTAAACGATTTTATTACGCCTCAAATAATGAGAAACAAAGAAAGTGTTGCTTATTCTTTGTTGTACAACGATTTTTCAAAAATAATAGATAATTCAGCAGAACCAATAAAAACTATTTTGGAAAAAGAAAAATTATTTGAAGCATTTTTAAATGCCAATAAAAACAAATTTAAAAATGAAGAGAAATTTGTTTTTCTTAATGGAAAGTATTCTGATATTTTAGAAAATAATATTTCTACCGGTCATCTTGCAGCGGGTAATAGAGATGATTTAAAAGATTACATTTTATTTATGAATGGTATTAAACCGTTTCAAATGGCATTTATTCAACCTTATGTAAAATTATATTATGGATGGAAAGATAATCCAAAAAATAAAAATGAACAATTCAAATTCGTAGAATTTCCGTTCTCTCAATATTTTGAATTAGATAAAATTTTATCCAATCCAAATGCCTTTATGGAAGGGAGTGGTATAAAAAATGTTACAAACGATATTCAGTTTAATTTAGGAATTAAGAAAAATTGTAATATTTCTATAAGTTATTTTTTTAGTAATATGAATATTCTAACTAGAAAAATACCGATGAAAGAAGGAGAGCCAGAACCAAAATATGGCTTCTCATTTATGAAGTTGTTTTCCAATATAGGAATAAAAAAAGAAGTATTAAAATTGGAATATGGTTATTACGTTGACCCTGGGTTAGAACACCAGCATCAGATACCATTAAAAATTTGTAATTACATTAATACTAGAGAAGTTAAAAAATTTGGACTACTAAAGACCTCTCATAATTTTAAGTTTAACAAAGAGGGCGGAGTTGACATATCTGTTACTTATGTAAATTTAGCAGAAGCATTTTTAGATTCAGATAATAACATAACGATTCCAGCAGATTCTTCTTCAAATAAGCAATTAATAAACGAATTAAAAGCAAAGTCTGCCGGTGCTGTTACTCTTCTATCTGAGTATAATCAAAATAAATTAAAGTTAGAAGAAACAAAAGAAAAGATAGAAAATCTTTTATTGTATCAAATTAAAGACGCAGAGAAAGTTAAAAAAGGTCAAGATAGTATAGAAGATCTTCAAAAGACAAAAAAGAAAAGATTAGAAAATCTTCGTAACTTAGAAACCGAAATTTCTAAAAATTTATCTTTGGTAAAGAGACAACTTGTTCCTTACTTTAAAGATGTCTTTGTTAAGACATTACAAAATAATTTTGATTTATATTCTATTTCTTTTAATACTAAAAAAGATGATAAGTTAAAATCTTATTCTTTAAACGCATCTTTAAATCTAATAAGTCCTGACGATGGCAGAGAAATTAAGTTTTGTGATCTAGCATCTAAAGAATATAAATTAGATGATTTTTTTAGAAAAGATACGATCCCAGAAAATGTTAAAAATAAAATGGAGGGTATCCTAAACAGATTGTTTAACACTCCGAGGGAGCATATAAACTCTGATAAAAGAAGTGGACATATAGTTTTCTTTCCACTTAGAGCGCTCATAAGAGCCGCTTATCAAATGATAAATGAAGAAGTTAATCAAGAGCAGCTTTATGTTCCAACAATCTTATTTGGAAATTTAACTGCAAGAGTTTATGATAAAACATATAATATTAATGCTGGCAATATTTTGATAGAATTAAACTACTTTCAAAGATGGATGCATAATAAATTTTATAATAAAGGATTTGTCGATATATCTTTTGGGCACTTTGTAAAAGAACTAATAGATGATTTAGTACCAGAAGTTTTATATAGAAATAAAACATATCCTCAGAATACAACCAGAATAACAGTACAAGATTTTAATCCTTCTTTCTATATTAAGAAGACTTGGAATAATACTAATTCAAAATGGTTCTTAGAACATACAGACCCAAACTCTGCATTTATGGCAGAGTTTGCTTCAAATATTAGAAACAACTTTTACGATGATAAAAATAGTGAACCACTAATTGTTTATTCAAAACTTAATATCTCAACTTTAAAAGAGACAACAGCAAATAATTTTTCTGTTTCTAATACAAGAGAATTGCAATTAAATGAAGCAGAAGATGCAAAAAACGGAATACCTCATTTAATAATCGGCTCAGACGGTGGAATGTTTTTGAGCGCTGATTTCCAGCAAATTGATCTTAAAGGTCTTAGATCTGGTATTGCTTTGCAGGCTATGACAGATGAAAATAGTAGTTATTTCTTTTATCAGTACTCATTAAGTGCGGAAACTTTCGGAAGTTCTATCTTTAATCATGGTAGTATAATCTGTATTCCAACTCCTCCACTTGGACTAGCCGGATCAGAATACGACATAGGCATAGTCGGGTATTATAAAGTAAAGGGTCTAAAAGATTCTATTGATGCAAATGGCTCATACAAAAGCGTTGTATCAGGAGATTGGTTCTGGTCGGGAGGAAGATACGGTAAAAACGGTAAACCAACTACAGAAAATGATAATAAGGGACAAAAATTATCTCAAATATTAGATTATATACCGGCAGATACTTACGACCCAGCATCATACATAGATCTTTTAATCAAAACAGACATAAAGACTTTAACTAATTTTGGCCTTAATACTAATAAACAAAAAACAAAAGGAAATAAAAATAAACCTAAAGAGCCAAATGTAAAGAAGCCACAAGATTATAGTGAAAAAGAAAACGCTAAAAAATAATATAAGGTATAGAAAATGCCAAATAAATTTAAAAATTTGTTTAACGCTAGAAAAACATTAAATGAAAATTCCAATCCAACAGGAAAATTGGATGATTATTTATTTGAAGAATATTATGTTGATACTTGGTACAATAAACCATTTTATGGCAAGGTGGATACCAAAGGTAATGCTGTAATACCAAGAGAACAGAAACTTAAATTTGCAACATTTGCAACAGACCCTAAACAGATTCAAGCTTTTGACTTTGTAGCAGAACTTTTTAAAGATGTAAAGAGAGAATATGAGAGAAACTATAAACAAGGTAATCTTAGTAAAAGAAGCCAATTTTTTAAAGAAACATTATCTCCTGTTGCTGGGTTTACAACTTCAAGACCTCTTTATTTAGAGAAATTAAAAAGCATCTATTCTTTATTTTTAGATTATATTGTTAATGATGGTTATTTAAACAAAATAAATAATTACGAAATCTTCTTAGAAGAATTAAAAATTTTTCTTTTTGAAAAAGATTTTTATTTTACAAGAGCAGGATTCATAGAATCTAGAGAATTTTCTCCTTTACAAACGGGATTAGTACTAGATGTTTATTCAGGTAATGCTTCTGACTCAATTATAAAAGAAAAATTTTATAATGATATAAATTATTCTGCATTTTTAGAATTATGTTTAAAACATGGTTTTATTTTAAATAAAGAAATTCCTTGGAGATTAACTTGCGACATACGACAAAAGTTGGTTGCAGAAAAAATAGCAGAAGAAACAAAAACATCAAAATTAAAAATTATACCAGAAGATTTAAAAGATAATCTTCAAAAATTGTTTGATGTTTATTATGAAAGAGTTATACCGGTAGAAGAAAAAGATTATGATTATTATAGAGAATTTATTGTTGCATTAGAAACTTTTTATAAAAGTTTTACATTTCAATTTCCTACTTTTAAGAAACTAGAATTTGATAGATGTGAAAATGCAAAAGCTGTTAATAATGAAAAATCAAAAATTACTATGTTCTCTTCAACTTCTGAAATGCATAAGTTTTATATTAAACTATTTTTTGAGATGAGAAAAATAGAAATAAGAGATAATATAAATGATCAAAATTTAGAATACTATACTTCAATTGCTTTGTCAAGATTTGATGATCTGTACAAAGAAAACACTAAAAAGGCAGTATGTGAAGCTATTTCTATATTCAATAATAATGTTTCTACATTACCTTTCAGAGAAAGAAGTATAAAACAAGGAGGACCAATTCAAGGTCCAGCTTGACACGAAATCTAAGATGCCATAAGATGTGGTCATGATTTTTGAACTAATTGATTCCAAGAAAATTTGCGATTCCTGCTACGTTGATGGAAAGGTGGTTCCGTTTGCGTCGGTAGATAATTTGACTCATTCCTGGGATTATAGCCCACTCATGGGTGACAAGCAATATGAACTTGCCTGTCTTTACGCTGGAACAAAGAATATTGAAGATGCCTGTTCTCACGAAATGAGAGAAAGGTATTTATTAATACGTTCAAAGCTAAGAGCGTACATGAAATCGTTTATTACAGCTCAAGTCTCTCTTGATGAGAACTGCTTTTTTGATCTTGTACCGGTTTCTTTCATTCATGAATTATTTTCAGTTCGTTCTGCAATAATGAATGAAATCTTCCAAACAAAGAAAAGACCGGAAAATTATGAATTTCTTTATAATCTTAATAAAATGCTGCACGAAATATCTCAAAATGATGTAAAAGTTGAGATGAAGAATCTTCCTGCTATTGGAGAAATTCGCAGTGCCAGCAAGATGAAGAAAAAAGTTAAATATAATATGTTTGGAACCGTAACTGGTCGTTTATCTGCCGACCATGACAGTTTCTCGATTCTTACGATGAATAAGAACCTTCGCTGTATTGTCGAACCGACCAATGATTTCTTGTTGGAATTAGACTTTAACGCATTTGAACCAAGAGTCTTACTTGCTTTAAACGGAAAAAAACAACCAAATACAGATCTCCACGAATGGAATAAAGATAACATTTTTATTGGTACAAATCGTGATGGAGCTAAGAAGAGATTCCTTGCTTGGATGTACGATGAGAAGGGGACTACTACACTACCCCCTCAGCAGGATAAGAAGGTGAAGATCTTCTATGACAAGAATGTTGTTCGTGACAAATATTATGACGGCTGTGTTGTTAAAAATTGCTATGGAAGAGAGATAAGGGCAGATAATGAGCACGCAATCAATTATATTCTACAAAGCACAGCTTCTGATTGTTTTTTGAGACAAGCAATTAAAGTAAATAAATTGTTAAAAGATAAAAAATCTTTTATTAAGTTTTTGGTTCACGATTCAATTGTGCTAGATATAGCAACAGAAGATAAAGATCTGGTTAAAGATATTTGTAATACATTTGCAAACACTGACTTTGGTAAATTTATGATTACTAAAAAAGTTGGTAAGAATTATGGAGACATGAAAAAACTATGAACATTCTAGGACTTGGCAAAGGTGGCTGTGCAATAGCGGACTTGTTCTCTCAATACCCAGAGTATAAAGTTTTTAAAGCTGATGTTGGTTTAAAAGGTAAAAACTGTTTAAGTATCCCAGCTTGTAAAACGATAGAAGAATATGAAGAAAAACTACCAGAATTTAAGCCTTTGACAAAACTAAAAGGCGAGACCTTGTTAGTCTTATGCGGTGGAGGTAATATATCTGGTGCTTCTCTTAGAATACTTGAACAAGTAAAACATACAAACATCACTGTTCTATATGTTCGACCAGACCCAAACTTAATTTCAACAGAGATAGCAGTAAAAGATAGAGCAATCTTTGGTATCCTTCAAGAGTTTACAAGAAGCGGACTCTTTAAAAAAATGCTTCTTATTTCAAATCCTCAAGTAGAAAATTTGCTTGGCGGTTTATCAATCATGGAATACTATGATAGTTTAAACAAAGTGATCGTATCAACAATTCACATGGTAAACTACCTGTTGACAGCAAAAGATGTCTTTGGCAAGATGTCAGCAGAAAGAGATGTGGACAGAATTTCTACTGTCGGCATTTTAAATGTCGAAGATGGAACAGAAAATTACCTCTATAATTTGGCATCAGCAAGACAGAAAGTTTTTCTCTATGCAGTTAAACAAGAGGACTTGACAACAAATAAAGAGTTGATTAAACTGATCCAACAGCAGACGAGAAATTCGTACTCTGGTACAGAGTTGGACATTTCGTACAAAATCACAACGACAAACTACGAATCCAACTTTGTCTATATTATTTCAAACACCAACATTATTCAAGAATAAAGGAAAAAACAATGGCTATTGATCTCAAAAAAATGCGTGAAAAACTAAACAACCTCAACAACAAAAGTGGCGCAAAAGGTAAGACCACACAATACTGGAAGCCTCTTGACGGCGTGGATTCAACCATCCGTATTCTTCCAACTGATGACGGAGATCCTCTGAAAGAGTTCTATTTCCACTATCTTCGCACAGAGAAAAAGTTTCAAAGTGTTCTGTGTCCGAAGAAGAACTTTGGCGAGAACTGCCCAATGTGTGATCTGGTTTCCAAACTCTACAAAGAAGGTGATGAGGAAAGCCGTAAGCTCGCTAAGGACATGACTGCCAAGCAGCGTTTCTTCTCCCCGATCGTCGTTCGTGGCGAAGAAGATAAGGGTGCCCAAGTTTGGGGCTTCTCTAAGACCATCTACGAAGAACTTCTCAAACTAATGCTTAACCCTGAGTATGGCGACATTACCGATACTGATGAAGGTTTGGACCTAGTTGTGTCTGTGTCCAAAAAGTCTGGTAAACTCTATCCAGAAACAAGTTTAACACCAAAACGTAAATCTTCTCCTCTCTCCATGAAGAAAGAGCTGATGACGGAACTAGTTAATCATGGTACTGATTTCGACTCGTTGTTTGAGCGAAAAACAGCAAGTCAAGTTGCCGAGATTCTTGATGAATTCCTTAATGGACCGAGCGATGAAGGAGGTGGTTCCACCAATGCTGCGGACGATGGCGGTGAAGATTTAGATTCCGCCCTGAAAGATCTTGGCGTATAGTGCTTGACTAATTGGGGATGGTAGGGTAAAATCTACCATCCTTTTTTATTTGGAGAAATAAATGGCAAACGTTAAAAAGAAAGACAAAGATGTTAAGGGAAGAATCTCAATAGATCAAATGAGAGATATTCTCAATAAGAAAGCGGGTAGTATTGTTGCCTACTCGCTAGAAGAAACAAACCCAACTGATGTTGAAGACTGGATTCCAACTGGTTCTCGTTGGCTTGACTCGATTATCTGTCGAGGAAAGTTGGCTGGTATTCCAATGGGTAAAATTGTAGAGCTTGCTGGTCTTGAATCTGCTGGTAAAAGCTATATGGCTGCACAAATTGCAGCTAATGCACAGAAGAAAGGAATAGATGTAATTTACTTTGACTCTGAATCTGCAATCGCTTCTGACTTTATGGTAAAGGCAGGAGTTGATGTATCAAGACTGCTTTATGTACAAGCACGTTCGGTAGAATTTGTATTGGAAACAATTGAAGAATTACTTGCTAACAATCCAAGCAAGATGATGTTTATTTGGGACTCAATCGCATTTACTCCAACTGAGACAGATGTTGAAGGAGACTTCGATCCGCAGTCATCAATGGCAGTTAAACCGAGAATTCTATCAAAAGCGTTCTCTAAACTTATTCAGCCTTTGGCAAATAGTGGTAGCACTCTTCTGTGTCTCAACCAGCTGAAAACAAACATCACCAGAAGCCCGCAAGAGGCTCTCCTAAGCCCGTATTTTACTCCAGGCGGTAAAGCACTGGCTTATGCTTATTCACTAAGAATTTGGCTAACAGCAAGAAAAGGAAAGGCGAGCTTTCTACTTAATGATGCTGGATTTAGAGTTGGTAATGAAGTCAAAGCTAAGATTGAAAAGTCTAGATTTGGTACACAAGGTAGAGAGTGTACCTTTAAGATTCTTTGGGGCGGTGATGATGTTGCCGTTCAAGATGAAGAATCGTGGTTTGAAGCGATCAAGAACTCTGATCAAATCAAGCAGACAGGAGCTTGGTATACACTGGTCTTTGATGATGGTAAAGAAGTTAAATTCCAGACCACAAAGTGGTTGGACATGTTAAAAGATCAAGCATTTAAGGACCAGATCCTTCGTTTGATGGAGAAAGAGGTCATTCAAAAGTTTGACTCAAGAGAAGGGCACGCAAAGAACTTTTACAATATCGATGGTGAAGATGAGTCTGATGTAGATTTTGAGGAAGAATAAGCTTTTTCTTGCCTAAGTGACTATTTATTTTTAGTTATTCATAGGAGAATAAAGATGTCCCTTAGGCAACAAGTTTTAAACGAAATTAAAAAAATATTAAATGAACAATCTTTTCAAATGCCGGATGATACAACTAATGTAGGTAACAGAATTCCGTCAGAACATAAAGCGTTTATTAAAAAACTATGGGATACAACACGCCCTTATGATACTAATAACACTCCTTTTTCAAAATTTTTAGCAAGCTTTGATTCTGCATTAAGGAATGGATCTGACACAGATAATATATACCAAAATTTTATTAAGGATAATCCTTCTACTAAAAATAATCCAAAATTGGTCGGTAATCAACCTGCAAATTTTTCTTATAGATCTTCGGGAGCCGCTGGAGCTGTTCAAGGTCGCGCATCTCAAGGGACAGGAACTGGTCAAAATAAAAGACCGCAAGCTGTAAGCGGACCAAAGAAATATTTTGTTTGCAAGATGCCAGCAGAAGTTGAGGCAACAAAAAATTTCCAAAAATCAAAAGGATTAACGCCGGATGGAAAAATTGGATCAAGCACCTTTGCAGAACTAGTCCTAGATCCAACAATTAAATCTGGTGGAGTTGATTTTGCATCAAAAGGAATTAAGTTACCAGAATTAATTGGCAACAAAGATCCCAAGATGAAAGAAACTTATCAAAGATCTGTTTGTGAGGCCTTAGCTAAAACAGGCGCAGCATGGATTAGCGGAGCAAAATTAGATACAAAGAGTGGTCAAAAAATAGATCCAACAAATAAATATGGATCAACAGTTGATAAGTTAAAATGCCCATCATTTATTAAGCCAACTGGTCCTTATACATTTGAAGAAATTCAACAATATGTTCCAAATTATTTACAATCATCACAGCAAGGAGATGATAGTCTAATTTTTGCTGTTGCAAATGCTGTATCTCAAGCAACAAAAAGAAGTACTTCTATAGGCTGTGAGGAAGTCGTACAGTTTATTCAAGGAGCTATTAAAACAAAAGGTAGATCAGTTCCTGGTTTATCTAGTGTCCAAACACAAGGACAAGAAGATAAATCCAACGAGATGGATAAATTGAACGCAGCGAGAGCGTATGCTTCAAAAGGAATCACTCCAGATAAGATTGGAGATCCAGAAGTTGTTCAAGTTGGTAAAAAATACGGAGTATTTAAAGAATCTAAAAACTGGATAACTAAAACAAGAGAAGGATCTTCATCTAGCTTGTTTGAGAGATTGGTTCAAGACGTTTCAAAAAAGAAAGTTCTATAATTAATTGTCCTTGACATGAAACCCAAGGTTGAGCTACACTGGTTCAACCTTGGGTTTTCTATTAGGAGATCATTATGAATCAAGAATTTGATAATACAAAAAAACAACTTGAACAACTTGGAAACATAAAAGTTGTTGAAATCAAAGATAATGAAGATGGTAGTGCGAATGTTGTATTTGATGTTGATCAGAGATTTATAAAAAATTATAACCAGCTATTTCATTTAGCAGAATGGGATCAAAGTCATTTTGAGGGAACCCTCATTAAAGCAATGCAAGATCTTGTTGATAAACAAGAAAAAAAGAAACAACAAGACCCTGATTTTCTGTGGTCACAACCAAAGGATAACAATGAGTAATGTATTAATAATTGACGGGTTAAACCTGTTCTTTCGTGCGTATATGATGGACCCTTCACTCGGACCCAATGGACAACCGACTGGAGGCATCAAGGGTACATTTAAAATAATGCAGAAACTTATTAGGGAGAATAATCCTGATAAGATCTATTTCTGCTGGGATGGTCCTAAATCTGCAATCCGTAGACGAGCAGTAAACAGCAACTATAAAGAAGGTCGCAAGCCAGTTAGGCTTAATCGAAACTTTGGCAACCTAACAGAAGATGAAGAGAAGAAGAATAAGTATTGGCAGTATGGTAGAGTGGTTGAATATCTAAACGAGATGCCTGTTGCACAAATCTATCTCGATTTTGTCGAAGCAGATGACGCTATTTCTGTTCTGTGCAGAGAACTGCCAACAGATAAAAAGACAATTATCTCTAACGACAAGGACTTTTTGCAGCTTCTTGATCCAACAACGCTGCTATATCGTCCTTGTAAAGAAGAATATTATGACGTGGAGAAAGTAGTAAATGAGTTTGATATTCACCCCACAAACTTTGCCCTTGCAAGAGCCGTCGTTGGTGATTCTTCTGACAACCTACCTGGTGCTAAGGGTGTTGGACTAAAAACAATGGCAAAGAAGTTCCCTCAGCTTAAAGAAGAAAAATCTGTGATGTTGACAGAAATCTTCGATGCGTGCAAGAATGAGTCCAAGCCATTAAAGATTCACGAATCAATTTTGGAATCAGAGAAACTTATTAAAGACAATTATGATATGATGCAGCTTTATGCTCCCTCACTTTCTATTGATGTGAGAGAGAAAATTCGCGGCATCATTGATGAGTATCCTGTTGGGTTCAACAAAACAAACATTCGTATGATGATGATGCAGGATGGAACTGGTAATTTCTCTTGGACAGAATTATTCGCAGATCTAAATATGATTTCAATAACATCGAAGGTAAAGAATGAGCAACAATAATCAATTAGACTTCTCAAAGTTTGGTAAATCTTTCCAAGAGAAACTCGCACAATTGATGTTTTCAGATCGGCAGTTTGCTGATCAATTAAGAGAAGTTCTTGATTTAAACTTCTTTGAGTTAAAATATTTGCAAAGCTTCTGCAAGAAGCTATTTGATTACAGAGATAAGTATGACATGTATCCGTCAGCCAACATCATGTCCACAATCTTGCGGACAGAGTTGGAAGACGACAACGATGCATTAAACAAGCAAGTAAGAGATTACTTTGCGAGAATCACAGCATCACCAGAAATTGACGACGAAGATTATATCAAGGATACTTCTCTTGATTTCTGTCGTCGTCAAAAAATCAAAGAAGCCCTTGTCAAGAGTGCTGGACTTATGAACAAGTCGAATACTCTTGATGAGATTGGCGTTATTGTAACTTCTGCGCTTAAACTCGGAACTGATAATAATTATGGTTATGACTATAAGCTCGATTTCGAAAAAAGATTTATGCTTAAAGAACGCAACCCTGTCTCTACTGGCTGGAATCGTGTTGATGGTATTACACAAGGTGGACTCGGAAGAGGAGAGCTTGGTGTTGTTATTGCTCCAACTGGTGCTGGCAAGTCTATGGCCTTGGTTCATCTTGGAGCTATGGCAGTTAAGGCTGGCTTGCAAGTCGTTCATTATACTCTTGAACTCTCCGATACAGTTGTCGCAAGTCGTTATGACTCGTGTTTAACTGGTGTTCCTCTAACTGGTCTTATGGATCAGAAAGAGTATATTCTTGATGAAGTTAAGAATGTCAAGGGTAAGCTAATCATCAAAGAATACCCAACAAAATCAGCAAGTACTTCTGTAATCAAGAATCACTTAAAGAGAGTTGTATCATCTGGTCAAAAGGTAGATATGATTATTGTTGACTATGGCGACTTGCTTAATCCAACTGTACGTTACAAAGAAAAGAGAACAGAGCTGGAAACTATCTACGAAGAGCTGCGTGCAATTGCAATGGAATTTATTTGTCCTGTGTGGACTGCTTCTCAGACTAATCGCTCTGGCTTAAATGCTGAAGTTGTTACGATGGAATCAATCTCAGAAGCATTCAATAAGTGTTTCGTAGCTGACTTTATTTTCTCAGTTTCAAGAACTGTAGATGATAAGAAAACCAATTCAGGTCGTATCTTTATTGCTAAGAATCGTAATGGCCCAGACGGAATTGTAATGCCACTTTACATGGATACATCTGTCGTAAAGATGGAAGTTCTAGAAGATATAAAGGAAGAGGAAGTGACAGAAACAAAAAGTAAGAAGCCAAGAAATAAGAAGCAAGAAATTTTTGAGAAGTTTAGGACTCCAAAGTAATTAATGACTATTTATTAGTACATTGAGGAGATTCAAATGGGCACAGAGTTTTTAAGAAAAATTATTTTAGAAGAATTACAAAAAGTATTAAAAGAGCAAGCCGCAGTTGCCGATACTAGAGGTAATGTACAAAGTCTTGGTGGACCGCTAAATATTGGCGGTAGAGCAAAGCCAGCAACAGATACAGTAGCTGACATAGCGGCTGGAAAAAATCTTGGCGGTCTTGCAAACATAATAAATCAAGCTTCTGAGACACCGGAACAAAGAAAAGCTGCCGTATTAAAATTACAATCTAAATTAGCTCAAGTTGGTTTTTTAGATAAAAAAGATGTAATTGGAATATTTGGTCCAAAAACTACGGCTGCTATTAATGCTTATTTAGGAGCATCTGGATCTGGCGCATTGAATCTTAATGATATTAAGAAAATGCCACTAACAGATATCAATACAATGGTTGCGGCATTAAATGCTGGTAATAAGCAAGATATGCAAAAACTTGTAGCCAAGTATCGTGCAGGCATGGCAGCAGATCCCGCAGCAAAAGCACTTGCTGCTGCAAACGCTAGAGATCAGGCTCGTCAATCAGCACAACCTGCAGAGCCAACAGCAAAACCAAGCAGCACAGGAGTTACAGCTCCGGTACAAAAGCCAACGGTAGGAACAAAAAGTTTTGGTGTAAGAAAAGCTGAGGATGTAAAGGATTTAGGCAAGAAAAAAGAAGAAGAAGCCCCTAACCCTAAACTTGGTGGACTAGAAGAATCAATAGCAAGAGAAGTTAAAAAGTTATTGAGAAATATCTAGACACTTTACAAACAACTGACAACCTGTTATACTTACCCGACACTACACAATAGAGGTCTTAATGGATGTTTCACAAAAAATTCTAAGCGATATTACTCATCACATGAAATATGCTCGCTTTATGAAAGATGAGTTTAGAAGAGAACAATACGAAGATACAGTTAAAAGAAATATGGAGATGCATATTAAAAAGCATCCGCAATTAGAACAAGAAATTAGAGCAGCATATCAGTTTGTATTTGATCGCAAAGTTCTCCCCTCAATGAGATCAATGCAATTTGGTGGTAGAGCAATTGATGTTAATCCAACAAGAATCTTTAACTGCTCATTCGTAGCAGTTGATGACGTAAGAGCATTTAATGAAATCATGTTCCTCCTTCTTGGCGGAACAGGCGTTGGCTATTCAGTTCAAAAGCATCACGTTGAGAAACTACCAGAGCTTCGCAAGCCAAACTCCAAGAGAACTCGTCGTTTCTTAGTAGGCGATAGCATTGAAGGATGGGCAGATTCAATCAAAGCATTAATGAGGTCTTACTTTGAAGGTGGATCGAAAGTAATCTTTGACTTCAGCGATATTCGTCCAAAGGGTGCTCGCCTTGTAACTGCCGGTGGTAAAGCTCCTGGTCCGCAACCTCTTAAAGAATGTTTAATTAAAGTAGAAGGTATTCTGGAGGCTAAAGAAGATGGAGATAAACTACAGCCGATTGAAGTTCACGACATTATCTGCCATATCGCAGATGCCGTATTGGCAGGTGGAATTAGACGTTCTGCTCTTATCGCTCTGTTTAGCGCAGATGACGATGAAATGATTTCAGCCAAGTCAGGTGCTTGGTGGGAATCACAACCTCAACGCGGTAGAGCGAATAACTCTGCTGTGATTTTACGCCATAGAGTTACGAAAGAATACTTCTTAGATCTATGGGAGAGGATTAAGTCCTCTGGTGCAGGTGAACCAGGAATTTTCTTTACTAATGATAAGGAATGGGGAACTAATCCATGCGCAGAAATTGCTTTGCGCAGTAATCAGTTCTGTAATTTATGTGAGGTCAACGTAAGCGACCTAGAGGATCAAGAGGATTATGAGGCAAGAGTTAAGGCAGCAGCGTTTGTAGGTACTCTACAAGCATCTTACACTGACTTCCATTATCTTCGTGATGTATGGCGTCGTACAACAGAGAAAGAAGCTCTATTAGGCATCGGAATGACAGGTATTGCTTCTAACAAAGTTCAGAAGCTAGACATGGAAAAAGCAGCAAAGGTTGCCGTTGAAGAGAATAAGAGAGTTGCCAATCTAATTGGAGTTAATCCGGCTGCAAGAGTTACAACAGTTAAGCCATCAGGCACAACAAGCTTAATCCTTGGAACCTCTAGTGGTGTTCATGCTTGGCATAACGATTATTACATTCGTAGAATTCGTGTTGGTAAGAATGAAGCAATCTACAAATATCTTGTCCAAAATCATCCTGAACTTGTTGAAGATGAATACTTCCGTCCACATGACACAGCAGTAATCTCTGTGCCACAGAAGGCTCCAGAAGGTGCCACCATGCGAACGGAAACAGCCCTAGAAATGCTTGAAAGAGTTAAGGACATTCATGGTCGCTGGGTAAAACCAGGACACATTAAAGGTCAAAATACTCACAATGTTTCTGCAACGGTTTCAGTTCGTCAAGAAGAGTGGCAAGAAGTTGGTGAATGGATGTGGGAGAATAGAGATTCTTATACAGGTCTAAGTGTTCTTCCTTACGATGGTGGTAGTTATAAGCAAGCTCCATTTGAAGATTGTGATAAAGAAACCTTTGATAGATTATTTGAATCACTCAAAAACGTTGATTTATCTCAGATTTTTGAGACAGATGATGAAACCAACCTGCAAGCAGAATTAGCTTGTGCTGGTGGCGCTTGCGAAATTAAATAACTATTTATTGTGTAAAGGAAGGAGTCTATAAATGAGTATTAGCGATATTGTAGCCGTAGCGGCATTCCTAATAACCCTCGTCGGAACAAGTTGGAAGCTACATTCAGATATTTCATCTATCAAGGTTAATCTGCAGACAGAAATTTCATCTATAAAGGTTATCCTTGAAAGGCTCCTTACTAAGTTTGAAGAAGTTGATAAACTAGAAAAAAGAATTGATAGATTAGAAAAAAAAGTATTTCATCTTAACGACAGTCAATAAACCAGGTTGACAAGTTAAACCTACCGGGCTACAATGTCTCAACGTTGTAGCCCTTCTTATTTACGGGGCAGAGAGGAAAAAATGAGCGAGAAATCAAAAGAAGAACGGATTGTTGATTATGTTATGTCTGTCGCTGCACTTGATGATGCAATGAAGCCGTACAAAGAGCAGAAAGCAGAATTGCGTAAATCTTACTTGGAGAATAAGTGGCTTACCAAGGAAGAGATTAAGACTGCACTTAAAGCCTATCGTCTTCGTAAAGATAAGACAGATATTGATTCACTAAATGAAATGTTTGACATGATGCCGTCAGAGGAGGACTAATGGAGTTTACACCAGCAGAAGGATACATTTATATTAAAACATTGCAAGAAGAAGAAGTTAATGGCAACTTTGCTTGGGCAAAAACAAGTGGAGATTTAACCGCTGTAAAAGTTCTTGCAAGTGATCCGAAGACAAAGACATATGTAAGTGGCGATACTGTAATCGTCATTTCTACAATGATTCAAGAGTTTGAATACAAGAAGAACAAGTTTAAAATCTGTCCATCAACGGCAGTAATCGGCCAAATTCACGAGGAATAATGAAAAAAAAAGTAGTTAATTTTGATGACCTTTATTTAGTCCCTGGTTATAGTGAAATCAATACAAGACATTCTATTGACTTAACTCCAAGAGTCTTGGAAAAAGCTGCTATTAAAACCCCTATTATAGCATCTTGTATGGATACTGTTGTTTCTGCAGAGGTTGCTGATATTATGAGACAATCTGGCAGCTCTGCAGTTCTTCACAGATACATGTCAATAAATGATCAAGTAAGAGAGTATCTAAAAGTACAAGATAAAACTGGAATCTTTTGTGCAGTTGGTGCAGCAGGGGATTACTATGATAGATTTGAAGCGTTATACGAAGCTGGATGTAGGTTGTTTTGTATTGATGTTGCACACGGATTTCATCTAAATGTAGCTGAAACAATAAAACTACTAAAACGCAAAGACAAAAATTTACTGATTATGGCTGGTAATGTTGCCGACCTAAATGGTTTTAATTTTTTGGCAGATGCTGGTGCAGATTTGATTCGTGTTGGTGTTTCTGGTGGAACCGTGTGTGAAACAAGAAATAAAACAGGGTTTGGTCTGCCAACATTAGAATCTGTAATTCGTTGTGCTAAAACTGATAGAGATGCAATTTTGGTTGCTGACGGAGGGTTCAGAGATAGTGGAGATATTGTTAAGGCTCTAGCCTGTGGAGCTGACATGGTTATGTTAGGCTCTATGCTTTCAGGTCACAAAGAATCACCAGGTGAAATCATTAATCACAATAATGCGCATTATAAAAAGTTTAGAGGAATGGCATCAGCTAGTGCTCAAAAAGATTGGAGAGGATGGGTTTCTGTTTCAGAGGGAAAAGAGATCCTTGTTCCTCTGAAAGAACAATCACTTTCAGAAACAGTAGACGTAATTCTTCGCGGTATTAAGAGTGGACTTTCTTATGCTGGTTGTGATAAATTACCAAAGTTCGCTTTAGTGGCAAAGAAAGAATTTATTTAAAGGAGAAGCATGAAGTTAGATGTTGTTTTGGGTTTATCTTATGGAGATGAAGGTAAAGGAAAAATTTGTCATAGTTTATTAAAAAACGGATTATATACTCACGTTATTAGATTTAATGGTGGAGGAAATGCGGGTCATACGATTTACCATGAAGGTAAAAAGATGGCTACACATCTTATCCCTTCTGGCGTTTTCTTTGGAGTTAAGTCAATTGTAGGACCAGGTTGTGTTGTAGATATAAATAACTTCTTTAAAGAACTTTCCTATCTAAAAGAAAACGGAATTGATACGGAAGGTCTTGTTTATGTTGCAAAAAATGCTCACATAGTTCAGTCGTCTCACATAGAAGAAGACGGTAAAGACACGGATATTGGTACAACAAAAACAGGTAACGGTCCTTGTTATAAAGATAAATATTCAAGAATTGGTATTCGCGCAGAAAGTGTAGAAGCTTTAAAACCGTATCTGATTGATATGTACGAGGAGTTCTATAGTCAAAATAATAGTTCTTTTGCTGTATTAGCAGAGGGAGCACAAGCTTTTGGCCTTGATATTGATTGGGGAGACTATCCTTATGTAACATCAAGCCATTGTAGTGTTGGTTCTGTTCTTCTCAATGGATTTAACTATAAACAATTACGAAATGTTTACGGTGTCATTAAGGCTTATGATACTTATGATGGTAAAAAAGACTTTCAGCCAAAAGGTGAAATCTTCGAAAGAATAGTAGAAGAAGGACAAGAATATGGTGTAACTATCTACAGAAAAAGAAAGGTCAATTGGCTTGATTGGAGCCTTGTGTTAAGATCGGCAAGAATGAACGGAGTTACTTCTATTATTATGAATAAGGTAGATATCTTAACAAAATTAGGTGCTTGGGCGGTTAGATATAATGATCAGCTAATAAACTTTGAATCAGAGCTTAAATTTACAAACTGGATTAAAACAGAATTAAACAAAGAAAATATCAAAGTTGTCTTTACTTATACGCCTTATGATTTTGAAATGGAGTAAAAAATGGAACTAAATTCATACTATAAAATTTATAACGATATTAAACTAGAAGACTTCATTGTTGAAGCATTGAAATTTGGCAAACCAATCTTTACATCTATTGTTGGAGTCTTTGATACAAAAGGGCTTGGACACAGAAGAGACATTGAGCTACCATTCCACAGAGACGGTGACTACTCACCAGAAATTACAGCACAACATAGTATTGATTATGTTGCTATGCATTGTATTAGAGACGGTGAGGTAACAACTATGTTTGAATTTGACGACGGAAGCACTGCTGAGTTTATCTTAAAAAAAGATCAGGCAATTATCTTTGATAATCAAAGATGTAAGCACGCAAGAAAAGGCAAAGTTGGAGATCGTCTATTACTTAGAATTTGGATTGAAAAGGAGTCGAAGTGAATATCTTTGCTATTGAAGGTGATGAAGCGACGGGTAAGATCGATTGGTATAAGTCGGGTAGAACACAAGACAATCTACGGACAGTTAAAATGCTTCTCGAAAGCACTCAACTTCTTTCTTCTGCCATGCACCTAAATGGTATGGAAGGTTGTTATAAGCTTAACCATGCAAAGCATCCTTCTACACTGTGGACGGCTGAGAGTTCGGATAACTGGGTAAATCTTTATATCCATGCTATGGCGCTCAATCAGGAGTATGAAGAGCGTTTTTGCAAAGAGCATAAATGTAAAGCTCGTTTATTGGAGATGCAGAATAAGGTAGATCTAAAAAAGTTTCCAATATCTTCAGCAACACCTTTAAAATTGGCAATGCCAGAAGAATTTAAATCAAACAACCCAGTTAAATCATATAGAGATTTTTATTCTACCAAAGATAAAATGCGTTATCCAAAAGATAAGATTCCAGATTGGTTTACTACACGAAGAAAGATCCCATTCATAATCGTATAATCAAATAGACCCTTTATGAGCCACTGAACTATTTAGTTTGGTGGCTTTTTTCTTTGGAGGGTTTGAATGTGACTTTACCCATTATAATTGAAAATTCAAAGGTTCCCGGATTCTTATCTAAATTTGCTAATGCAAACTATGTAGCAGTTTCATTTGCTATCTTTATTTTTTTTAAATATGAAAGGGTTGAACAAGTTTGGAGACACGAAATGATCCATTATAGACAACAAAAAGAAATGTTGTTTATAGGTCAGTGGTTAATGTATGCTTATTATTATCTTGTTGGTCTTTATAAATATAGAGATAGATATAAAGCATATAGAGAGAACCCATTTGAGAGAGAAGCATACGCCAATCAAGAAGACCCAATCTATTTAATTAAGAGAAAGAAATATGCTTGGAAAAATTACAGGGGATAAATAATGGATAATCAACAAGTTCCAAAAGCTGATAGCAAATTCCAAAAAATAGTAAGAGCTAATTATAAAAAATGGAAGATTCGCTTATTATCAAAAGGTGGACAAAAAGCAGATTCTGGCGGTAGTCCGTATAAAGAGAAGCCAGATTATAAAATGGGTAAATCAGCTCCTGACATGTTAGACGAAGAAGAACAACTAAATGAAATTATTGTCAAGAGAGGTGATAAATTTTGTTTAGTTTCAAAGAGTAAAACTAAAGAAGGTAAAAGAAAGAGCCTTGGTTGTTATCCTTCTAGAGAAGGAGCAGAGAATAGAGAAAAACAAGTTCAGTATTTTAAACACCTTAAAGAAGAAATATTAAAAACTCTAGAAGAAGTTTTGCAAGAAGAGAAAAAGAAAGACGATCGTTGTGTTCGTATAGCCAAGAGAAAATATAAAGCTTGGCCTTCTGCCTACGCTTCTGGTGCTGTTGTAAAATGCCGCCAAGGAAAAATATGGAAAGGTGTTAGTGAAGGAACGGAAGAATTAGATGAGGAATGGTCAGAAAAATACAAGAAATCAATAGATTGCAAACATCCAAAAGGATTCTCTCAGAAAGCACATTGCCAAGGTAGAAAGAAAAACGAAGAAATTCAGCTAAATGAAAAATGCTGGGAAGGTTATACTCAAAAAGGTATGAAAACAATGTTTGGAAAAGAATATCCAAACTGCGTAAAGAAAAAAAACGAAGCAAAAGATCCAAAAGTTGGAACAGGTAAAAAACCGGAAGGTTCGGATCGTCGCTTATACACTGACGAAAATCCAAAAGATACTGTAAGTGTAAAATTTTCTACAGCAGAAGATATAAGAGATACTTTATCAAAAGAGTCTTTTAAATCAAAACCACATGCTCGTCAATCACAAATTATTAATCTTATTCACCAAAGAGTTCGTGCTGCATATGAGAATGCTAAAGATCCAGAGGTTAAGTCCAGATTAAAAACTGCTCTTGAGTACGCTGAAAAAAGAAAAGAGGCATCTAAGAAAAAAACAAAAGCAATGAAAGAACTTGATGAGCGTAAACTTGGTAAACCATCAAGTGAAACCAATCTAGGTGATTGGTTTAAAAGAAAAGGTACCCCCGGTAAAGGCGGTGGTTGGGTAGACTGCAACACTTGTCGTGATGGAAAGTGCAAGCCTTGCGGTAGACAGGAAGGTGAAAAGAGAAGCAAATATCCTCGTTGCCGTCCAACACCTTCACAATGCAAAGGCTACAAGAGAAGAGGCGATAATCTTCAAAAAGAGGAATGATGATAAAAATAATACTTGAATCAAAAAAGAAATATGTCCAAGTTCCTCTGCCTGTAAAAAATACAGATCTTGAACCTGTTATGTCTTCTGATACAATTGATTATCATTATGGCTCACTTTATAAAGGTTATGTTGATAAATCTAATAAAGGTATTGGCGGCGAATTCCAGAAAGCAGGAGCCTTTCTTCACAACATTTGGTTCTCTCAGTTTAAAAAACCATCAAATCAAAAACCAGATGGTTTATTTCTTGAACTTGTAAATAGAAAATATGGTTCTTATTCTTCTTTTCAAAAAGAACTCAAAGAAGTTGCAATGAAAATTCAAGGTTCTGGTTGGGTTTATATGGACAAGAACGGCAATATAAAGACCATTACAAACCACGAAATAAAACCCGACATTATCTTATTAATTGATTGGTGGGAACACGCTTGGGCATTAGATTATCAGGCAGATAAAGAAGAATATTTAGATAATATCTATAAAGTTATTGATTGGAATGTTATAAATGCCCGTCTGTCAACGGAGAAATAATGTCTTATCTTAATCACAATATACCAACCATAACCTGTTATATAAGAAACGAATACTTATTTAATCACGAAAAAGGACATGGAGAATTTTCTTTATGTGATGTTCACTCTGTCGCATCAATGGAAAAGAGATCTCCTTTGTTTGAAGCTTTCCTAGAAAATGGCGTAAATTGGACAAGAAGACCAATCTCTGCTTTTTGCTGGAAGAAAGATGCTCCCGTAAGAAAACTAGAAGAACATATTTATTGGGACTGTTTTAGTCCTTACATAGATGTGCAAGTTAGAAATAGATTAGCTGGCTTAAAAGCTCAATTGATCGATTACAAAGGCAATAAACATTTGGGTCAATATATGTTTACGCTTGATTGGTCGTGGGAAAATAAATCTGGTAATATGGATACTAATTTTAGTGAAACACCAGAGCATAAGTGTGGTCACTTATTTAAGATGGATGAAGGAAATTTTTTTGTTTATCCAAATAATAGGATCATTTGGTATGATGATGCTTGGACAAAGGATAGAATAAAAGGAAATCCTGGCTATAAAATTGATATGACAGTTTATTCTGTTGAAAATAAAAGAATGTATGAAACAGATGAACAATATTTTACAGAATTTTCCAAAGCTAAGTAACTATTTAGTGTTGAGGCTAAATTAATGATAATTAATAAAAACAAAACTTTTAGAGATCCAAGGTACTTCTTACGAGAGCAAGAAGAGGAACAAAAAGAACCAGTTGCTCAAGTACAAATTGGAGCCGCTAAAGCTTTTTCGCCTGATACTGGCGATCCAAATGAATCCGTATTAGGATTTAAACCAGGAACAGATCAACCTAGCTTAAATGGTGCTGGCGCAGTAGTTGAAAGAGCGAGATCTGTCGTAGGAAAGGGTTGGACTTATTCTTTAACTGGATGTCCAGAATGTAGAGGAAATGAAAAAGATCCAAAACCAGATCCAAGATTAGTTCCAATGGGATCTTCTGGGGCCACATGTGACTGTTCTGGATATGTATCTTGGGCTTATGGATTTGGTCAAAAATCACTTCCAGGAAATGGTAAGTTAGGTGACTATCTCAAAAACGAAGTATTACATCCACAGCCTGGAGATATAATTGCCAGAGGTAATTTACCTACAACAAACTATCCTCACTTCGGTATTGTTACAGCGGTTAATCCTCCAAATGCAACAGATAAAATGATAAATGATGGTCAGGCAGATGTTTCTGTAGTTCATTGTTCATCAAAAAATGGCCCAATAGAAGTTGAAAACGCAATTAAAGGAGGATGGGCTGGTCCTTTTAAAGAAAGAGTTCCTGTGGCTTTTTTTAGACCACAAGAATTAATGAATAATAAATTTTTATCTGCAGGGTCTGTACAACAACAGAGCCAACAAGTAGTTTCGCCAAAACAGGTGGCAAAGGAAAATAAAATGAGAGTCAATAAATGGGACATTTTAATGCATCGTCTTCTAACAGAAAAGAAGGAAAAAGAACTTAAAGAAAAAAGATTTGCAGGCAAAAAAGAGCTTGACAAAGATGGCGATGGAGTCCCAAAATGGGCAGACAAAGATGATTCTGATTCCAAAGTTGGCTCAAAGAAATCTTCTAAAAAGAAAGGTGGAAAAATACCTCCTCAATTAAAGATGCATATCAAGAAAAAGAAAAACAAACTTGATGAAGCAATCGAAAAACTAGAAAATATTTTAATAAACGAACAAGTATCTGTAATTGATAACGTAGAACAACATGAACATTTTGATTATGATAGCGGAGATATAGAAGCCTATATAAGATTTGCAGTACCTACTGACATTAATTTTAAAAGAATGGTGAACGATAAAATAAGATCTGGTGAATTTACCCCAAAACAAGATGTTGCAAGTTCTCCAGAGTATCAGTATTGGGTTGAACAGGTAAAAGATTTAAATACAAAGTTATCAAATGTTTCAAAAGTTAAGAAAGTACAGAGTGATTTAGTTATTGTTGTTATTGGAGATTCTAAAGAACCAATCTTACAATTTAAAGATAAGATAGAAGAAAACAAACAAGAGGTAGATAAATTAGGCGGGAATTATTTAATTGTTAAAGGTTCTGGAGTTGTAGGTGACTTTAGCAAAAAGCCATTAGAAAAAGGCGAAATGAATAAGTATGCCATTAGCTTCGGACTAAAAAAACTTACTGATCAATCATTTATTGAAAATGATGAAGAAATTAGTGCTCCTGGTTCTATTAGTGGTGGAAGAGTTGAAGAGATCATTAAAAGAATAGAAAAAATGCTTTTAGAAGAATTAACCGATTCTGTTTTTCAAACAGATATTAATCCACTAGATGAATACGGCGATGATAGACATCCTCCTATTGGGGATGACTATGACGATGATGATGATTTTGAAGATGATGATGATATGGATTTAGATGATGAAGATGATTATGACGACGAAGAAGATTTTATGGAAGAAGGTGTAGAATATCTATCTGAAGCAGAAGTAAAAAAGAAAAAACCAAGACTCGGTAAAGTAACTCGTAATCCATCTGGCTCAAAGAAAAAGTTTCATGTCTATGTTAAATGCGGTGGAAGAGTAAAGAAAATCTCATTTGGAGATCCAGGATTATCAATCAAGAGAGATTCTCCTGCTCGCAGAAAGAACTTTAGAGCAAGACACAAGTGTGACAAGCCAGCAGGCAAAGATCGTTGTACAGCCCGTTACTGGAGTTGCTACCAGTGGAGAGCTGGCAAAAAAGTAGAAGGCGAATAATAAAATGAATTACAAAGAAATAAATGATAAGTGGAAAGTATTCTTGACGGAAAACGCCTTCAAGGAAGATATTGTTATCAAACAAGGAAAAGACAAAAAAAAGAAAGATAAGAAAGAAATAATTGTTTCTGAGAAAGATGATGTAAATGAGTGGGAAGAGTTGCAACAAGATGAAGCTGTTATAAATGAACCATCTGGTGCGGAAGGATATGATGATAAATCGTTAGAAGAAATGTCTGCTATGTCTGGCGGAGCAGTTCAAGGATATGCAGGAAACGCTTTTGCTCCTAAAAAGAAAATCAAACCTTATTGACAGATAATCTAACATGACCTATCATAGACAGACACTTCAAGAGGTCTTATGAAAGTCAATTTAATTTCCTATACAAAACCAGCCGGTATTTTAGAAGAGTCAGATGTTAAAACTTTAACAGATTTGGTTGCTTATTGTGCAAGAGTTTCAAACCCAACAAATCAAATGAACTCTGCAACATCAGAAAAATTAATCAAATATCTTATAAAGAATCGTCACTGGAGTCCGCTTGAGCAAGTGGACGTAACAATGGAGATTGAAACAACAAGAGATATTGCTCGTCAAATGTTGCGTCATCGTTCATTTAGCTTCCAAGAATTTAGTCAGCGATATGCTGATGTATCTTCTTTTGGAGATATGTTTGAATATTCGGAAGTAAGACTGCAAGACCCAAAGAATCGTCAAAACAGTTTAGTTGGCGCAGATGAAGAATTGAGAATCTATTGGGAAGATATGCAGCGTGCAGTAATTAATACTTGCCAAGAGGTATACAAAAAAGCTCTTGAAAGAGGCGTTGCCAAAGAAGTTGCTCGAAAAGTCCTGCCCGAAGGTCTGACCAAATCACGAATGTATATGAAGGGTTCGTTACGTTCTTGGATTCACTATCTCGAAGCCCGTGGTGAAGGTTCTGGCACGCAAAAAGAACACACGCTCGTTGCACAAGAGATTGCCAAAGTTATCTCTCAACTATTCCCTGTTTCTGAGGAGTTAAAAAATGAGCTATAAAAAGATTTATGACGGCAAAATTCATCTTTCACCAGTTAGTCTATCGGAAGAACTAAAAAAGGTTCCATCTTCAATTAGTCTGACTGACATAAAGATAGTTCCTGTCTACAATGTCCAATCAAATGGTGGATCAGAATTAGTTGGTTTTAAGTTCGTTGCTTATAGCGAGGTGCCAGACGATTTTTGATGAATACACTTAAAGAACACGTTTATGAATTTGATGAAGTGGTCGTTGGCCTAACCGTTTCATCTCTTTTATACTCTTACATTTTTAATCTACCTATTGTTTATAAGTACCGAAACAATCCAAGGTTCTTTGAGTTTATTGATAATTCAGTAAACTTAACGAAGATTGGTATTATGAAGGATAATAAACAACTGAACTTTCCAAAGGGTAAGCTAGTTAAGTCTTATTCTAAGAAGAAAGTGATGGATCATTTATTTATGATTCAGTCACTTTGTGGTAATATCCCTTTTAAAGATTCTATTTCTGATATCCGTCTGGATGAAGAAGAAAAGATCTTAAAGATTACCACGAAGAATCAACGACTATTTCGTTATAAATTTAATAAATTAAGAGTATTTGATACAAGAGGTTTGAGTTTTCTGAAACCAACTGGAGAGTCACAAGACAAACATTATGTATTAGATGAATTCAAAATTAAAATAAAGAATGATAAATTCTACCACATAATTCCAAGAGAAGGTGAATTTCCAAAAAACATTTATATTTCTTCTGACAAGAAAAGATTGATGGCTCACTCTTTATTAACTCCTGGTGAAATGGCTCTGCCTGATTTTTCTTCTTTCTTTATCCAGAAATCTGTTGAAAGAGAGCTTGATTTAAATAATATTAAAGCTAAGTTAGAATGGATAAACAGACACTACGAAGATAAAGATAAAGACACTTATGAAGAAAAAGACTGGTTGATTATCGATCAGAGAAATGAAGAGGAAGTATGGAAGGACAGAAAAATAAATACGTATCACACATGGTTGGGATCATTCCGATCCAGAATGGTCCAACGAATGATGGACTCCCTTGGCCAAAAGCCCTAACTCCTCTTTATAACAATTATACAGCTCTCCATAGAAGCATCTTGGAATGTGCTATGGTGGGCTGTTCTTCTATTTGGGTCGTGGTAGAAAAGAGATATATTCCGCTTATGAAATCTGTGGTTGGTAGTTATGTGGAAGATCCAATCCTCGCTCAATTGCCGGTTGAATTTAAAGATAACTTCACAATGAAGATCCCTATTTGGTATGTCTCGCTTCCAGTAAGAGATTTGGGAAGAAGAGATTGTTATGGTAGAAGTATTTTAGCAGGAGTAGAATATGCCTCAAATACTGCTGGTAGGTTATCTGATAAGCTAAGACCCGAGAAATTCTATGTATCATTTCCAGAGTCTGTATACTCACCGTGGATTCTTCAAAAACACAGAAAGAGCGTAAAGAGCGTTAGCAAAAATTTATTTCTAACAATAGAGAATAAATCCATTAAAGATGGAATCCCAGTTGGGTTTTCTATGTTCGTGGAAGATTATGACAGATATAAGAAAGATTTTAGAACGATGGATCAAGGAGCTTGGATGGGGACAACCCTTAAAGATCTTAAACGACGACCAATAGAAGATAGAAATACAGCGTCTAAACTGACGCTTGACGAAGTATTCAGGTCTGCTACACTAGACGGTGCAGTAGTCCAAGATTTGACCAATGCATATAACATATCAACTTGGGAGGGTTATGCTAAATACATGGCGTCCAACAAGTTCTACAAAATGCCAAAGAAGGTCAAGTATTTCAGATACAATAAGATGAAAAACTTGGAAACTAGATTAATAGATTGTGGAGATTACAATGATTACAGTTCCGAAGATACATTTAGAGAGGCTTGATCCAATCAAGATTTATAACTTTCTACGTATAGCAGATACGAATGGCGTAGGATACGCTACAAATTATTATTTACTTACGGCTGACCAAAAAATGTTTGTTGATGCTTTGGTAAAAGCGAGCGAAGAAGTTATTTTGCAACAAGTAGAAATATACAACGAAGAACTCGGTTACTTCGAAGAGGATTATAATGACAATTAAGTTTGTAAATCTACACGGACATAGTTGTTTCAGTGTATTCGACGGACTTGGTTTTCCGAACGAACACATCGACTATGCTATCAGCAATGGTTCAGACGCTCTTGCACTAACGGATCACGGCAACATGAATGGTTTGTCGTATCAAGTTCTTCACACAAAAAAGCTACGAGCCGAGGGTAAAGAATTCAAACCAATCTTTGGTGTTGAAGCTTATTTCGTTCCGTCTTTGTCAGACTGGAAGGAAGCGTATGACAAATACAAAGAGGACAAGAAAGCAAAGAAGAATGACGACGAAGAAGCTGGCGTTGTTGTTGAAGACGAAGAAGAATCCAAGAAAGACGACAAAAGCTTTATCAACTTTCGCGCTCACTTAGTCTTGTTGGCACAGAATCCAAAAGGCTTGTCAAACATCTTTCAGTTGGTTTCCAAGTCATACAGACCTGGGAACTTTTATCGCTTTCCTCGCATTGATTATGATCTTCTCCGTGAGCATGGTGAGGGCGTTATTGCTCTAACTGCTTGCATGGGTGGTCCTTTGTCTAAGTGCTATTGGCAGAACAAAGATCAAGGTGAAGAGAAAGTTCTTGAAGAAATGAATAAGGTTGTCAGCAACTTTAAGAAAATCTTTGATGATAGATTCTATTGTGAATTGCAATGGAACGCTTATCACGAACAACATGAAATCAACAAGATGGTGATGAAAGTCGCACAACAGAATAGCGTCAAGCTGGTTTCTACTTGCGATTCTCATTATCCTCGTCCTGAGTTGTGGAAAGAAAGAGAGATCTATAAGATGCTTGGTTGGCTTGGTTCCAAGAACACTTCTTTGGAAGGTTTGCCGTCCAAGCGTGAAGATCTGATGTCAGAACTCTATCCAAAGAATGGAGATCAAATGTGGAGTGCTTACAAAAAGTATTCCACGCAGACATTCAATGAGTATGATGATGAGGTTGTCTTACAATCGTTTGAGAATACTTGGAAGATTGCTCACGAACAGATTGAATCATTCTTACCAGATACAACGGTTCGCCTACCTTCTTTCGTTGTTCCAGAAGGAAAGACAGATGTTCAAGCTTTGATTGAATTATGTTCAGCTTCTATGAGACAGAAAGGTTTGGATAAGAATCGCGAATACATCGAAAGACTTAAAGAAGAACTCACTGTCATTAAAGATCGTGGTTTCTGTAAGTATTTCTTGACAATGAAAGCAATCGCTGACAAAGCCGTAGAGAATCAACTTGTTGGTGCTGGTCGAGGTTCTGCGGCAGGCTCTCTTGTGTCTTATCTTCTGAACATTACCCAGATTGATCCAATCAAGTATGGTCTTCTATTCAGTCGCTTCCTTCAAAAGAATGCCAAAGATTATCCAGACATCGATTATGACACAAGCGATCCGATGGTTCTGAAACAAAGACTAATCGAAGAATGGGGAGAAGACTCTGTTGTTCCGATCTCAAACTGGAATACTTTGCAGCTTCGTTCACTAATTAAGGACTTGTCCAAACTTCACGGCATTCCTTTTCAAGAGGTTAATCAAGTTACATCCGTAATGACGAAGGAAGCAACAGCGCCAGCCAAAGAAAGACACGGCATTACTGCCGGTGTTTACTCTCCTACATTTGATGAGCATTTGGAATTCTCAGAAAGTCTACAAGGATTTCTCAAGAAATATCCAGAGGTAGGACAAAGCGTTAAAGCTTTGCAAGGTCAAATTCGTTCTGCAAGTCGTCACGCTGGTGGAGTTATTGTATCAGAGGGAATTTCGAAGTACATGCCACTAATTAATAGCGGTGGAGTAATTCAAACCCCTTGGAGCGAAGGACAGAATGTTAGACACCTTGAGCCTCTTGGTTTTATTAAATTTGACATTCTTGGCCTTGCAACTCTCCGTATTATTGAGAATGCGATCTCTCGTATCCTTATTAAAGGTGGAAATAAAAGCCCAAGCTTCCGAGATATCAAAGATTTTTATGATAAAAATCTCCATCCTTCGAAGATTAATTTCGACGATCAAAAAGTGTATGAACACGTATTTCACGAAGGTCGTTGGGTTGCGGTATTCCAATTCGCAGAAAAAGGTGCTCAAGAGTTCTGCAAGAAAGCCAAGCCAAGAAGCATAATTGATCTTTCTGCGATTACATCAATTTATCGTCCTGGTCCTCTATCTGCAAACGTTGATGCAAATTACGTTCAAGCAAAAGAAAATCCGGATCAGATCAAGTATCTCCATCCAGTCGTGGAAGAGATTACAAAAGAAACCGCTGGCTTCCTAATCTTTCAAGAACAGATCGCTTTGATTGCTCACAAGCTGGGTAAAGATCTAACTTTGGATGAAGGTAATCTGCTACGCAAGGTCTTAACTAAGAAGGGCACAGGCAAAGGACACGAGGTTAAAGATGGGATTCACACAAAGTTTATTGAAGGCTGTCTCGAAAAAGGTATTCAACAAGAAAATGCTCAAAACCTTTGGCAGACATTTGAGTTCTTTTCCGGTTACGGCTTTAATAAAAGCCACGCCGTTTGCTATAGCATTCTTTCTTATCAGTGTGCATGGCTTCTTACTTATCATCCAAGTGAGTGGATTGCTTCATACTTAGATGATGAAAATGATGATGGCAAAGCAAAAGCTATTTCAATCGTTAAGTCTCTTGGCTATGAGGTTCAGCCGCCGAATGTAAACAACTCTGGTGATCGTTGGCAGCATTCAAAGGATGATAAAACTTTTTATCAACCTTTGAGTTCAATCAAGGGTCTTGGTGAAAAAGCAATCGAACAGGTGATTAATAATCGTCCTTTCAAAACAATTGATGACTTACTTTTTAACGATAAAATTGCTTACACCAAACTCAACAAAAAAGGTTTGGACGCTCTTGCTCGTTGTGGAGCATTAGATGATTTGATGGATAATAGATTTAGTGGTCGTAAACATTTCTGGATGTCTTTCTGCGGAGAAAGACCAAAGAACAAGAAAAAGTTTGATGCTTACATCGAGCAGTATAAAGAGGCAGGAGATTTTACAAGAGACGAAATAATCACAAACTGTGTTGAACTCCTTGGTTTCTTTCCTGTAACAATGGTTATGAGTCCGCAGCTTTATAAAAGACTAGAAGATAGCAATGTCCCAGCAATTTCAAAATATGATCCAGAACTTCAAGTATGCTGGTTTGTCCCTATTTCTCTTGAAACAAAAATATCAAAGAATGATAAGAACTATTATGTGGTTCAAGTTGTTGATGATACTGGCAAGACAACGGAGATTAAAGCTTGGTCAGTGGATAAGACAAAAGATCTTATTTATCTTAACCGACCTTACGTTGCTAAACTAAACTATGATGAAAATTATGGCGGATTCTCTTGTATAGGAATTTCTAAGAGTTGGAAGATGGTTGGATAGTATTTAAGAAATCTGCATACTATTTATTAGTGAATCTTTAAGGAGAACTAATACATGGCAAGTGGACACAGAAAAAGAAAAGCAGCCGCACTAAGAATCGAAGTTCTAAATCCAGCTGGATTAACAAATGTATCCGAAGCAGATCGTGGAAACACAACTAATCAAAACAATCTTATTAACATAGCGACTTATTCAAGAGATGGAGTTACTCCAACGTTCATAACTGGATCAACAACTCAATTAAGCGATGCAATATCTAATTTTGACGGCGCATTTACAAGAGCTGGATTAAATGGAGAAGTAACAAATACGGGAGTATTTTTATCTTCATCTATGAGTAGTTCAACTGGTATAACTTCTGTAGCAAAACATTATTATTTTCCAAAAATATCAACGGTTTCAGATTTATCATCATCCAATGCTCCTAACTCGCCAGTTATAGTTTATTCTGCAGATGGCCCACAATCAAGCTATGTGCCTTTTTATTTTGGCGGAACAGTTGCAACTGCCTCAATTAAATTTGGAACACAAATTACTGGAGCTGGTTTTCCAACTCACTTAGTTGTTTATGTTGGCGGACAATTAGAGACAGGTGATCAAATAAGGGTGGTAAAAACCTCTGATTCTACTCCAATTAATTGTAGAGTTTTAACTGGGTCGGATATTTCCTCCTCTATTGTTTTAAATTTAGCTTCGACTGCATCTGCATCTGAATTATTCTCAAGTTCATTTAGAAAAGCATTTTTAATTCCTACTGGAAATATTTCTGATGTAACAAAAGGTGTGACACTAGAGTTCTGTACTCTATCAAAAACATCTACAACCCCAAGTCCAGGAGTATTTGTTGCTATTTCATCTGGTACATACGGAACTAATCCATAGTATTTGACAAGTTAGTTTTTCTGTGATAACCTCCGTAGCACAACTATGGAGGTTATTTTTTTTATGGATAAAATTTATGTTAAGAAGATTAAGCCAGAAGCAAAGCTGCCAGTCAGAGCAAATCCTAGTGATGCTGGTGCGGATGTTTTCTATTGTGACAGCACTCCAGTTACAATTGCTCCTGGACAATCTATATTGTTAGCAACGGGATTACAGGTCGCAACACCAGTTGGTTATGTATGTGAAGTTAAAAATAGATCTGGAATGGCTTACAAGAACAGTTTAGTGGTAGGATCTTGCATTATTGATTCAGGATATTCTGGAGAAGTGAAGGTTAATCTTCACAACATTGGCAGAGAAATTAAAACTATAATGCCGTATGATAAGATTGCGCAATTAATCTTTTATCCAATTAATCTTCCAGATTTCGATTTGTTACCAAATGAAGTAGATTTATATTTACATACTCCAACAATTTCAAGCCGTGGTGACGGTTCTTTTGGATCAACAGGAAATAAATAATGAGTAGTAAAGCAAATAAAATTCAAAGACAAAATAAAGTAGACACAAGAAAAGAAGTAGAAGAAAAACTAACAAAGCAAGTAGGTATGTTTGGATTATTGCCAGATGAATGCAATGCGTGTAACAAACCTTTTGATAAGAAGTCAAAAGAAATGGCACAAACCTGGGTTGTAGTTGTTAGAAACGAAGAGAGACTAGTTAGGTTATTCTGTCCAGATTGCTTAGATAAAGTAAAGGAGGCTTTGCCAGATGAAGAAACTTGATCTATTTGAATTTAAAAAAATAGTAGATAAAAACAAACCATTCATTGTCAAATTTAAAAGTGATGATTGTCCAATCTGTGTTGAATTAGAACCAGATTATGAAGCAGTTGCAAATTCCTTTCCAGAACTAGGATTTTATGATGTAGATATTAATGAAGAAGAAGATCTGGCAGACCTTTTTATTAGTGATGGTGTCCCAACCCTTTATTATATCAAGGGAAAAGATTTTAAAGAACTTCCATATCCAGATAAAGGTTTTGATAAGAAATCTCTTACCAAAGTCATAAAGGGTATCTTAAATGGAAAGTAAGAAGCTCGGTGACTATCAAAAAAGAATTGTGGTCAACCTTCCAGATTATGAGTATGGAGAATTCCTTGCGAATCTAAAATATGAAAATATAAATTCTCCAGCAAAGATTGTTCGCTTCTTTATCGAGTCTTATCTTGCTAGTGATACAGATGCTAGAAAGATTGTTGAGTCTTATAAACAGAAGAATAAAGTTGCTGGCAGAGCTAAAAAAGAGTACATCATCAAACAGGAAGAACTTGCTAAAAAATCAGAAACGCTATATAATCTCAATGACGACGACATAGATAACATCTATGATCTTCTTGATGAAGACTTTCCAGGATGAGGAATAATGAGCTGTGACGAAAGATGCGAAAAAGACAATATTTCTTGTGAAGAGCGTAACTGTAGACACTTTATAGAATATGAAGAAGACCTAAATTGCGTTCTTGTTTGCGTCAGAAAACACGGGACATTAACTTTGGAAGAAGCATCAAAGAGACTTGGTGTATCATATGTTAGAGTCAAACAGATAGAAGAAAAGGCTATGTCGAAGATAAAGTCAAATTATAGAGATTGCAGTGAGGTCGTTTAGTTTTTTCAATACTATTTATTATGATTTCTTAAGGAGAAACTATAATGGCTAAAAGAAAAGATTTATTATTAAAGGAAAGCACAGTCTCAAGAATGATGGGATTAGCTGGAATCGGCGCTTTAACAAATCCCTTTTTGAGAGAACAACATGATGTTGGTGGTCCTTCTATCCCTGCTGATGACCAAGAAAAAATGGAAGAAGGCTATGATATGGAAGAAGAACTAGATGAAGGTTACGGTACAGAAGAATTAGATGAGATGCACGACGAAGAAGGGATGGGATATGATGCCCTTGGACACGGTGATATAGATTATGACGCTGACGATTTCAGAGATGATGAAGAAGATTATGAAGGTGATGAAGATTTTGAAGATGATGAAGAAGATTATGAAGGTGATGAAGACGAAGGTGAAGAGGAACTTGAAGAAGGTTATTTAGAAGAAGAGAAATGTGAAATGTGTGGTAAAAAACTCCACGAAGGTTCCTGCGGCGGCGGTTACATGCAAGAGAGCATTCACAAGTCAATGAAAAGATTAAAGAGACTATTAGAGCAAGCAGAAGCAGATGCTCCACCACCAGCACCAGCAGGCGAAGAAGCGCCAGCACCAGAGCCAGCACCAGGTGGCGATGATCAAATGGAAGCAAAGATTAAAGAATTTGTTAAGAAGCTCGGAGAACTCGTTCAAGAAACATTAGGCGTTGAAGTTACAGTAGAAGAAGGTGAAGGCGAACCAGAAATGCCACCACCAGCACCAGAAGGTGGAGAAGCAGCCCCGCCAGCGCCAATGGCAGAAGCAATCAACCGTTTAGTTAACAAGGTTGCTCGTAGAGTTAAGGCTCGTTTAATGGAAGCAAAAGGTGAAAAAGAAAAAGCCATTGAAACAAAAAGAAAGATGAGCGCCAAAAGTAAAGAGCAAATGAAAATGAAAGCTTTAAAAGAAAAACAAGCTGCCTCAAAAAAGAAAGAAATGGAAATGAAGAAAAAGAAAGCAGCAATGGCAAAGAAGAAATAAGTTAAGCAACTCCTAAGAAATCAGGTGAAGCCCAGCCTAAAAACTGGGCTTCATTGTTATTTGGGATCTAATTACTCCAGAGGTAAACAGATGAGTTTAGAGAAATTAATTGAAAGTCATTATGCTCCAAAGAAAGGTAATGAGCTTCTTGTTAAGTTAATTGAAAGTAAGTTAAATGAGGCATTTGGAACTGATGAACTTACTTTAGCTGTTGGAGCAGGTAAATCTGAATATAGAGAAGAATTTGAAATCTTGCTAACAACTCCTCTTTATAATTCAATAACCAGTGAAAAATATTTTTCAAATAGATTAGATACGATTAAAAAATATTTAAACCCAAAAAATCGTGTTGATTTAAGAACTGATGAGTTTGTTGCTACATTTATTTTTTTACAAGAATTTGATAAAATTTTGAGAGAGTATGAAAGCGAAGATCCAAGACAAGCAGGATTTAAATTTGAAACCTTATTTACAGTTCTTTTCCGCGGAATCCAACTAAATGGATCAGACATTACAGATGCGGAAATTTTAGAACCAAGAGCATTTGCAAGGTTTAGTTATAAATTTTATTCAGAATCTAGAAGACATAGATTAGATGGTTCTTTACATAATCTTCTTAGAATGATGTCAGAAAATAAAGAGGTAGTATATTTTGTTTGTTTGAAAAATTTACCTGCTTCTAAATTTAGATTTTATTCTTTTCTAGTCACGCCAGATAATTTTTATAGTATATTAAAAAGAAGTACTGATGTTTATAATAGATTTTTATCTGATTTTCAAGCACCAGATGGAATAGTAGGACAAGAATTAGCTAGTCTTATGTTAGCTCATATGATTGGAAAATCGGGTGGTCAGAAAATAGAAACTTCAACAGAATTATTTGACAGAACATTTTTGGATAAAGTTTATAGCTTAACTTCATTAGGTCAAAATTTGCCAGAATATAATAATACTCTTTGCAGTTTTGAAGGAGAAATAATGATTAATACAGCAATTATTTCTGATGCAAAAAATCAATATAAACAACATGAGCTTGGAAGAGTTGGCAAACTTCTTGAAGATGTTAACAAACTAAATAAACAAATGTTATATTTTTTTGCTACATCTAGCGGTGGAGAAGACAGAACAAATATTATAGATACAATTAATGATATAGATGTCTCGTTTAAAGAAATTACAAAATAGGATTTAAAATAATGAAAAGAAAAAAATCCATCTTGACAAAACCATTCGGTCATGTTAACATAGGTTCAAAGCATTATGTCGTTGAGGTTGCCTCTGATGATGAATCAAGATATAAAGGTCTTTCCAAAAGACATAATCTTGATGAAGGCTTCGGTATGTTATTTGACATGCCAAGCGTTGATCATCACGCTTTTCAAATGAAGGAAACATATATACCACTTGATATGGTATTTCTCGGCAAGTACGGACAGATTGTTGACTACATTCCAAATGCTCAACCATTAACATCTGGTCCATACAAACCAAAAGAGAAATGTAAATTTGTTTTGGAAGTAAGAGGCAATGATCTTAAAGATGAAATTGGTGAAAAAGCTCTTGCAAAAATGAGATTCTTTGATACAATCGAGAAGGCTCAAGCATACAGAGATAAAAGGGTGCTTCAAGAGCAGTTAATACATTACTTAAATGAGGCGGTTAATGGCGAAAGTTTACGAAGGAAACAAGATTCTTCAAGAAAAAGTTCTAAACGGAGTGGAAAAACTCTCTAACATTGTAAGTTCTACCCTTGGACCTGGCGGTAGAAATGTAATCCTGCAACAAAAAGAACGAAGACCAATCATCACGAAAGACGGTGTAACCGTTGCTCGTTTTATTGACTTTGAAGATCCATTTGAAAATGTTGGAGCGCAGATTCTTAAACAGGTTTCGGCTCTTACAGCTCACGAAGCAGGGGACGGGACCACTACCAGTACCCTACTGGCACATCGTATGTTAAAGGAATCTCAGAAGTATCTTTCTTCTGGTATTTCTCCAACTGAGATGAGAAGAGGAATGGAGAAAGCATCACAAGATGTTATCTCTTTTGTTCAAGAGAGATCAAAAACAGTTCAGTCAATTGAAGACATCGAGAACATTGCCACTGTTTCTTCCAACAATGATCAAGTAATCGGCAAGCTTATTGCCAGAGCAATTGATCTTGCGGGAAAGAACGGTGCAATTACTATTGAGGATTCAAAATCTTATGAGACAGAGTTGGATCTAACAGAAGGTTTTATCTTTGAGTCTGGTTATTTGTCTAACCAGTTCATCACAGATGAAATGAGAAAAGTAGCAAAGCACAATGATTGTCTAATTCTAATCACAGATTGGAAGTTGGAACACGTTGATCCAATCCTTCCAGTATTAGAACTGGCAGCAAGAGAAAAGAAGCCGCTTATTATTGTTGCTGACGACATTGAAGGTCAACTACTTGCTGCATTAATTGTTAATTCTATTCGCAACTCTATGAAGATTGTTGCCGTTAAAGCTCCATACTACGGAGAAGAGAGGAGAAATGTTCTATCTGATCTTGCTGTTTCTACTGGCGGTAAGTTTTTTACTCGTGAGTCTGGTTTGGATTTCTCAGCCTTTACTCTCGCGGATTTTGGACGCTGTAAATCAGTCGAGATTGGAAAATCGCAGACGGCAATCATTGGAGGAAAAGGCACGGCTCAATCAATCGAAGAGAGAACTGAGCAACTAAGAGAACTAATCAAAGAGACAAGTGATCTCGAAGAATGCAAGCGCATCCAAGATCGTATCACAAGACTGGCAAGCGGCGTTGTTACAATCCGTGTTGGTGGGTCCAGCGAGGTTGAGGTTGTAGAGAAGAAACATCGCATTGAAGATGCCTTAGAGGCTGTCAGATCAGCACAACTAGCAGGCACCCACCCAGGGGGAGGCACAACGTTACTCAAGGCTTCTAAGAAGCTTAAAGCACCAAAGCTTAACGAAGAGCAAACAATTGGATACAACATTGTAATTAAGTCTCTAACTGCTCCCTTTGAGAAGATTTGTGAGAACTTGGACCTACCTTCACAAGTATTGGCTGAAAAGGTTTTGCGTTCAAAGGATGGATTCGGACTTGACGTAAAGACTCAGCAAGTGGTAGACTTGTATGAAGCTGGCGTCATTGATCCTGTGCGCGTAACAACATCAGCGGTCAAGAATTCTGTATCAGTCGTTTCGACACTGATTACGACAAACAATGCAATCGTGGAGGTCTAATAATGTTAGCAATGTATTCTTCTGTGTTAAAGAAAGAAAAGTTTATGCAAAGGTTATCTGAAGATGCAGTAGAATCTTCCTCTGTTGCAAATGATTTAACTTGTGATTTAAAAAGTCTTGCAGTTAATTCATCAGAAGGAAGGTTAGATGTTTGTCTGGAACAGGTCAAGAGTGCAGAAGATAACTTAAAAATTCTAAATGCTTTGGTAAATAATCTACGTCAGAATTTAGAAGGCTACGTTAGCACGCTTGTTCCTACAGAACAAAAAGAAAATAAACAAGAACAAGAAGAAGAAAAACAAGAGGCAAGACAACCAGCTGTAATGGGACCAGCTCCAGATGAAAAACAACTTTCTGATATCATGAACATGATTAAAACTCTTAAAGAACTAAAAGAATCAATCCCGAATGAAAGATAAAAAAAAGTTTAAGCTAGAAAGAAAAATTGTTGAAGAGGTTTACGAAACACTCAAGAGCTATTTAACAAGATCTAAACAATTAATAGCTTTTATAGAAACAGAGAACAAAGAAGAACAGTATACATCTAATTTACTTATTCTATATTGTAATTCTATATTAAATTATATGTTTGAACTTGATAAGTTATTGCTTGAAAACGGAAGTCATTACTTAGTAACTGCCGATTTAGTAGAAAAATTAAACAAGCACAAAAAAGTCCTGGTAGAATTAGAAGAACAATTTAACAATAATACCAGATACAGCTTAAAGGTCCATTAATGGATTATAGATTAATAATTTACGGGCTACTGCTTGGTGCTGTAGCCCATTCTATTTCTTGGTTCGGCATGAACTCTCAGTTTATTTGGGAGTTCTGGAAGAATAAACCATTTATGGCAGCACTGTTATTTGGTTTACCATCTAACATCGTATTCTGGTTTGCATCAAAGTACGTTAGAGAAGGAACTCATAGTATTTGGCACGTTAGATGGTTGTTATTTGTTATGAGTTTCCCTCCAATGTTTCTGCTGACTACAACAATGCTTGGAGATTCATTCTTAAACACAAGAAATATTTTAACTTTATTATTTGCAATTTGTATTATTATAACTCAATTTTTTTATAGGTGATAAAATGTTTAGATTTTTGGTTATCCTGGCAATTATGTTTCCGAATTTTGCTTATGGTTATGAGTGTTCAAGAGAAATTGACTTAGCAGCAACTCAAACAGGAATTCAATTCTATTGTAGAGTAAGCTCTATTCCTTATATGGCATCAAATATTAATGCAGAAAACGCTCCTCAAACAATGATTAATGATGTTGAGTATCCATTAAAAGTGTTTGTAGATTCTTATAATAAGGAATTCTTGAAACGATTTGCAAAAAGTATAAATTTAGTTTATAACTTAACTTATAACAACTCAAAAGTTGGTGGGCTAAGTAATGGAAGTGTTGTTTACATTAATTTAAATGATTATTCATATGACTATAAAAATACATTTTACTCAAGAGCATTAAATCATGAATTTTCTAGCAATCTTTACAGAGCGTTATCTTACAAAGAAAAAAATGAATGGATGAAAATTTCAAATTCTTATGATTCCTCAGAAGAATATATGTCAAAATGTTTAACAAATGGAACGTTTTATAGACAAAATGATAAAAATATCCTTAAAGCAGGATTTTTATCCTACTATGCTCTTACAAATCCAGAAAACGACTTCAATGTTTATGCAGAAAGACTTTTTGGAAAGGATAATAATCTAAAAAACTATGCACAAAATTATCCAAAAGTTAAAGCCAAGCTTGAATTAATGAAAAAATTCTATAGAACTTATGGGTTTACTAAAAATTTTCCTGACGAGACTTGACAGACTACTACTACCATCCTACTATACCACCACTACCCCCTTGTGGGGCATAACAATGGAGGAAATTTAGAGAATGTTTTACCCTTATACTTACACAGATACTCTTTTAGATCGTATGTTTGAATTGGATGCAAAATATAACAAGCTTAGATTTGTTGATAAAGGAGATTTCTACTCCCTTACTACACCACTAACAGGCGCAAGAAAAGAAGATGTGCATGTGCTTGTAAAAGAAAACTCACAGCTCACTCTTTCTTATAATCCAAAAGAGAAGAACCCATACACTCCATCATTTACAAACAATTGGAGTCTTGATGGGGTTGATACAGAAAATATTGTAGCTTCTCTCAACAATGGATTGCTAACGGTAGTTGTTCCTAAATCTAAACCTGCTCAACCAAAAGTTAGAACTATTGAAGTTCTCTAAGTAAACAACATCATACTTATTGTAAAGGAGGGAAGGGAAGTTAACAGCTTCCCTTCTGTATAAAATGAAAGGTTCAATCTGGGTTTATGCCAAAGGCAAAGATACAATCAAATACTACTTCCAAGTGGATGGAATTAAAAGAGGTAACTTTACAAAAGTTATCGATCCAGTTTTTAAGGGCTGGACAGAAATCGCTTCTGGTGTAAACTATAAGCAGGCTACGGAAACTTTAATCTTTTCTAAACCATTTACATCTGATGAAGAAATGATTTCTTGGGTAAAAAGCACAATCAGCTTTCCAACAATTTACAACAAATGTAATGCGAAATGCACAGTTAAAGTCCTCGTAGCCGATAAAGACGAGGTTAAGAATGAAAAGCCAGCAGCCAAAAGTCGGGGAGTTCGTAAGAGTAAAACTACGGCGTAGTATTCGTCCTCTTGAATTCAGGAGCTTTACTTGTGAAGGTTTGGTTACTTCAACCCTGTTTGACACAAACTTCGAAGTGTCGTATATTGAAGATGAGAAGCCGATCTCTCACTGGTTTAACTTGAACGATATTTCCTCCTTAGAGGTTTTATGATTAAATGTGAAAATTGTGTATACTTTAAAAGCATGATGGCTAATTCTGCCCAAGGGATTGGCACTTGCATTCGATACGCTCCAAGATCAGGTGATGTCCAAACTGGTGGATACTGGCCATTTGTTTACTTTGATCAAGCCTGCGGAGAATTTGTTTCCAAAATTGATTCATATGATTATTTTTCCCATTATGAGTTTAATGATGAATGTTCAGAATAAGTATGCAGAGTGGTCAGTTGATTTGATTAAAGAAGATGTGCAGAGAAACACCCTCGCGTATGCGTGCTTAATGTCGCATGTCGAGGGTGATTTCAATATGTCCACGGCTGTAAGAAACGCTAATGCTTTCGGCTGCAAAGAGCTATTCTATTTTGGTGGGAAGCGATGGGACAAAAGAGGTTCTGTTGGCACCCATCATTATAGTTTGGTTACACATTTGAAGGACATGGACGAAATCAAAGCACTGAAATCTCAATACAGATTCGTTGCAATCGAATGCAACATTGAAAGAAACTGTGTGTCTCTGTTCGATTATAAGATTCAGCCAAACACACTCTTCATCTTTGGTGAAGAATCAAAGGGATTGAGCGATGAAATGCTGGACTTGTGTGATGATTACGTGTTTATTCCTATGGTTGGATCAGTTAGAAGCTTAAATGTTGGCACAGCGAGTGGGATTTTGATGTCAGAAGCGATGAAATCGATTTCGCATACTATTTAGTAATAGCAAGGAGATCGATAATGTACCAAAAACTATTTGAGAGTTGGAGAAAGTACCAAAAAGTAATTAAAGAAGACGTAATGCAGTATCAAGAATACGGCTCTTCTTTCAAAGAGATGAGAGAACTAATCAAAGATGTGTCCGGTAAGACATGGATTTTCTTTGATACAGAAACAACCGGACTTTCGGCTGAAAAAGATTTTCACCAAGTTACTCAAATAGCAGCAATTGCTGTTGACGTTAAAAACTTTGATGCAGAACCAGAAATTTTAGAGAAATTTAACGTAAAAATCCAATTAGGTCAAAGAACTCGTGGCTTTATGGATTGGGATCGTAGAAAGAAGGCAGAGAAACTAGCCGCCGCCCGTGCTGGTGGGGTAGAGGTAGCCCCTGGTATTAAGCGTGTAAGACAAGAACCAGATAAATTTAAAGGCATTTCTGATATTTTCTCTATGACACAATATGGTGTATCAAGAGATCCAGAAAAAGCAAAAAGAAAAGCATTCTTACAAGCAAAAGAAATGCCTGGAAAAGAAAACATCTCGATGGAAGAAGTACCAGAAGCAGCTCCATTTATGAGAATGATTCCGGCACTAAAGCAATTCAATGAGTTCTTGGACAGATATCCAGATAGAGTTATGGTCGCACAAAATGCTCCATTCGATAATGGATTCTTAAATAATATGTATCAAAGAATTGGTGAAACAGCTCCCGATGACATTGTTGTTGATACAGTTATGATCTTTAGAAAGTTCTTAACTCCTGCCCTTAAAATGTTTAAGGCAAATAGAGAAGCAGGACAAGAACTAAGTCCAGAAGATGCAAAGATTCTTGATGCTCTAACATCAGATAAGGGTAAGCTAACTGTATCCCTAGGAAAGATTATTAAGGCATTTGACGTAGAAAACAAAGGCTGGCATGATGCTCTTGCCGATGTAACAATGCTTTTGGATGTTCTAAAAGCAGTTATTAATTTCTTGGATGTTCGTACCGATCTAGCTTCACTAGAGCCAGAACCAAAACCAGAACCAAGAGTTAAGAAAACTAGCAGTCAATTAAATTTGCCAGAACCAAAACCTTCTGACATTGGCTAGTTTATAATCCAGCTTGACACATTCTAACCTCTCCTGTACACTGTAGCCCTAGACAGTCGAGACAGGAGAGGTTATGAATTTTAGAGAGATATTCGAAAATAGAAAAAAAGAATTTCACCAGAAAGTTAAACAAGAAATCTTGGATGAACTCAACGAAGTATCAGGAAAGAATACACGTTGGGGCTGGACTTATGAGGACGGCTATTTCTCTTGCCAAGTAAAAGATCAAGATACCTTGGTAATTTTAAAGAGTGATTTCGAACCATACATTTTTGACTCGCTTGCAGTTTTACCTGCAGTGGGGCATCCTCTAGAGTATGAAGTCCAATCTGCCAAGGAGGCAGGGGATTCAGTTAACGACTTAGTGAATCAAGAGATCGAGGATTAAAATGGCATTCAAGAAACGAAAGGCACGGTGCGGTTATTGTTGGCAAGAGGGGCACAATCGCACTTCGTGCCCCAAAATGAAGACGGAAGCGGCTGCTGGCGATTCATACGCCCAGCGTTCTTTGGAGCGGGCTGCGGTTAAGCAGTGCTCGTATTGCAGCGGAACGGATCACAACAAGGCAACTTGCGAAAGAAAGTTTGGTGATGACAGACGCGACGCTCTCTGTCAGTGGGAAGGTTTGACCGCTGCCATTAACATTGTTAAGCGCAAGAAGATTGGCGCGGGTGCGTTCATTTACGGTCCAGTGATGCACCGCTGGAACTCTGCACCAAGAAATAATGCTGATGGTCAACCCAATAACTATGACATGGTAAACTACACAATCAAAGAGTTTACGTTGACTGGAAATTCTGCTGTATCAGAATTCGAAGGTGTGTATACTTTTGAGACTCTGGCTGAACCATCAGTTGGAAATTATTTCAAGGGAACGGTTCCTCTTTCTGGTTTGAGCAGAGAGATTTCCAATACTCCTGATTCGATCGGTAGATCGGAATGGTTCCGTCGTAATGATGCTCGCTATGATTATGATTCTCGTCAGATTCTGATTGAGAACTTCAATGTGCTTCTTGAAGCATCGGAAGAAGAAGTAAACAAAGCTGTTGCACATCTGCAATCGCAGAAGCCTATGATTGTTGATTACGAAGACATCAAGGAATACAACTCGGCAAAGCGCAAGCTTGCTGCCCAAAAGAAGAAAGACGAAGCGAAGGAGAACAATTCATGGCAGGACTAAAAACTAAATGGGATACGTGTACTTGGTGTCATCTTGGTGGACATGATGCCTCTCAATGTACTAGGCTCACTGACTCTGTAAAGAAAGGTCAGATCAGAGCTATCAAGTTCCATAGGAAGATTACCACAGGTGGAAGGGTATGTGGGTACTGCGCAGAGGATAATCATAGCAGTCCAAATTGTCCCAAGAGATTTGATGATGCCAAGTATATGTATGCCAAGCAAAAGCAGGTTGCAGATGCAGCCTTTGCTTGGCTGCATGAGATTGGGTTTGGTCCTGGCACAATGCTTTCTGCAATGGCAGCTGAATCTTCGTGGAGAGCACACGGTAAAGATCAGAAGATGGTAATCATCGAAGACTTTAACGACAGAACTGCGACATCTTTCTTGCAAGAGCTTATGCACGGCACGACAAGAAACTGGTATCAAGTTACAGCCGTGGATACTGCTTGTGAGAAAATTCGTAGGATTTACTTGCCGTTCCATCCAGTTTACTCTCCGCGTCCAACCTCAATGAAAGTTGAGATTGTGCATAGAGCAACTCCAGAAGAGATTGACAAACTGAAACAACACGTTGAATGTTATGCAAGTCCGCTTCTGGAATACAGTTCTGCTGAAGAATTCTTTGATGCTGGTTTCCGTTTTGAAGCTGGACAATCAAAGATGGTCAAGGTCAAAAGAATTCACAGTTGACAGCAAATGTCAGGTGGGCTATTCTAACTAGGTCAAAAGGACAGAGGGCAGTTCGATACGGTTTCGTTCTGCCTCCTGTTCTAAACCGTGCTTGACGAGATCGTTTGAGCGCGGTATGATGTGGGTGTCTTGAGCGGTTCAAGGCACTTCAACTTGGTTCCTAATTATTCTGAGGTTACTATCATGGCTACTATTTCTTTCGGTACTTTCAACGCTATCGTGGACGCTATCGCTGACGCTCGCTTCCCCGTTCTGATTCGTGGTCGTCACGGTATCGGTAAGTCGCAACTCATTTACCAGTTCGCTGGTCGTCGTTCTCTCGATGTGATTGAGCGTCGTGCTTCGCAGATGACGGAAGGCGATCTCATCGGTCTGCCTACTCTGGAACAGCGCACTACGGCTCTGGTTACCAAGTGGGCTGCGTCTGACTGGTTCCAAGATGCTTGCGAGCGTGCCGTTGTTCTGTTCTTCGACGAGGTTGACCGTGGTGCGATGGAAGTTCGCCAAGGTCTGTTCGAATTGATGGATAGCCGTAAGCTGGCTGGTAAGCACTTGCACGCTGATACGCTGATGTTTGCCGCTGTCAACGGTGGTATTCACGGTGCCAACTATCAAGTTTCGGACATGGACGTTGCCGAGCTTGACCGTTACACGACTTTCGATGTCGAGCCGACCGTTGAGGATTGGCTGACGTGGGCTAAGGATAACGTCGCTGGCGAAGTGTGGGACTTTATCAACAACAACCGTGGTCACTTGGAGCACACCGATACGTTTGAGCCGAACAAGAAGTATCCTTCTCGTCGTTCTTGGGCGCGTGCTTCGACTGCAATCAGCAAGGGCAAGATGCTTGAGAAGGGTGCAACTCCCGAACTCCAAGCAATCGTTCAGGGTTTCGTCGGGTTCGAGGCTTCGACTGCGTTCACCGACTTCATTCGCAACTATGACCGTCAGGTTAAGGTTGAGGATGTTCTGAATGGTAAGGCTCTCAAGATGACCAAGAAGTTCTCGTTGAACGAACACCTCGCTCTGATCGAGAAGCTTGGCGCGAGCAAGTGCTTCGATAAGCAGCTTGGTGCGGACGAAGCCAAGAATGTTGCCGAGTACTACGTCAACCTGCCTTCCGAGGCTGCGACCAAGATTGCTGGTATCTTCGGCAAGCTCAACAACCCGCTGATCATGAAGCAGAATACGAGCAAGGGTCTCGCCTCGCTGTACGCGGTTCAGATCCTGACTGGTAAGAAGGTCAGCTAGTCGGTAATAGGTAATCAAGTTGTGTGCCACCTTGACAGGAAACTGCTGGGGTGGCACACTCCTATCATGTTCAACCCTCCACCTCACAGGTGTACTATGGCTTACGATCTTAATATTGACATTGCCCGTTTGCTCAAAGATGAGCCTTTCTTCGCAGCCCTTTCTCGTCGTATCGAGAAGATTTCCACTACGTCCATTCCTACTGCTGGCGTCGGTCTAAACCGCGAAGCTATGCAGTATGAGTTTCTTTACAATCCAGCGTTCTTCGAGAAGCTTACCGAGGCACAGCGTCGTGGTGTAATCATCCACGAGTTCTATCACTTGGTTTTCCGTCACGTTGCTAATCGTCGCCCTGCTCAGGTTATTCGTGAGCCTGAGAAGTATTTCAAGTTGTGGAACATCGCAGCCGACTTGTCAATCAATTGTCTGATTGGTGCCGCCAATCTGCCCGAGAATTGCTGTATTCCTGGTGGTAAGTCCTTTGAGGATTTCCCCTCGATGGAATCTGCTGAGTTCTACTTCCGCAAGATCCTTGAGAAGGTAGAGAACGATCCGAATGGTGGTGGTGGCGACGGTGATGGTGTCGATGGTTCTGGTCAGTTTGACGATCATGGTAATTGGGCGGAAGGTTCCGGTGACGGAATGGAAGCCGAGACTGCCAACGAGCGTGTCAAGGAATACTTGAAGGAAGCTGCTGAGAAGGCTGATTCCAAGGGTTGGGGTACCATGACCAGCAAGACCCGCGAGGAAATCCGTAAGTTCCTTGAATCGTATGTTGACTGGCGCAAGGTTCTGCGTATGTTTATTGGTCGCGCCCAGCGTGCTGACAAGTCCAATACTCGTCGCAAGATCGACAAGCGCACTCACAATTACGCTCAGGGTATCGGCGTTGTGTCGGTTAACCCAGGTCGTAAGGTCAACAAGATCGCCAACATTGCAATCTCGATTGACCAGTCTGGTTCTGTCGATGACGATTTGCTTGGCGCGTTCTACGCGGAACTCAATGGTCTTTCCAAAATGGCAACCTTCACCGTGATTCCGTTCGATGATGCGGTTTTCGAGCAGAAGGTCTACGTTTGGAAGAAGGGTGACAAGCGTAAGCGTGAGCGTGTTCTTTGCGGCGGTACGAACTTTGATGCTCCGACCAAGTATGTGAATGAGCGTAACTTTGACGGACACATCATCCTTACCGATATGTGTGCGCCAAAGCCGGTTGCATCCAAGAAGCAAAGAATGTGGATGACTTCTGCTCGTCACGCAAAGAGTCCTTATTACGATCCTCGTCCGAACGAGATGATGATTGTGATCGAGGAAAAGAAGAAGAACGGATAAATCTTTTCTTCCCCGCTTGACTCCTAACGACACGTTGGCTATGCTATGTGTGTTGCTTGGGAGTCAAGCATTCTGGTGATAAAATGAATACGATTGATAAGCTTGAGAAAATTTTGGTTTCCCCTCGTCTGCGTGCTGCCAGCAAGTCCTTTGTGGAATCTATGTTGGAGCAGGCGAAGAAGCGTGATCTGTCTGAAAAGCAGGTTTCGTATGTTGAGAAATTCTGGGACGAATGTTTCCCTCCGATTGAAATCGTTAAGGCAGAAGAGGATTGGAGAGATTCCTTCACGCCCGAGATGCGGAAGAATGTTCAGATTATGGGTGAGTATTACGAGTATCACTACCCGAATTCTCGTTTGGCGAAGAATTACAAGGATGAAAATTGGCTTCCTGATAAGACTTCCTATGAGAAGTCCTGTGAATCTCAATGGGCAAAAACTACTATCAAGAACTATCAATCAGTATGTCGTTTCGCTGTTGGTGATACGATCGCGTTCCGTGATACTCAGCGGAACCGATCGCAGTATCCCAAAGATATGATTGATTCTCCACTGCTTGTCCTTGAACAGCTCAAGGAAGTCAAGAATAGCTTTGTTAATTTCTACAAGGTTATTCCACTGACTCACATGGATGAGCAGAGAACGTATGAAGTCAAGGAAGATTGCCTGAACGTCATCAAGAACAAGAAGGGTTAAAAATGGCTAAGAAGCGTTATGTAAAACTCGAACAGGGCAGATACAATGTTTCTCTTTCAAGAGCGGAAGCGAGTTATGAAGCAAGCAAAACTGGAGAATCCTGTATCTATTGCGGAGACTATTACCCTAATGCAAGAAAGTCTGTTGTCGGAAGATCTTTCGCTTGCGACCCTTGCCTCACACGCTCATTCTGTCGTTAATAAAGTCAAGGTGAAACTTATCAAACCTAAGTATCAAATTGGCGACGTTGTGTATCTTTCTTCTTTTGTTGAGGATTTCAACTGGAAGCTGGCAAGTTATGTGGGTAGACCATTTATTATTGTTCAGCTTCCAGTTGACACACAAAAGTTCAAGACCTATACTCTACGTCTACTGGATGACCCCAACAATCAGGAATGCTGGGAGGATTTAGCTTTCCATGAGTCTTTCTTACAAAAACGAATACAACTTTAAGATTGGCGACATAGTTCGCTACAAATATACAGAAAATAGTGATTGGTGGGTTATTGTTGATATTAAAAACAATTATTTGATTTGTAAATATTTAAACTCACAAGAATATTTTACACAATCTACATTCCATCCAAACAACGTTTTACTATTTGAGGATTCCAATGCCTAATTGGTGTAATAACAAAGCAACTCTTATTCCCGTGACCGATGAAGCAAAACAGCTTCTTAAAGACTTTACCGAGTATTTGCAGGATCTTAAAAATCCAAATGACGCTAGACTCTTTGGCTGGTTCTGTCCTATACCAGAATCAGAGAAAGATAATTGGTATGATTGGAATATTGCAAACTGGGGAACTAAGTGGGATGTCTCCGTCAGCATTGATAATATTTATCCGCAAGAAGGTGTTATGGACTTCTATGAGGATACTGCTTGGGGTCCGCCTATAAAGTTCTATGACTTTATGACTGAGAAAGGTTTTAAAGTAGAAGCTTCTTATTACGAACCAGGAGCAGGTTTTGTTGGAACTTACTCCGATGGAGTTGATGATTCAGAAAACATTCCATCTGGCGATGAAGCTTTTGGATTTGTCAGAGATGTCTTTTATAATAACAAAGATATTACTCTCGAAAAAGTTATTGACTTTGACAACCTAAAAAGCGGTGATGTGTTGGGCACGAACGAAGATGGGAATAGTGTTATTTATCTCAGCTATAAGTTTTATACTTGGGAAGAGTTCGCAAATAATAACGCCGACATTTTTGATTCAGATGCTTTGCTATGGGAAAGTGATCTTGAACAGATCTGTGATTTAAATACTGATTTCTACCTCATCGAATTCATTGAGGACAATAGCAAGTGTGGATCAACGAAAGGTATTGTTTATCCAGACAATATGAACGTGATCAGTTATCCAAATTAAAGCCTCAGTTGACACAGATTGTCAGGTGTCGTATGATGTGTGAAGTCAAGGAGGCAGACGATGAAGCAGAAAGAACCAGTTTTTAACGTTGGAGATATTGTTTGTGTTGTTTCGCCAACGATGGCAATCAACAGCAAACCCAACGATGAAACCAAGAAGCTGGACTTGGAAGAAGTTTATCTGGTTGGAGACGAAGGTCTTATTGTTCTAAATGTCGAGTATGTCAAGAAGACAAATGAGTATTTGTATCAGGTCTTGACAGAGAACGGCGAAGATGCGAAGATGTTCTCACTGAGCGAGGAACAGCTCACTTTGTTCTAGGAGTTTACAATGAAGCAGTTTATCGTTAATGTTGTCGAGCAGAAGATTACACCCTTTGTTGTTGAAGCCAATGACGAATGGGAAGCGATGGTCAAAGCTAAAGATGGTCATGGTTATATTCATGAGTCTGGTTCGATCGATATCAAGGTCGAGCCGACCAGTTGGGAAGTCAGTGATTTTGAACCCTATCACCTTTGGGAACAGTGGATCTAATGTCTGATGCTATTTGTCGTTTCTGTGGAGAAGATTACCCTAAGCGTCGAATGGAGCTTGGTTATCTAAGTTGCCTTGATTGCGGAGAGAAATCCGCTGAGAAGGAGAAAGCCTTTAAGGCTAAATGCACGGCACCAGCATTTAATAAAGGTGCTTACACTTACATTTCAAGTACCGAACAAGTAAAAGGTATTTTCAAGTGTGGTGATTATAAATAGGCTTGACACGCAAGCTCACTTCGCCTACAATGGTGAAGTGCCGAGGGGAGATGGTCGAGTGGTTTAAGGCAGCAGCTTGGAAAGCTGTCGTAGGTGAATAATCTACCGGGGGTTCGAATCCCCCTCTTCCCGCCAATTACTTTTGTTTACTGAGGACAATATGGAACCGAAGGATATTGCTTACAAAATTCTTGTCAACGAGGAAACTGGAGAGCGAACCTATTTGCTTGACGAAGAGCCTTGGACATTTGTTGATCCTGCCAATGTTAAGATCGGAGACATCGTTTACTTTGACCCAAATGGTTTGGGCAGAAACGGTATCGTTGCAAACATTCGTGAAGAAGATTTCATCTATTATGATGTTTACTTTGGATCGAATATGGAGTCGGAAGAGGTTGCAATGTTTCAGGTTTACAAAGTGGAGGAACGAAATGGTTGAGATTCTTAAACGTCTTAGTTCGAGACAGATTGTTGTGAGACAAAATAATAAGTTCTATCTTGTTTCGCAGTCAAGCGAAGCCATTGAGCCACTCGAAACACTTATCTTTGAGTGTGATGAATCTGGCAAAGTGGAAACGTGGAACGAGATTGGTGGAGCAGTTGGTTATTCTCTGGAATCATTTATGCCAATGCTGCTAGAGCACGGTGTGCATTACAAAGATTGGGATGATTTTCCTTGGTAATAAACCTTTGGAGGGAATGATGATTGTTTACAGCAGAAAGATTAAAAAGCTTAAATTAATGACCAGCTTTGCCAGAAAGATCCGAAAGATTAGACAATGGCTGTTTGTTAATTCTCCAGTTATGTTCATCAAGAATTGTTGGAGATTCCGTAAGCAACTTGCACGATTTCGTTCCTTCGATTATAAGTTCAATCTTGACCTGTTCTGTGCGTCTTTGGAAATTACCAGAGACTTTATGTTGAGTGATCAAACCGTTACATTAGGAACGGATCAAACGGCAGAAGAGATTCAGCATTTCCTCGATCTGGTAAAACGATACAACAACGCAATTCAGGTTGCAGAACAGGAACTTGGTTATGAGCTTTCCCCCATCGGGGAAAACAGAGAGGGAGACAAAGCTCTTATGACCAGAATCGAAAGCATCGAAGAAACTTCTTGGCACGATGCTTTCAGATTTCTTTCCCAAAAATTGAGAAACTGGTGGGATTAATTTTTTTTATGGACTTGACTTAAAACCTGACACTAGTTATGCTACTGTCAGGTCAACGCGGAATTGGCATATAGGTTTGTGCTCCAGCCTTCCAAGCTGGCTAAATGGGTTCGAGTCCCATATTCCGCTCTAAAATTAACCGGGGTGTAGCGCAGTCTGGTTAAGCGTTTCCAGAGCGCAAATGTATTGAAGTTGTCCAGCACAATTCGGAAGGGTGGCAGAGTGGTTTAATGCAGCGGTCTTGAAAACCGCCGATGTTAATAGCATCCAAGGGTTCAAATCCCTTCCCTTCCGCCTATGCGCGTTAATCTAGTCAGATAAAGACCACTAGAATTGAGCTTTAAGGTATAGACGGATGGTTTATACCCAGCGGAGGACAATACACCGCCGCGCATACTACAATTTCCGCATCGGATAAAGCTAATTCGGAAATGATCACAGGATAACGTGTCTGCGGAATAATCGGGGTGTAGCGCAGAGGAAGCGCATTTGAAAATTTATTTGTATCTAGGTGTAGCTCAGCTTGGTTAGAGCGCCTGCCTTGGGCGCAGGAGGTTTCGGAGGTTCAAATCCTTTCACCTAGACCAAAACGTTTTACTCTGACTATTTATAATAGAGGTGGTAAAATGATAAACGTAACAAAACAAGAATTAGAGGAAATTGTAAAAGATTCCGTTTCATACTATGAAGTTCTTAGAAAAATTAAACTCCCCAACAATGGAACAGGTCAGAGAAAAACAAAGAAATTAATCCAAGATTTTGGAATTGATACATCTCACTTTTCTTTTAAAGCTTCTGTAGAAAAGTTTCATAGAAAGTATAAATTAATTACCAAACTTTGTCCTGCGTGTGGGAAAGAATTTCAAGCAAGCGAAGGTTCTCCAGATGAAAAACAAACCTGTTCATATGGATGCTCTAATACTTATTTTGCACATTTGAGAAATAAGCCAGAACGACACACCAATTACAGAACAATCTGTTTTAAATCTTGGAAAAAAGAATGTGTTGTTTGCGGCTTTGATAAGGTTGTGGAGGTTCACCACCTTGACCACAATCATTCTAATAATGACAAACATAATTTGGTTCCAGTTTGTCCAAATCATCACCAGATGCTTCACACAAGTAAATGGGCAGAAGAGACTAGACAAGAAATCTTAAAGGTGGTAGAGTCTAGGTAAGTCGTGGGTTCGAATCCCCTCCTGATCCACCAACATTAGAGAAACAAAATGAAGCAAGAGTTTGTAATTTTCACTGGACCAATGTTCGGTGGCAAAACATCAAGGATGCTTTCACAGTTAGAAAGAGCGAAGTATCAAAAGAAAGTAATCAAATTATTCAAACCAAGTATTGATATAAGGTATTCAAACAAATCCGTTGTTTCGCACAATGGAAACCGTTGGGAATCTATTCCAATTAGCGACGGCAAAGAGATCTATGATAATTTAGGTAAAGCAGATGTTATTGCAGTTGACGAAGCATTTATGATTCCAGGTGTTTCAGATGTTTTGGTTGAACTGTACAAACAAGGGAAACAGATTTATGTTTCCTCTCTCCAACTTTCATCCGAAGGAACAACATTTCCAGAGATGACAAAGATGTTTTCTTGGGCAACAAAGATTGAGATTTGCCCTGCCGTTTGTTTCTGTGGAAATGATGCTTACTATACAATCACCTTGACAGAGAAACAGGAAGAGGTTAGAGTAGGTGGTAAGGAAGGATACGAACCGAGATGCAAAGAGCATACGGATTTTATGTAATAGCCGACAGGATTGTAGCTCAGGTGGTTAGAGCATTGTGCTGATAACGCAAGGGTCGGTGGTTCAACTCCACCCAGTCCTACCAATAATAAGAGTATTAAAATGATTGAAATTATCAACATTGTAAAAGAAAACCCAGAAGGTATTTACATTGCATTAGGCTTTGCAGTTCTATACTTAATCTTAAAATCTTAATGCAGGTTTGTTATGAGAACAGATTTTAATTCAGTTTGGGTTCTTGTAAAGAAATGGAATGAAGAAGTTAGAGAAGACGATGTAATCTTCTTTGATTATGATGATGCAGTGTTTTACTGTGAACAAAAGAATCAAGAAGAGTATAATAAATCAAACTCTAAAGATCATTATGTTCGTTTGTTTTCTGTTCAAACTCTTTACGAATCAATGAGATATATTATCAGAGAAGCCGAAAAGTGTAGTTATGATGAAGGATATGAAAGCGGATACGAATCTGGAAGGGATGATGGATATGATGAGGGATACGATAGTGGACGCGGAGAAGCTAATTCATAATTTTATGTTTGTCTCTCCTTTGGCTCGTGATCTATTGAAGCTTCATTATTCTCAGATTGCAAATCAAGAACTATTTGATGAACTCGAAAAGATGTGCAAAGAACACGTCTTGACAAAGATCCAAGAGAACGATAGACTAATGAAGGAAGCGAGAGAGAAGGCAGCAACAGCCGATAATGTGGTGCAAAGAATCCTGCATTATCATTCTTATGCTCAACATAAGAACACTCCAAAGATGAGACTTACCACCAAGGAATACGATCAGTCTATGTCTCTTCTAAATGACGAAGAGAAAGCAAAAGTAGAAAACTGGTTGGAGTTAAATGGTGGACTTGACAAGTATGTAGTGGCAGGGCATAATGGCTGACAAGTTGAACACAGAAGAGTGGGAGAATATGAGGAAGGCATTCAAGGAAGCCCGCGAAGCCTATGAAAAGGACGCAGAAAGCTTCTGGGATTCCTTACCCTACGACGACAAGCTGAAAGTGTTTCACGCGGTTGTAAAGCGAATTTACAAGGCTGAAATCGAAGAGCAAGGATCGTATCGTCACTCTCTATACAATGTGTTTGAGTTTGATGCTGATGCTTATGTAATCGGAATGGATTGCGGATACTTTGATCTTCACAACGTTCTTTGTGAAGTTAAATTAAAAAAGGATGAAGATGCTTAATTTTAAAGAAAGAAAGGTCGTTGTCTCGTTAGAAGCGGCTGATGAAGACATTGAGGTTTTAATTCACGAAGAAAGAGATTGGGATAGAAAGCAGAAACGTCTATTGAATGACAAAACCAGCTTCCGAATCTCGGTTTCATTTACAAATGATCTATCTTATAGTGCTGTTGACCTTGTTGCAGAAACAGAAGAAGAAGCAAAAGCAGTCGCACAAGATGCTGTAAACTTCCTGAGAAAAATTCGACCAGCTCTGAAAATTGTTAAAGAAGATAAAGAATAGTGGTTGACAAGCGAACGGAGACACGCTATACTGTCTCCAACAATCCGCCTCGATCTATCTGGTTGAAAGAAAACGTCTTATAAGCGTTCATAGCTGGGTTCAATTCCCAGGGGGCGGACCAGACCTATAATAAGTAATTCTCGTAGTGTAAAAATGGATAAGCTAATTAACCAGGTCGTGCAGCACTTAAATAACCCTGTCAAAGGGGAAAGATGCTGCAACCTTTAGGGGGAAGTGGTCCCGAAGCAAAAAGAACAGGCATATAGACAACAAGTGAGTTTATATGCTGAACTCTTATTATAGGTCTATTTAGGAAACGTGGCAGAGAGGCCGATTGCAGCGGTTTGCTAAACCGTCGAACATTGTAAAGATGTTCCGTAGGTTCAAATCCTACCGTTTCCGCCGAGGAAGTGTGAATGAAAAAAATAATTCTGTCGTTAATGCTATTGTTTGGTTCCGTCAGAGCAGAAGCTCTAACCATTGAAGATGGTGTGAATCAATCGATTGTTGATGATGTATCTCACGGTGAAGATAAGTTTAATTTGCCAATCTGGACCAGAATAGGTTTTGTGAAAGGTAATGATGAATTTGATTCAAGGCATGAGAATTATAGACGATCTACATTTCTTGCTCATCACGAAATCAGGGATGCGAAAACACATTATGTTATCGTATGGAACCACGGAATGGGAGGATTCAAGGACTTTGGTAATAACATTTACCCCTTCTTGAAATACCTCTACGATTCTGGAAAGAGTTTCACTTGGATTTCCCCAGAACTTCCTTGGAGCAAGTATGTAAATGGCATTGACGGCAGAACGGCTTGGAAGAAGAGTGGATCATTTAAAAAGTTCTATGATTCTTCCATAGCTTTGGTCCCGCAGTTGACATCAAGCAAACAGATTGTTATAGTTGTCGCAGGACACTCGCGTGGGGGAAAGTCAATTGCTAATGCAGCCAGAAGTGGCGATCTGTGCAAAGTAAACCCAAGCTGGGTTATTTGGTCAGATGCAAGTTATTCCCAGTGGCTGGATGATGCTTGGAAGTTTTGCTTAGAAAATAATGCCTCGCGTGTCGAGGTGTTCTACTTGAAGGGCACAGAAACACAAGCATCAGCAAAACGACTGGAAAAACAAAATAATAAACTTGTTAGCATTCACCAGTTGACTTCCCCTTGGTATCATGGTAAGATCGGCAAGTCAGTGATAATGATGTCAGAGGCTTTTAGATGAAGAACCCATTTACACAACACCCGCAATCAGTAGGCGAAACTTATATTCAACACTTGCTGATTGCTTGGAAAGGAACGTATCGTCTTGGATTGTCGGCAGTAATCTTTTTCTTCCACGCAATCTTTCCTTTTCTTCCAATTCCAAAACCATTTGATTTAGATTCAACATCTGACTGGCTAAACTCGATTAGAGCAAGGAGAGAAAATAATGGGAACCCGTAGTTTTATCGGCAAGAGTAATCCGGATAAGTCAATTACTACTATCTACTGCCATTTTGATGGTTATCCTGAACACAATGGCAAGATTCTAATTGATAATTATATCACAGAAGAAATGGTAGATTCTCTTCTTGCCGGTGGAGATATGAGCAGTTTGGGTGTTGTTCCGCATATGTGCGATACATATCGTGCTCGCGGAGAAAGAGGAGTAGATGCTAGAATCTACACCGATTTTGACACAATGTTTAATGGTGGCGTTGACTCTTGGGCAGAATACTTCTACGTTTATGAAGATGGCGTATGGCGTTGTTGGAACAGAAAGAAAGAAATAATTGATCTAACAAAGCTGGAATGATAAATAAGGGCATGTAGTCCAACAGGCAGGAGACAATTGACTTAAAATCAATACAGTGTGGGTTCGAATCCCACCGCGCCCACCGAGAGCACCAAATGAAAGTAATTAAGCTAAGTATAGAATACTATTCAGAACCAAGAAATTGGTTAACAAAAACTTGGATATATTCTAATGGTAATAAGAGAAAAACTTGTAAGGTAAAGATTAGAGAAGTAGATTTATCCAAAGGTCCGTAAACATTGACGGCGATGTACCAGATTTGTAACCTGGAAAACTCAGTTCAACTCTGAGACGGACCTCCAATCCAGAAGTAGCCGAAATTTTGGGTAAGATCACTTTGAATGATCGGATTGAATAGAATCCTCCCTATTAGGTAGGTTAAGAAAGGCTCACCCAGTGAGATTAGTTTTTAACAACGTCAATATATGGCCCCTATAACAAGATAGTTCTTAGCCGCAATCCTGGATGACAAACGAATTATGAGAGTAGCTTATCGCTCTAATTCAATTTGGTAGAACTCCGCGTGTAGCGGAAGATGTAGGTTCAAGTCCTACGAGTGGCCGACAAAGAGAAGCAGGATCACCGTGGTCAAGGTATAATCCGAAATCTCATAATTCGTTCCATAAGGTTTAAGATGAAAGTAATTAAGCTTTTTGTTGACTGTGATTATTTTGGGAAAGAAGAAGTCCCAATTAAATTATGGACAGTAAACGACAAGCCAATAGAGTTTCCAAGACCTTATCTTACCTATCCAGATGGTGAAAAAGTTTATTGGAAGAATGAGAGATACTCCCATCGTGTTTTGACTAGCGGCGAAACTATTTATAGAAAGTAGGGAGGGTCCAATGAATGTTTACACTATTAGCTCAAGTTGATCTATCACACGCGGTTACTGCAACACAAGACATTGATATAAATCAATTAGCGCACCTTAGCGGAGGCAATCCAATGATGCTTCTGGCTTTGGGCGTTGTTGCTGCTTTAGGTGGCAAAAAGGGTTGGGATTGGTTAAAGCAGCGCCAAGAACAACAACACGAACAAAAGATGGCTGAAATTGAAGCACAGAAAGTTTCTGCTTCAACTGGTCACGAACAATGTGTTGCAAAACAACAAACATTGGAAACTCAAGTGTCAGGATTAAAGGGAAAGATTGTTGACATTGAAAACAAAGCTGTCTCTTATCAGAAAGAATCACAAGAACAAATCAAACAACAACAAGAAGCTCTTGAAAACATTGAAGAAGTTGTAAAGAAAACAAAGAAGAAAGTTAAGAAGCTTGAAGAGTTGGCAGAAGAATCAGAAAAGAAGAAGGGTAAATAATCAGTGGAAGAGGAATCTTCTTTACCCGCAGAAGCAACCGAAACCAAATGCGAAATAAAATCTGGTGAAGTGGTATTGCTTATGCCTGGTGGACGTGCTAAGATGCCTGATGGAACTACGAGAGAATCCTTAAAGGATTGCAAGTTTCGTAGTGGTTCATCATTTATACTTTACCACGGAGATAAAACAAATTCTATGATTGCTGTAAAAACTTCTAAACCAAACAAACAAAAGACCTTTCCTGCTGTGGTGGTGCCTACCTCGCCTACACCCGTATACGATGACACCATACCCACGGTAGAAGTCCCAACGAATCAAGCTGTTAAGCAGGTTGGACACAATATAGGATTTGATCCTTTATTTGCAGGAATGATTGGTTTGGCAGGATTGACTGCTGTCGTTGTATCATCTGTTGTAAACTCAGCAAAGCTTAAGAGATCCAAGAACCTTGAGCATATGACTCATCACAACAATAAGAGACAAGAAGAACAGAATAAGTGCAACAGCAATTCCGAAGGTGTTAAGTCTCTTATCGCAATGACAGAAGAAATGGCGGATACAAGTCCAGTATCCAGATTGGAAGTTAAGTCAGATCCAAAGTTTGGTAATAAAGTTGTAGAAATTAATTCTGAATTGGTTAAAATAAATAAAGATCTCAGAAATCTGGAAGACAAACTTACGAAAGTTAAGAATTAAAGAATGTAATCTACTATTTATTACACAATCGTAGGAGGATTGCAATGAACGATAAATTATTAAAGAAATTGGTCCTTGAAACGATCCAAGAAATTTTAGGTGAAGGCGAAGATTCTGATGATCCAAAAGAATTTAAACATCTGGAACGAGATTCTAGTAATCTGGTTGTTCATAAAAATTGCGGAGGTCATTTTAGAGAAATGAGTCTTCACGATGATTGGGAAGGCAGATTAACTTGTGATGAATGTGGAAGTCATATAAAACAAGATATTATACGTTCTTTTAAAAAGAAAACACAAGATAAAGATTAATCTCTTTTAGCCTCCCTTGACACAAAAACCCTCCTCTGCTATAGTTAGTTGTATAGAGAGGAGGGTTCGTTATGTTTGTCGTTTGCAAGAAATGTGGTGTCGAACACGATGCCAGAGATGTCAATAACGGTATTTGCGTTTGGTGTGAACAGAAGGAGAATAGCGAAACCGCTGCACTCCAAAGTTCTCAGCGTTCTCTCTTTATTAAGAGGGTTGACTGGAAATACAAGGCAGGCTATAGTCGCTACAACAAGTGAGGTCCACAGTGAGCTACCGAAGATATTATTATATTACCAAGGATTCAACCCTTTCACAGCTTAAGACATCAATCGAGAATCTTGAAAATCTATTTTCCAGTGAAGCAGAACACGCTGTTTCAACAGATCTGATCGAGGTTGAGGGAATGAATACGATTTCGTGTCCCGCACACTTTGTTCAGTTGATTCACGCAATCAAGCTTCTCAAAGACTTGGAACGTAGAGTTGAAGCTGATGAGTTTGTTTCACTTCAAGGAAAGGAATAGTTTAACGGGGGTGTAAAGGTTTCGACTGGGTAGGATATACGATTATGCAGGACGATGGGCAGCGTGGCATCGTAAAAACGCTGAAATGTTTAATTGCCAACGACAACGTTGCTTTTGATTACGCCGTAGCGGCTTAAATCACGGAGTCTCCAAACACTCTGTAAAACAAGTTTGGATAGGTTGGAGTCTTATCGAAAACAAGATTCATTGGCATTTCTAACTGGTTTTGCCATAAATAAATCAGTATGAAGTCCCTGTAACTCAGGTGTTTTTGCCAAGGGTAGGTTGGGTGCTTGGCTATTCCTGTGAATGAGTAATCGTATTGAGTATTTAGGATAGCGGTTCAATTCCGCTCACCTCCACCAATTTCCCCTCAGCTCCACCAATGAGGAATTATGTATCATCGTTTTAAGAAGGGGATGACAGTTAGTGAATTGATTGAAGATTTGCAAATGATAATTGCCGATCTTTCGTTGAAGAATGAAGATGAAATTGTTTTTGCACAACTTAAAATTTCTACTGAACAGACTTGCCGAAATGACCTCACTTATGATCAAGAAAATCGTTATGATGAAGAAACAGTGTTGGATGAAATCGTTCAATATATTCCTCCGCACGATGTAATCAGATACTTTCTGGATTCAGAAGAAGAAGCAAGAAATTCCGATGATTATTGGGATAGGATGCAAGATTCAAAAAGTGAAATTTGGTCAGAGCTTATTGAAAATCTTCCGAAAGAATTGAGGGATAAGAATGGATTTTGAGAAAAGCATTAGAGCAGTAAACGCTAAACACTTTCGTTGGGTTGAAGGTATGCTTGCACACATCCCAGATAATGGTAATTGGCATACCATCCGAGTAACTCCGCCTGTTGCGGAGAACTGGAATAGTAAAGAAATTAAAGACTGCTTGCCAGATACAGAAGACCCTGCTACAATCGGCTGTATGCTTGACCTTGCTGGTGAACAGTTTGATGTGGATACGTTAATCGATGTTCTGGAAGTATCAGCAACAGATGTAGCGTAAGGAATGTATTATGAGATTTCAAATCATCAGCGATGTTCATACGGAGTTTCACCGTGACGGCGGAAAACACTTTTGTGAGAATGTTCCAGTACTTTCGTCTGTGCTTGTTGTTGCTGGTGATTTTACTATGCATCGGTATATGGTTGATTGTTTCACGACCTTGGCGAACAGATTTGAAAATGTGATCTATGTTCACGGGAATCACGAGTATTATGATGCTCTAAGAGGAGATGTTCATAACACGATGAATAAGCTGACAAAGCGATTGTCCAACTTTTACTGGCTAAATAATAAAGCCATTGAGATTGATGGACAACGCTTTATTGGCGGAACGATGTGGTTTAAGGATGATCCTGACAACGTGATGTATCAAGATCTAATGAATGACTTTACGGTTATTCCTGGATTCCGCAAATGGGTTTACGAAGAGAATCAGAAGACTCTGGATTTCCTTAACAAAGAAATGAAAGCTGGTGATGTGGTTATTACCCACCACGCTCCTTCCGACCTGTCCACCGACAAAAGACACAAAGGAAGCCCGACCAATCGATTCTATGTCTGTGATCAGTCTGAACTAATCAGAGAGAGAAAGCCAAGCTATTGGATTCACGGACATATGCATACACCAGTTGAGTATCCTCTTTACGATACTTGGATTGTTTCTAATCCTTTCGGCTACATTGGACACGAATCAACGCCTGCGATAGAATCGTATGGTAAAGTCCTCGGAGATTAAGAATGTATAGAATTGAGATGTCCAGAAGAAATGAGAGGTTGTTTGGCTTTGCAAAGAGAATGGCAGAGCTTTCCAGCTACGGAAAGTTCCGACACGGAGCCGTTTTGGTTCATCACGGTGTTGTTCTCAATGCTTCCCACAACAAGGATAAGCCTTGTTCGTTTGGAAGTCGTTTTCGTTGCAAGTCTAAGGGTCAAGCAACACTTCACGCAGAACTTGGTGCCATTCTTAATATGCCTCGTGAATCAACCGAAGGTGCAGACGTTTATGTTGTGAGAGTTAATTACGATAATGAATTCAGGAACTCAAAGCCCTGTCCGATGTGTCAGGAAGCAATGAGGTTCTGTGGAATCAAGAGAGTATTTTATTCAACTGAATACGGACACTTTGAAGTGATGAAGCTATGATTATCATCGAATTGGTTATTATAGATGTTGGATACAAAGGCTGGCTTAAAAATGGTAAGCCCCACAGGGACAATCAAAGACCTGCCATTTATTTAAAAGGCAAAAAGTTTTGGTTTGAAAACGGTGGCTTTCTTAAAAAAGAATAACAATGAAAATGATTGAATTGCAAGTTGAAATTCTCAAATACAATAAAACCACGGTTCTTCGATATGAGTGGTTTGGATTAAAGAATCAAGTTAAAAGAATTAGACGCTGGAGAGAGTTGGAGCAATAACAATGAAAACAATTCCCTGCTCTTACAAAGACTGCAACCAAAGACGCATTCACTTTTCCATTCCAGATGAAAACCGTGATCATCAAATGGTTGAGGTGACGGATGATCACGAAGGTGAAGCTTATTGCTCCTTTACCTGTGCGATTATGGATGGCAAAATTAGTGTCAAGTATGATCCGAAGAAAGAGAAATAGTCCAACACAGCTTTGGAAAAAACTCCCAATAAACAGGAATCAAAATGAAGAAGATTACAAAAATTGTTTGTTCAATCAACAAAAAGGCAAACGCAGAAGCTCTAATTCAGTTCCAGTCAGAATTTAACTATTTTGTTTCGCAAGGTATTCCAGCAGAACAAGTCGTGAAAACTTGGAATGATTCGCAAGAGAGTTTCTACAATAAGGTTTATCTTGTTGAAGAATACAGTAAAATTGATTTGGCTTACGCGAAAGAAGAATTTCTAAATAGAAAATAGTTTGAAACTCCAACCGCAAGAAGGAATCAAAATGAAACACAGTAAAGGTCAGTGTCTAATATTCTTGGAAAGTAGATTACCTTGTGAAGATTGTGATCTTGAAGGGCATTCTCCAACCTGTGGTTGGCATAAAGATTGGCACGATTGCAGTTGTGGAGCACTTGACAAAGAAGGAATCAAAATGAATATTGATCAATTCCTGCAAAAAAACCAACTGACACTTATCAAATCATTTCCTGTTCTTTGGAGAGCTTGGGCTTGTGATTCTGAATGGTACTTGACGCAGAACTCAAACGGTGATAAGATTCTTGTCGCAACCGAACACAATTCTCCTTACATCTGCAACCCAGAAGAACTGAAAGAACGAATCGAGTATTATAAAATGATCACAAAAGAATCAGAAGAGATTCTGAAAGAGTTGGAACCAAAATGATTACCATTAAGTTAGCAATCAATGCAGATGGTTCAAAGTATTGGTTTCAAAATGGTAAATATCACAGAGACAACGACCAACCTGCTGTTATCTATGCAGATGGTTCAAAGTATTGGTGTCAAAATGGTAAATATCACAGAGACAACGACCAACCTGTTATGATCCATGCAGATGGTTCAAAGTATTGGTTTCAAAATGGTAAACTCCACAGAGACAACGACCAACCTACTGTTATCCATGCAGATGGTTCAAAGCGTTGGTATCAAAATGATAAATTT